TATAAAGCCATGACAGTAGTAGTTTTTATACTTGGTGTTATTGCTGGTATGCGTATTCATTCACTATTAAATAATAAGTAAGATGAAGATACTTCATATATCAGACACACACAGTTTTCATGAAATGATGCCTGAAGATAGATTCTTAGGTATTGACGTAGTTATACATAGCGGAGATTGTTCTAATCCAAAGAACCCTTATACAAATGAGCATGAGGTAAGACAATTTATCGATTGGTATGCTATGGTTCCTGTACAACACAAGATTTATGTTGCAGGTAATCATGATACATCAATAGAGAAAAGGCTTGTTAAAGCAACTGACTTTGAAGATAAAGGTATTATTTATCTTGAGAATGATAGTGTTAGTATTGATGGTGTTAACTTCTGGGGATCACCACACACACCAACGTTTGGTGACTGGGCTTTTATGAAAGCAAGAGACAAACTAAACAAAGTATGGGAATCAATACCAGATAATACTCATGTCATTATTGTTCATGGTCCACCAAAAAGTGTTAGAGACCTTAGTTATAATCGTGCTGGTGAACTTGAGTTCTGCGGTTGTTCAGCGTTAATGAAACGTTGCTTAGCTTTAAAAGATAATCTCAAGCTTGTAGCCTTTGGACATATCCATAATATGGATGGTATAGAGACTAATCAAGGCGTATCAGAATACTCTATCACGCCTACTATATTCTCGAATGGTGCTTGTGTATATGATGGTAGGTTTAGACAAGGTTTAACTTCTTTTGGTAATATTATAGAACTGACTAAAAATGAGATGTAAACATAACTCAATGCTAAGAGAGTACTATACATCAGATATGTTTAGATGTCATGGATGTAATAAAGTAATGACTGATCAAGAGATAGCAAACAATGATTTACCATATGATCCGGAATGGTGGCATATAGTACTAATGCTGTTAGGAGGTATTGCGCTTATTACAGGTCTTATTATTGGTATCAACAAAGCTTTCTTTAAGCCTGTAACTGTTTACGGTGTTGTATTATCTCATACTGTTACTTCAAATAGAATTGGTGAAGCTACATATCATACGATAGCCCGTTTTGAAGATGGTTACATCCGTGACCTTGATGGCTTAAATGATTATATCAAACCAGTAGGTGCTACTGTTACGCGTGAGTACTACGAACTAAAATAAAAACAGCATGTACAAAGAATTAGAATCATTAGGATTTTTTGAGTGGTTAGATAAGGTTCATAATCTTGTTGATACAGATATGAAACCTGAATATCTTGATAGATTACCTTTAGATGACATTCATAGAACCGTATGTAATGCTATGGTATTTAGATGGTTTAGGGAGGAGCATAATCTTAAATCTTGTATAATGTTTAGACACAATATGGAAGATGATAAAGAGTATTACGATTGGTTAATAAAAGGTCAAGAAGTAATTTATAGACACTTTACCACCTACGAACAAGCAGAGAATGCGTGTATTGATAAACTTATAGAACTAGCTAAACAACAAGACCATGAAACTAAATGAATTAAAGCCTAATACCTTTTACACAGGATATTCAGCTGATGGTTCAGATATCCAGGAGGTTGAAGGTATGTATGTTTCATCATGTGGTAACTTCTGGAGCTCTAAACCTTTTACAAAGCAACAAGAGAAGGCTATGAGGAAGGATGCGTATAAAAGAAGGATAAGAAACCTAATGAACTCAGAGTTTAAACAATAAGATGATGACTGAAGATGAAGTATATAGTGCTATAGAAAACACTATCATAAAATGGGTTATTGACGGTACTAAAACTGCAGGTTCTTTAACTAGAGAGATTATGGTAACAGTAAAAAAGTATAAACCAACTCCTAACCGAGAACATCGTAAGCTTAAAGACGAGTGGGGTAATACCGACTGGCGAGATACGGGTGAGATGGGAGGTTAAATAACAACAACATGGCAAATAAAGAACAAGATGAGTTATTAGACTATGCTTATCCAGATAAGTTATTAGATGAAGATGGATATCCAACTGAAGAAGCTTTAGATTATATTAAAAACTGGAGCTGTGGTTATGTTAATGGTAGTTATGTATTAGGTAAGTATTATAAAAGTCTAGACTTTGCAGACCTTATTGAGTATATCCGATCTATTTGGTATTATGATGATGCTATTGTTTATAAGCATGGTCTTTTAGAGATCCATACACTAGGTTGGTCTGGTAATGAAGATATCATACAAGAACTACGTAACACTACTATGTGGCAGTTTAGACATAAAGCTACACAAACAGGAGGTCACTACTACTTTCGTTTGAATAATAAGAGTAGATATACTTGGGCAGTAAAGAGAGTTAAAGCACTTTGGTAATGGAATCACCTTATTTAATGTTAATCCTTGCTATACTATCAATGGGTATGTTTCTTCCAGCTCCTCCAGGAATCTTTGGAGCTTTGCTGGATTACTATGTTTTTGGTGGTAAAGAAGAAGAACGAAGAAAGCAAAGACTGTTTGAGTTATTGCAAAAACTTGAAGATGATGGTACTGACTTTCATACTGAGCTTAGAAAAGCTAGAAAAGGTGAGAGTAAATACTTCACCGTAAATAATGTTCGACGTAAAAAACAAAAGAAATGAGAGAACAACTAAAAGCCTTGCTTAAGATAGCAGAAGAGATGCGTATGGAAATACGAAAGTATGACACAGAAGATAATCCTTTACCTGCGTCTTCTATTCATGTTGGTAATGTTAGAATATATCGTGATGACAACTCCTGGTTCAATTCTTTTCTTCCGCTTTATACTATTTACTTTTATACAGGTACTAAAAGTAAAGCTAAAATAGTAGTAGATTACAGTGTATATGGACCAGAAGTTGAAGTTTACCATTACTTCTATTTTAACACGCCTCGAATAGATAAGATGGTTGCAGATAACCTAAATGTTGTAGAAGAGCTTAAAAAAGAGCTTGAAAGAATAGTAACTGCTGAAAAACAGGAGAGAATCGCTGAACTTGAAGAAGAGTTAGCTAAACTTAAATCATGATGACATACGAAGAAGCACAAGAGTTATCTCTTATAGTAAAGTGGAAAACATCCACTTGTAGTCAAGGTGAAGAGTGCTGGTGTAGAACTATTGTTCCTGTTGTACCTATTCTATATAGCGAGTATCAAATGATTGATACAGAACAAGAGTATACAGTAGTACGTCCAGGTGAACTTAACCAAGAACTAGCCGAACACTTTGTTAGATTACATAATAATTGGATAGATGACGAAAGAGAATAAATATGGTAAAGTAGTCACTGGGAGTGGTGAACTAGAAATAATAGACTTTGTACAAGCACGTTATCTTGATAATCGTACAATAATAGTTGCTTCATTAGAAGATGGTAGTTATGCTTTACTTGTTGAGAATCCTGAATCATCAGGAAGAAACACAATATCAAAGATGTGGTTAAGTAAAGAAAGTACTGTAGGTTTATTTAGCACTATATCTATGCACTTTGAAGCAAAAGGTATAAACTTGCTTGATGAGTTAAAACAAGCAGTTACTAGTGATGGAAAGATATCTTATGGTATCTCTGACAACCTACAAAAACTAAAAGATGATGACAAAACTAGTAGTTAAACTAAACATTCTGTGGAATATCATAACTAACAAGTATAAGCACTTTGTTGTACTTGATATTAGTGAAGAGCAGATGATCAATCTGTTTTCTGATGAAGACTTTGAAGTTGAAGTAATGTATCATGGACTACAACCTTATGTTGTTCAGAGAATGATTAATCAGTGCTCAACTGTAAAGGATGATATCGATATGATGTTAGATAAAGCACAGTTTGAAGCAGAAGCTGAGTTACATAACCGTAAAAACAAGCCAGATGGTAATCAAACATCAGAAGACTAAAACATTAGTCACAAAACCAAATGGGAGAAGCTCTGATGCAGTTTCTCCCAACTTTATTTATGGGTGTGCAGGTGGTTGTATGACATCATATTGCTATGTTTCAAGGTTTAATCATACAACAGTATACATAAACGATAATATAGATCAGATCTTAATGAGCATTGATCGATGGGTTGAAAGCCAACCATGGCCTAAAGTACCTAATCAGTGTGATGAGAAATACTATACTATTGATATTGGTTGTAGTACTGATATTGCTTTACATCATAAGCACTATGACTGGCAAAGAGTCTTTACATTCTTTAATAACCATCCAAAGCTAAAGAGTACGTTCGCAACAAAGTATCCTAATGTGTTTCCTCTTGATAAGTATTATATCCTTCCTGAAAAGAATCGCATTAGAGTGTCGTTAATGCCTCAGATATACTCTGAGATACTTGAGCCCAAAACAACGCGTATAGATACAAGGATTAAAGCAATAAAGAGTCTGCAGACTAAGTTTGAGGTACATATAAACTTCTCTCCCATTATTATAAGAGAAGATAGTAGTTGGTTGTTTCAATATAGTAGATTATTTAATAAACTACGAGTACGAGGTATTGATTTGCCATCTGAGTGTATTTTTATGACGTACAGTGACATACAAGCAGAACGTAATCAACATACTCCTGAAGGAAGGATTGTAAACGTGTTACTTTATCATCCTGACATACAAGAATACAAAAAATCAGAGTATGGTGGTATAAACTTACGTTATTCAAAAGATGTAAAGCCAGAAGCTATACTTAAGTTTAAAACTGTTTATGGTCAATATCTTGATGTGTCTAATATCAGATATATTTTTTAACTTGCAAATCCATGGAGAACAAAAGAAAAGCTTACACTAAGTTTGCTATAAACTATCTATCAAGTAATACTACGCTGATATATAATCATGTTGCACTTGAAGAATCATCAGGTAATGTATTAGAAGTAAAAGAGTTTGATGATAACGGAGTTAAAGCAGGCTGGATGCCAAGCACTTTGCCAGGTGAGATATCAAGTACTTGTGGAGCAAACTTTGCATTAAATCCACATCTTCATAATGAGATAACTGCTGAGCATTTTTGGGCAGTTTATGAACGAGTAGCAACAAAGCTACTATTATTAGCTATAAGTAATGAATAGATTAAACAGAATCAAGTTCACAGTAAAAGGATGGTACTACAGGCTTAGTTACAAGGCAAGTAACTTAATCTATTGGTTACCAAAAGTATATAACCTTGGTGATTGGGACTACTATTACTTTGAGAAGTTTACTGTGTTTCAGTTAGACAGAATGATACTAAAGTTTACTGACTTTAATAAGTTTTGTGGCGAACATCACACTTATGATCTAAATCGAATGAAGTTAGCTCGTGAGTTACTTAATAGAGTTAATTCAAACTACTATGTTGATGAGTTAGATAAGTACTATGGTGCTGACTATGACCTTGATCAAAGAGGTTTGTTTACAAGAACAACAACCTTTGATAATCTTGGAGAATACTTTGATAAACATCCAAGAGCATATAAGCATGTGCTTTATCATCTTAAACGTATTGGTAGAAAAGTAACAGAAGATGATCGTTATCTTATAGGAACACTACTAAGTGAAAGATTAACTGATGAAGCTCGGATGTTAGCTTATAAGATTATTGCTATACACTCACCAAGATGGTGGTTTTAACAACATGATATGAAGAAATCAAAGATAGTATTACTAAACGATGAGTTTAGAGAGCTCATGGAGAAGTCTATAGTTGACGATGGTGAAATACTACCAACTATTGGTATCATTGCTGAGAAGATTAATGAGACTGATGAGAAAGCCAGGGATCATCTAATGATTTGTCCTTTACCATCTAGTTTACTAAAGAGTGATGAGACAAAACTGTTCTTAATGGAAGATATACTTCCAAAGATAGGACAACAGTTGTTAAAAGGAGACTTTACTCTTGTTGGTTGTGTGTTTGCATACCTTGGTATGGTTAGAACAATATCAAAAGAAGATGTTGAGAAGCTAAACAAGAGAGATGAAGACATTACTTTAGAGGACATGAAAGATGTCAAACCAAAAGAGATATTATTCTTCCACTACGAGTCGGATGAAGACAATATGATTACAGCGTTTAATGTTTCCAGAAAAGGTAAAGCAGTAAACGAAGCGGGCGAGCTAATTGATATCGTCAAACTGACAAAGAACCATAAGCTATCTGCAAAAACTGCAGATGAAGTAGCACTTGGTGGTCCACTTAGTCGTATTTACAAAAAACTAAAACAAAGTATTTAATATGGGTATACTAGATTTTTTCAAATCTCGTGGTCTTATCCACGACCTAAAAGAAGAACTAGCTCAAGCAAGAGTAGAGCTAGATAAACGCCAAGAGGCAATCAATAAGACAAACGCTTACTGGAAAAGAGTAGTAAGTGAACTAAAGCGTAAAAAATAGTTACTGGTATAGCTCTATAGTCCATTGCTTGTTTATTATAGGCTTTTTTGGTAAAAAGTAACATATATATTTGCATTACTTACTATGCCTATATATGATTTATCAGATGCCCAACGGGAAGATTATTGAAATGTCAACAGAACAGTTCTGTGATATGACTGACGATGACTTCCAAGACTTAATGGCAAACAACTACGGAGAAGAGGTAGAGGATCCATGGTTTGGATCAGTATTGACTAGCACGAAGTCCTACCCCGATATACCAGATATCGAAGATTTAACGCAACTATCATTTGAAGATAAGATCAAACCAACCGATCTTGACTTACCTGATATTGCGGAAGATTAAGGTTAATGATTCATACGTTTTTTTATAATCCTGTCTGGTTTTACTGGGCAGGATTTTTTTTGTATTGTATATAACTTAAACTAATAAATAACATGTCAACACAAGTAACAGTATCTGCAGACGAGTTTGGTAATATTATCAACATGTCTCCAAACAATCCAGAGTATGGCTTTGTAATCGTAAAGCAACATGCTCACACCATTAGCGATAATGGATGGTTAAGATTATCAAAGCGTTCAGCTTTAATCAAAGGTTTAATCAGTGACTTAGTTGCTGCTAACTTTAAGCCAAACCAAACCCTTCCGGGACGTATTATTGTTAAAGAATCTTTGGAACCATTTAATCCAGAGAATCCAGATCAGCACTTAAAGATTGCTGGTACAACAGGAGTAGTTTGTAATATTGGTGGAGAGCCTATCTATAGAGATACTTTCTATGTTAATGATCCAAACGCTCAAGATGTATTGGTAATGCATGATGAAGACTGTTCAGAAGCTATTCGTAATGCTATAAAGGCAGAACGTATTGTTGCTGATAAGTTTATCTCAAAAACTAATAGCGTCGAAGAGTTCGAGAAAGAAGCAGTATTATAATAAGCAGTAGTATTTTGTAGTTTAAGGGAGGGTCAAAGCGGCTCTCCCTTTTTTGTTTATCTTAAATAATTCACACATGAAAAAGCTAGAAATCGTGAGTGCAAACAAGAACGGTATTGTTATATACCGAGTTGGTGCCACAAACTTCACAAGCATTCCGTATCATTACACGGAAGAATCTAACCAACCAGTTAGAAAAGAAAGCAAAACACGAGTATATCGTGAGTTTACAACCGAACAACAAAAGCTGTATAAGCGTGTTGTTTATGGTTTATCGTCTTTTCATACAGAAGAGATAGAACACATGAGTAAAAGAGAAAAGCAAAGTGTTAATGTTGCTTTCCGAGACGCTCAAAAGATTATTACTCAGTTCAAAAACAGAAAGACAAACAAGTACTTACGTACTTTACTTGTTGCCTGGTTCCCAAACTCTGAGTTTGTAAAAGAGTTTACCTCTGATAAGAAAAGTGATTTAGCTACTCCTAGCAAGGTGAGCTTTAAAGAACTTGGTATTGATAAGTATGCAATCGCAAAGGTATTAGTACATGAAGAGATATTACCTCAAAACTTCTTTGCTTTATGATCCCAAAACAAAAGTTATGTAATGGGTGTAATCAACTGAAAGTAATATGGAAGGCTCATGGAAAAGAGAAGTACTGCAAAGACTGCTGGTATTCTATTGAGCGTCCAAAAGCTTTGGCAAAACCAACAAGTAAGCCAAATCCTGTATCAAAAAAGATGAGTAAGACAATGTCGGAGTATGAGCGTAAACGTGTAGCGTTCTTTGCTCTTCATCCGTTTTGTCAAGCTCGTCTTGCAGGGTGTACTATTGGTGCTGCACAGATACATCATAAAGCAGGTAGAGGTGAAAACCACAATAACATGAGTACCTGGCTTGGAGTATGCGCTTCTTGCCATGAGTATATTGAGCTTCATCCTAACGAAGCAAAGGAGTTAGGCTTTTCAATCAACCGTTTAGATAAAGAATAATGTCGCATCCATTACATCACGCAATAAGCTCTCAGAAAAAACATGGGGGTGAGATAGAAGACTATCTACCATTGCACAATTGGTTTGATGAAACCAAACAACATTATCCAGATATGAGACATAGGGCTCTTAGACATCACTCAGAAGGCATCTTCTGGGCTGAGAAAGAGTTTGGTGTATTTATCGTTAATTCAGACGGTAAGATGGTGCCAACAAGAGTTCTTGGTGAGCAGCATATCATGGAGGATCTTGGTTTCATACCAACTATAAAGGATTACTTAGATCTTATGGATCCTGCAGTTTGGTTGTATAAACCAGGCGAGGGTAGAAAACTAGTTAGAGACATTCGAGATCAAAAACTTGATCATGTCAAAACAGTTTAAACCTCTTTGTCAAGAACTAAAGGTTTAGTATGCTTACGTTCAGCACGAACAATAGTAGACTTTGAAAACTTAGACAAAGTAGCTCCTAAAGAAGAGCAAAGTAATAGTAGAGCAAGTATTAGATTTATCATAGAAGTGTTGTATTATCTTAAGAAAGATACGGCATAAAACTGGATAAAACTAATACTTGTTGTATTTTACCAAGAAGTTAATAATAGTTATTAGTATATTACAAAAAACATAAAAACATGAAAGTTGTCGAAGATACATTTGCTCAGTTACCTGAGAAAGAAAAAGTAAAACTAGTAAGAGAGTGGTGTGAAAAACAAGTAGATGAAGGATTAACAGTTTCAGTTGAATGGGATGGTGGTAATGACTCGGGTTGCGTTAACTGGTCTGGTGATTCAGAAGAGAATATCTTTACAGACTTCCTTGTTGATCAAGTATATGATGAGTTAGATTATGGTTCTTGGGCAGGAGATTTCTCAGCTTCAGGTACTATGACTTATAATAAAGAGCAGAAAGCATTGGTAGGTCAAGACTATTATTCAGAAACCGAATACGTTGCTTTTGAAGAGCCTGTTAAACTAGTTGTACCTGAGAAATATTACTTTGATCAGATTAACTGTAGTGTTAGCGGACATGATCAGTATGATGGTGGTAATATTACCATTGAAGCCTTTGTAACAAACGGTTTTGTTGATCCTGAGTTAGAACAGTATCTAAAAGAAAAAGAGACTGAGATTGCAACCCTTATAAACGATAAGATTAGATCTATTGATATTGGGGGTAACGAGTTCTTAGGTATTGATAGTGCAGATAGCTATACAAGAGAAGACTTTGAAGAGTCAGAAGGCTTACTATCTGTAACTATGGAGATTCATTACAGAGAAGACTCTGTGCTAGAAAAAGATGTTTCATTAAACTTAAACGAAGAAGAATATGGAGATTAATAATCCAAAGTATGATCAGCTGACATACACTGTATCAGCTTACCGTAACTTTACGCTAACCGAAGCATTACGTCTTTGGAAAGCAAAGTATCCTGAGTTTGTTGACTTTAAAAAAGACGTCATAAAGCATAAATCTATTGAGGATTTTGGTAACTTTGTAGAAGAGTTATGGGATGATATTCAAGAGGTTACAATCCAAGAAGCGTTTGCAGAAAACAACCTTGAGAGACGTCGTGTATACTTTGATGCCATTGGTATCCGTAAGTTGTTTAAGGAGTTAGATCCTGAGTTACTTAATAGAGAAGTAATAAACAAAAAGCGTATTGCTTGGGACGATGATAACAAGCAGTTTGAGCGTGAGTTTGAAGATGTATACGAGTTATACAAGATTGATGCTAAAAAGATAGCACCTACTGATCCAGATAGTCATAATGCTGGTTGGATGTCAAGACGTTTGTTTAATAACACTGATATCTATGCTGTTAGATGTTGGTGTACAACAACAAACAGAGAGTACTGGATATATGTACCAGAAGCAGCATTTGATAGACATCCACTGTCACGAAGAGAAGAACTAGGCAATATTAATTATGATGCTATACAAGCCATTGCTTGGACTATACGCATCGATGTTACTAATCCTGAACGAATCTATCGTCAAGGTGATATTATTGTTGTAAAGCTTGCAGAAAACAGTGAGAAGACATGGTCTAGACACTTGACAAAAGAGCAGTACTTAGAGTTAATGTATTCAGAAACCTAGTAAATAAATAATCATGAGCGAAGTAAAAAAAGCAAAGCGTATCGTCCTGGGAGAAGGAGAGATCGTAGGTCACAAGCACATCTTAGAGTGTGAAACTGATATCGAGTATCAACAAAGTAATGATGCTCTCTCATTTGAGTTGAAATCAATGGGTATATTAACTCATGATGAGCATGCTCGTATGGTATTTCCTGCGGGTAAGTACGTTAGTTACAATCAGGTAGAGTACGATCCATTCAGTGGATCTATTACAAGAGTTTATGACTAGAGATCAGATACAGAAAGAAGCGTTAGATACGATAGTAAAACATAAACGGTGTACTGCAGCATTATCAATGGGGGTCGGAAAGACTCTCATTGGCTTGCAGTATCTTGACTCTATAAAGAACGATACACTGTATCCTTATAAGGTTCTTATTGTTGCTCCAAAGGTTAGTATCTATAAAAGCTGGATGGATGATGCAGTAAAGTTTAAGTTAGAGCATGTTCTTAGTTCAGCTACTTTCTCTACCTACATCTCTTTATCAAAGCATGATCCAGCAAACTACGATATCGTCATTCTTGATGAGTGTCATAGTTTATTGTATACACATCAGAAGTTTTTAACACAATACAAAGGTCGTATCCTAGGTTTAACTGGTACACCTCCAAGGTATAAGAAGTCTGAGAAGCATGTAATGGTTGCATCTTATTGCCCGGTAGTATATACTTACACGACTGATACTGCAGTTGAAGATAACATTCTTAATGATTACAGGATATTTGTACATAAGCTTCCGCTAAGTACGTCAAGTGATATCCCTGTGAACATGAAAGGTAGGAACTTCTTTACATCTGAGAATCAATCATATGCTTACTGGACAAAAAGATTAGCAGCAGCACCATCAAAAAAGATGGAGCAGATCTGTGCTGTAATGAGAATGCGTGTATTAATGGACTTTAAGACAAAAGAACGTTATGCAGAGTACTTACTAAAGGGTATTAAGGATAAGTGTATTATCTTTTGCAATACTCAAGAACAATCAGATCGATTGTGTCCTCACTCATATCATAGTGGGAACCAATACTCTGATCTACATCTTGCCGCCTTTAAGAAAGGGACGATTAAGCAGCTAAGTTGTGTAGCACAGTTATCTGAAGGGGTAACGATCCCTGACTTAAAGTGTGGTATTATTATGCATGCATTTGGTAATGAGCGTAAGTCAAACCAGAGAATAGGTCGTATGTTACGACTTAATCCTGATGAAACTGCAGTTGTTCATATCTTGTGTTATTCAGGTACAAAAGATGAAGACTGGGTAGAGGAAGCTCTAAAGGATTTAGATCCAACAAAAATCACATATCACACCATAGGAGTATCATGAGACTATATGTAGGAAAAATGATTAAGAAGGGTGATGTCTTTCAACCGTTGACCAATCAGGACAAAGCTTTATACAATCAGTTTAAAGACAATGTTCCTGATGGTTCAATGATTGAGATCACCATGCAAGTATATGATCCAAATGCTACTTTAGCACAGATCAGTAAGATACATGCAATGTGCAGGGAACTCGCTAATCATGGCGGGCACACCTTTGATGAAATGAAATACTACGTTAAAGACAGAGCTGGTCTAATAATAAAGACTGAAGGACAACACATTGTCAAAAGCTTTGGTGACTGTAGTAGATCAGAACTTAGTGATGTTATCCAAGCAGCTATTGTGCTGGGGGAACAGATGGGCTGTCCTGTTCACTAAGGTCAGAGTATGTTACAAGATTCTTTTCGATAGCAACCTCTTCAATATGTTTTACTAAAGAAGCAATCGTTACATAAGCAGCCATCCATGGTTCGTTTGTGAATGTATTTTCAGCGATTGCTTTATGTAGTTCAGTTATTTGCTCTGGAGTCTTATCTGCAATGATAAAGCCCATAGTAGTGAATAACTGTTGAACAAACCCTGTGCCTATAGTAATAGGTACTTGTGTGTTTGGAGGTAATACTGGAACGCCTTGTGACATAGTGTTTTAGTTTTTTTACAAAGATAACAAGAATTATGAGTTCACAAGCAGTTGATCTACAACAGATTCAAGAAAAGCTTATTGATAAGCTAAGAGATTCTGGATGGGCAGATAAGTTAAAGACCTTTGTTATGTCATCTGAGTTTACTGAAGTGTTACAAACACTAAGTTCAATGAAAGATGATGGCAAACGGTTTACTCCACCCTTGAAGCATATCTTTTCTGCTTTCGAGGATTGTCCTTACAGAGATCTAAAAGTAGTTATTATAGGACAAGATCCTTATCCACAGTTAGGAGTAGCTGATGGTAAAGCTTTCTCTTGTTCTATTACAAAAGAGTTACAACCTAGTCTTAAATACATCTTTGGTGCTATTGAAAAGACTGTACACCAAGAGTTTCCAACATATCAAGATCCAGATCTTACTCGTTGGGCAAATCAAGGCGTATTGTTACTAAACACGGCGTTAACAACAGAAGTTGGTAAGATAGGTACACACTATGATGTGTGGCAAAAGTTTATAGTATATGTAGTTGATACCTTATCATGGTATAATCCTGGTTTAATCTGGGTATTCATGGGTAAACAAGCTTTAGAGCTTGAAGCCTTAGTTAGTAGTAATCATTATAAGTTTTCAGTATCCCATCCTGCATCAGCAGCTTATCAAAAAGCATCTGAGTGGGACTGTCAAGATGTGTTTAACAAGATTAATGAAATAATAGAAGCCAATAACGGCAAGGATCAAACAATCAAATGGTAATATGAAAAAAGTAGAAGTACACATTAGTGCATTACTTCAGCTATTAAGCGAAGGTTATGCATGGTTAGAGTCAGAGAACGAAGGTTTTGGTTCTATTGAGTCCCATCTTAATGCATCTGAGAACGAGATTGCTATAATCAGAAAGCATCCTTTACTAGAAAATGCTGAACCAAACTTCATGCGCTTTATCCTTATTGATGATATATCAGATAAAGAAGCCCATAGCATTTTAGAAAAAGAGGTTGAGAAGAAGCGTGAGCGTAAACCAAAGCAGTTTGATGAGCCAACAAATGTAACTCAATCAGACATGTTCCAGGTTGAAGAATCATCTGTTGAAGAGTTAAATGCGTTTATCAATATTTAATAACTAATAAATAATAACAACAATGTCAGTACAAAAAGCAAAGTCATTAGCAAGAAACAAGACTCAAGAGGTAAGAACTATCACTACTTCTTTAATGAACAAAGAAGAAGTGTTCAAGACTCTAGCATTAGCAGAGTCATCTCAGTTACCAGTATTATTAGAGGGTCGTCCTGGTGTTGGTAAGACCAAGACTGTAGTAGAGTATGCAAAAGCATGGTTGATTGAGAATAAGTTAGCAACTGCTGAAAACTTTATGTCAAAGATCTATATCTTAGAGACTGATGAGGGTACTAAGCAATCAGAAGTGAAGGGTATGCCAGACTTAGAAGCGTTGTTTACAAACAATAAGTATGAACTTAATGCTCCTATTACTGAGGCTGAGATCATCATCATTAACGAGGTAGATAAAGCTAGTTCTGGTATCCGTAACTCTTTGTTGGGTATTATGAACGAGCGTTTCTTATTTAACGGTAAGAACAAAGTACCATGCAAGTGGAAGTTGTTTGTTGCAACTTGTAATGAGATTCCAAAAGACGAGATTAACTCACCTTTCTGGGATCGTTTCATGATCAAGATGCAAGTATCTCGTATCTCTGCGGGTGATATGGTTAAGTATCATAGCAAAGGTGGTAAAGACTATATTCAAAACATCAGTCTTAACATCCCTAACTCACAAGAGTTAAAAGATGTTGTGTTATCACCAAGCCGCATCGAGAAGTTTATCGAGGTATCTTATGACAAGACAACTGACCGTACTTTAACCTTTGTTCCTCGTCTTGCAGCAGGTATTCACTATATCTGGGATGTTAGTCTTGACAAAGCTTTAGTTAAGTTAGCTGAGATGATGGTTGATAAAGCAGCTAGTACTCGTCTTAATGACATGCTTACATCAATGGAGATGAAGATCATCATGTCTAAGATTGATATGCTCAAGTCTTATCATGATCAAACTAGTTTATCTCTTGCTGTAAAAGAGATCGAAGATCTAACAGCAACTTATATCTCAAACGGTAAACTTGCAGATGATGATGCTCAAACTATTGATGCTACAATGACTATTGTACTTGAGAACCACGTTCTTGCTAATCAAGATGAAGCAGAAGAGGAATTAGCATCAGAGATCTTAAGTGAGATTGAAGGAGATATGAGTGAGTCAAGCATGCCTTTATCTGGTACTATTCAATACAGTACTTACACAACGTCTACATCACCTGCAGACACTAATGTAGATCCATTCTAAATAAGAGAAAGCCATGGCTAAGAAACAGTATAAAAACGTGTTTACAATCATGGAGAAAGTAAAGAAGGGGGAGCTAGATTTTTCTGGCTCTTCCCGATTTACAAGTATCATTGGTTCGTATAAAAAACCTGAGTTAGTTGAGCCATATATTCACTATATAGATGCTTATCGATTAAATGAGTTTGTAAAGAAAGGTTTTATCCCTGGTTATACAAGTAGTGGAAGTAATCATGGTGCTCTTATACAGACAGCAGAAAAGATTGTCAAGATGAAAGGGCGTGAGAACTGGAACTTTTCAGTTGAAGAAATGACTGAAGCGTATCAATCAATACCTTCATCACTAAAGAACGATATCTTTAATATGTTTAACAAACCTATTGATAAGATTGACTTCAAAGCTCGTAATGAAAAGAATCAGATGCGTTACAAACTTCTTGAGTTAGCAAATGATCCAAGCTTAAAGATCTTAACTGAAGGTTCTAATGTTAAGTCTGGTATGTTTACTCAAAGTATGATGACATATCTTACTTACTTTATGTTAAGACTAAAGAAGCAGGATCCTGATGCTCATGAAGAGATGAAAAACCAAATGAATCAATCTGATGGTGATGGTGATGAAAACCAAGATGGAGAGCAAGATGATCAAGCTCAAGGTCAAAGTGGTTCTGGAAAAGGTTCTGGAAAAGACCAGAAGAAGATGGAGAAAGCTATTGATAAAGCTTTAAAGCAAACTAGAGATAAGTTAGAGGAAGAGATGCATGATGCAGCTCAAAACATCAATGAACTAACTGAAAATATTGGTGACGAAGAGCTTGAAGAAGCTTGGAATAAAAACACTGGTATTGGCAGTATGACTAAGCATGAGATAGAAAGAGCAATTGAGTCTCTAAAGAAAATCAAGATGAATGATTCTGTACTAAAGAACAACATCAAGATGATCTTAGATAAGTCAAAGAATTACTTCTCAGGGCAAGAACGCATTACACATGAGTCTTTGTTCGAGTCAGGTAACTTTGATGGCTTAGAAGAGTACGCAATGCTTCATCCAAAGCTTAGAAACATATTTCCAGAAGATATTACAACAAGAAACGTTGAGCGTAAAGGTAAGATTAACCTTTACATCGATATATCTGGTTCGATGTCTGAAGGATGTGGTGTTAAAGACGTTGATGGAAGAGGGTTGACTAAACTTGAGTTTGCAAAAGCTATTGCTCTTGTAATGAAAAAGAACAACATGCTTAATAAGCTTTATTCTTTTAACCAAGATGTGCATGCTCTAAAGACAACAGATTTTGCTATTGCATCTTTAGATGATATGGGTGGTACAAGTATTACAAAAGTAGTAAACCATATTATTAAATCACAAGAGAATAGTTTGATACTCACTGACGCAGAAGATCGCTGCAGTGTCTATACAGATAAAGCTTTCTTCTTGGGTGTTAAAGGTAGTATGTTTAACTACTTTAATGATCAAGTACTAGAGCAGTATCATGCTAAACAAATGTCTGTCTTTGATGGTAACAGAATCTTATCAGTAGATAAAAGAGGTTACGTAATTAAAGATTAAGCTTTGTTCCAATCATAAACATATAACTGTTAGGTCTAATGCTCTGCTCACTAAAAGCGAGTGTTAGACCACAGTTAAGTTTAAAACGTTTAGTTAGATTAAGATCAAAACTAGATCCTGTCATGGCGTTGAATGTTGGAGTTATATCAACGCCTGTCTCTGATGCAACAACTGGAAAAGCTGATGCTGTAATTGTTGGAGCTATTGATACTCTTTTACTAAGTACAATAGGTTTACTATAGAAAATAAGCAAGCTGCTGCTTACTGTGTTCATCGCATAACTAATAGTTTCGTTTATACCAAAGATGCCTTTATTGTTCTTTAAAGGTTTGATATAAGCAGCAGTAGCAAATGCTACATAGTTTCCTGATAAGTAAACTCCTGTAATACCGTAGTTTGTTATATGAGATAACTGACCTTTTGCAAAGTTCATCTTTGTATATCTACCAGATAAAGCAAACTGATTAAAGGTAGACCAGATCATACTAGTAACACCCCATGAGTCTGCTCCCGTCATTGAAGACTGAGACATACCAACAGATATTATCTGAGAAAAACTATTATCATCAGATAATAGAGAAGTAAGATCAGAGTTATATAAGATAGGATTAACACGGGCACTGGATTTGGCAGAGCTCTTACTACTTTTCTTATCTTCACTTTTTTTCTCAGACTTGGACTCACTCTTACTTTCTTCTTTGCTTTCTGACTTTGACTCATTACTTGATTCGCTTTTGGTTTCACTCTTTGTTTCAGATGAAGAGCTTGAACTACTACTTTCTGAAGAACTAGATGATGAACTAGATGATGATGAACTACTAGTACTTGTTGCACTCGGTGCTGGAGTACTACTTGCTGCAGAAGATGCAGCTGCGGATGCAGCAGAACTAGCTGTTGATGTAGCAGCTGAAGTTGCAGAACTTGTTGCTGCACTAGTAGCAGCACTTGTCGCCGCAGATGTTGCAGCGGCAGTAGCAGCAGCGGTTGCACTTGCAGTTGCTTGATTAACTGCTGCACTAACTGCAGTATTAACTGTCTGTGTTACTACTTGATTTACTACTTGTTGTGTTTCAGGACATGGATATGCTGTTGTCAACATATTTAACCATGCTGTTAAAGCACCTGTAGTTATATCGTTTGCTGTAACTACTTTGTATTGACCTCTGTAAACAACAGTAACTGACCCACTTGCGATAGGTACAGTTACCGTTAATACTTTTCCTGAACAAGGATCAACATATGTTTGTGACAACACTTGAGCATTGCTCGTGTTCCACAATAATAACAACATGATAATCCCTAACCATTTCACTACTTCGGTTCAATCTTTATAGTTGAATCAACAGAAACTTGAAAACGCTTTAACTTAAGCATCTCATCTTGATAGTCCCATTTGGCTTCAAGAGCTTTAATCTTTTGACGTGCCTTAATCTTTGTACGTACCTTAAGAATCTTACCCTCAAGCTTTGAAAGTTTTACATAACGTTTCGCAGGGTCAGTCTCTGTTAACTTAACAATCTCCATCTGATGTTCTAGATTAGAGATACGTGTTTGATACATTGGTATCTTAGCACCTTCGTAAATCCTGTAAGCAGGATAAATACTAGCAGCAAGTGCAATACTGCCAGCAATGATTAGTTTTTCTAACATGGTTGGTTTATTTAGTGAAAATCTTCTTCTTTATCATCCGTACCACAATCTTACTAGCAGCGTTTTCAAGCGCTTTCTTAGTTGTCGTGCCAATCGTGGATTGATTAAACTTAATATCAGCAAAGTTACCATCGTTCATTAGTGTTGCTTCTCTTGTAGTCTTTGCCTCTCCTAATCCGGAACCAGTAAAGTACTCACCAGTCTCTGCATTAACAAACTTAACTTGCAAACCCATACGAGTTACAACTGTCTGTTTTACACCGTCTTTCAAAGATAATGATTCATCTTCAGAAACGGAAAAATCATAGACCTCAATATACACAAAGTACTGAGCTAACTTAATCTTACCTCTACCGTCAAGCTTATTTTCTGTTATACCAGACTGACTTGCTTGGAACTGTTTGACCATTCTGTTTTTTATCTCAGCTTTGTCTTCAGTAAAAGTAAACCGGTTAGTCTCTTCAAGGTATTCAACAACTATATTAGTGACGCCAAGACCCACTCTTTTGTCCTTGAGTTCTGGATAAGCAGCATAGACGTCTTCGTTAATACCAAGAGATAAAAGTTGGATGGGTATTTTAGGGCCTTCATAGTCCATTAATGAATCTATGTTGATCTTCTTTTCGAATGAAGCTGTATAAGCTTCTGTCTTTGTACTAGCAATCTGTGCTTCTGTCTTATGACTGGAAGCTAGAAATAATATAATACAAGCACTTAAGAATATGCTTAGCTTTTTCATACAGTTGTTTCATCATCTTTTATTTTACCACACTTAAGACACTCTTCATCACCGTCACCATCTGAGTCACCCCAAACATGTTCACACTGGCGATGAGCAAAGTATACATCAATCTTACCATCACCATCAATATCTAAGCCATCCATAACACCATCACCGTCCTCATCGATCTCGGTACCTGTTTGTTTTGCTTCTGATTTTGGTAGTGTATCTACTGATTCAGCAGGTTTAGTAAACTCTGCTGATGGATTCATTGGTGTTGGAGCAGCCATATCAGCTGTATTAGATAAAGACGTACCGTCCTCCTCATCCATTTTTTGGACTAGCATCTTATCCTTATCAGTATCAGAAAACCAATAGTCGATAATCTTACCATAAGAACCAATAAATGCACCAAGTAACAAGAGTAACAACTCTTTCCACTCACCTGCAATAGCAGTGTTCTGACCAATTGCCAGGAAAATCCCACCAATGATCAGCATAAAACCACCAAGAACGATAGCTGTTATCAACCATCGTCTTGTCATCATCTGATTTAACAGGTCTTTAAACCCTGTAGCTTGCGAGTTATCCATTACCAGGCTGGAGCTTTTTCCAACTCTTCTTTAGCAGTAGGAGCTTTTGGCTTTGGTGCCGGAGCTGATTGAGCTGCAGGAGCTGTCTTGTTTACAATAATAGTTTTAGCTGCAGGTGCAGGAGCCGCTGCTGCTTGGTTAATGTTAATTACTGGAGCTGGTGCTGAAGTAGCTTGTGGAGCTTCTTCTTTCTCTCCTGTGATTAACTTAGTTACATAACCAGCAACACCAAGTACAACTGTACTAACTGCTGTGATGATGATTCCTTTTACTGAGGATTGTCCTCCTTCTGTTTCTTCTGCCATCTTGTTTATCGTTTAATTATTATAGGTTTTCTTGTTGATACACCAGCTACGTCTGTTAGTGTTAAGTCATATAGACCGTCTGGTAAGTCGCTAAAGTCATAGATTCTTGTAGTAATCTCTGTCTCAGCTGTTAAAGGTAAAGACTTTACTGGCTCAATAGCAGCAAAAGAATATACTTGTACTGAGTACTTAGCTCCTGGAGTAATAGCAAATAGTGCTGTAACCTTACCTCCAGTTGATGTTGCGCTTAATATTTCTGTTGATGTTGATTTTGCACCTAGATTTATTGGAGCATTCTCAAACTCTTCAAGATCAGAACATGCAAAAGCAATAGTTAAGATCAGTAATAATACTAATGTGTTTTTCATATGGGTTAGGTATTAAAAGTTGTTGTATCCTGTAATCTTGATAGTATCAGCGTTTAGTGTAATACCTAACTGAGAACCTGTGCTTGATGAAGCATCCATTACAGGACTTACTTTAATCAAGGTATTCATATCTAGACCATTTGTCAAAGCTTTAAACTTAAGCTTGAATGGTATTAGCTCTCCTGTAACAGATGAGTTTAACGCCTTATCTAAAGCACCAAAGCGAATAGTACCAGGTTTTGTATTATCTGCAAAAGCATACCATGTATTTGGCATCTCATTCATGATCTCTTCAAACTGAATACTAGCAGGATTGTACTTAAACTCAAACTGAAGACCGGATAACTTATTACCGTTTGTGTTTACCTTTATTGGTATCTCAATAGTATTAGATGTTAGAGTCTGGTTAGCAAGACTAACATTGATCTTTGATACAGCAACTGTTCTATTCATTGTCTTGTTTAAAGATACAACAGCGTTTGTTGCAATAGAACCGTTTATAACCATCTGAGATGAGTGTGAACGATTGATATCTCCTGGGATTAAGAACTTAAGCTTTAAGGGCTTATTCTGCCCTATAAGACCAGTTCTAAAAGTAACATAACTGTTTGTAATGTCTTTCCAGTTTGTTGTTGTCAACGCATTGAATGTACTATCTGTAAACGTTGGTACTGACATATACTGATCTGTACCTGCAGTGTACTGAGTTGGTAATGTAACTAACTTATCAACACCAACAACTTGAGAGTATAGTTTAGTTAAGTCACCACCGTCAAATACTTTGTTTCTATTAACGTCTGCAGCTAGATATCCAGCACCAGTGATGATAGATTCTCCTTTGAAGGTTCCGTCTAAGTTTTGTTTTACATACTCTGCTTGAGCTGTAGTATAATCAGAGACAGTAACAGCAGCATTATATAAGTTATACATGCTATCCATGTTAACCATCATCATGACCTTATAGTCAGTATTAGGTTCTAGTCTTGACTGATCGATATTTATAGTTCCATTACTTGTTGCATCAGCAGTAATACCGATATTTGTTGTAGTATTAATAAACACTACACGATGTAATGTAAAAGCATCAATGTTACTGTTTGTTTCTATAGTTGCGTTAACATACTTAGTTGCTGTAGGATCAAGATAGATAACACTTGTTAAAGGTATTGTCATCTCTGTGGCACCAGTAGAACCATCTTGATTAAATGCTGCAGCAAAGTTCATCTTAATAGGATCCCATGCATACCCTGGAGCTGTAGTCTTTAACTTAAACTTAAGACGTATTAAATCGTCATAGTTGTCATAAGGCATACCGTTTGGTGTAGCCCAGTTTAAATAGACCCTAAGAATAGTTTTAGGTCCACCAGCCGTAAAAGAATAAGCAGAATTACTATAATTACTATTACCGTTTGCAGTGGTATTCTGTTGTGAAGATACCCACGTATACCCAGGATAAGTATACCAGTCCATAGTAATACTAGAACCGTAAGGAAGTATCCCACCGTTGCCACCTGTTCCCGTATTTGTAACATCAAGTAGCTCAAACGCTGTGTTTTGATACTCAAAGTCGAAATAAAGTGATCTAGCAGTTGTGTTACCATTACCTTTTGCTTTTACAGTTACTATAAAATCGTCTCCTTTATTAATAACAGTACCAACAGTATTTGTTGAAGTGGAATCGTTGTGTAATCTTAGTTGTATATTGTTCTGACTATAAGATGTATAACTCACAAAGAGTATAAAAAACAAAAGAAGCTTCTTCATTATAATAGTTTTTTGATTAGTGTATCACAAGATTTTTTCAGGGCTGATGATAGATTAGTTTGGTTAAACTTACCACCTTCATCTATTACTAGTGCAGCCATTGATATCTCCTCAGCAGACTCTTCGACTATAACAGTCTTCTTTACTTTGTCATCTTCTATTAACTTACCTTTCATCCGTATAACTACAGCATCTGTATTACGATGAAACACAGATAAGTTAGACTGAGTCTTTAATACATCAAGATAAACTATCTCGATCTCAATCTTCTTACTAGCATAAGGATTAATAACATACTCCTGTTCTTGTAAGAACTCTTCCATGATATTCTTAACACCAAAAGCAAGATTACGATTACCTGCTAATGAACCCATAACAATCTTATTCTCAACTGAAGAAACATTAATGCTCTCACCTGGACCTAGTAAGTTAACTATGTTCTGTGGAGCAAAAAAGTGTGAGTATATAAAGTAACTCTGTATAGATAATGCAGAAGCTATGATACTCCAGACAACAAATAATAATGCTTTCATGTGCTTATTGTTTAAACATGGAAAAAGGACGATTAACGTCCTTGCCCACGATAACTCTTCTTTACTGCTTTTGCCTTTGGTCCAGCAGTCTTTGAGTGTTTTCCTTTACGTCTTGTACCAAATACAATCTTCTTTGCTTCAGACGATCCTTTTGCTTTTGCCATGGTTTATGATGTTAATAAGTGATAGTATTCTTTAAAATGCTTGATACGGTCTTGTAAACCAATAGTTCCGCCATTAACACGTTTTGTTACAGCTGTTACTGTTGCTGCATCAGCTCCTCTATCACAGATAGTCCATAGCTTATTACTGTTAAAGAAGAAAGCTGCTGAAGCTAAAGCATACTTACCAGCAACTAAGTCTGGGTTTGCAACTGTATCTTCAGGAACTGTAGCACTAAAACGAGTATAGTTTTCTTTACCTGTTAACTGGATATATCCTCTACCACGAAACTTATACCCTTCTCCTGATGACTCAGGACCATTACCCATACGAGATGCATACACTTTGTTTGCAATCTTCTGTGGGTTACGTTGATAAGCTGCTGCAATAGCATCCGTTGGGAAGTACTTCTTGAAAATACCACGCAATCCTTTTGCTGAGTAGTTAAGATTCTCTTGTGTAGCTCTAAAGCCACCAGACTCGTGACCGCACTGAGCCAAAAAATGTGCTAGGCGTAACGGCGTAGTGATATTAAACTTTGCTGCAGTATCAGGTATAGCATCGATAACAGCTTGAGGAACATGTCCCTTAAGTTTATCTAGTCTAAATAAAGATGATGAAGTGCTTTGTGCAACAGGTTGCTGCACAGGTGCTGGAGTTGGTGTAGAACTAGGAAACATCTTAGCCCAGGTTCCAGGACCAACAACACCATCAGCAGTAAGACCATGAGCAGATTGCCAAGCTTTTACAGCAGCATCTGTCTTTGGTCCAAACTTACCAACAACATCAACACCTAAAAACTGCTGGAGTTTCTTTACGTCTTCTCCTTCAGATCCTAGTCTTAATAACATATTATATAGTGGTTAGGTGATTTTTACTTCTTTTTGCGCTTGTAGTAACGCTTTTTAGGTTTGACAACTGCTTCTTCAGCAATAGCTTCTGCAACAGCGTCAGAAATCTCAACGATCTCTTCTTTAACTGCTTCTACAATAGGCTCGATCTCTTGAGCGACTGCCTTCTTTGAACGTTTGAATAGTCCAGTAATAAATGAAATGATACTCATATGGTTTATTTGTTTGGTTGATTACTTCTTACCGATCTTAAAATACGTCTGTACACCAAAAGAGGTCGTACCGTCAATACCAATGTTGACTTTCGCACCAATGATCTGATCTTTCTTTGTCTTGTATAGAATACCACCCTCAGCACCTCTGACATTACCCCCGCTAGTAAGGTTAATACCACCACCAGCATAGAGTTGTCGTACAGGATCATGATACTTAGTTATGGTTTTAGTTTCTTTTATGATTGGTATCTTATAGTTCTCTTTAAAGCTACGTCCAACTAACTTGTTTTCAGTAACAGTATCTGTAATACGTATATGGCCATGTTGTCCAACATGAACACTATCAACATAGATACGTCTTGATGCATACCGCTTTGCTAAGTCTTCGTATTGTTGTTTCAATACAGGATAAGCAGTGTCAGCTTTATATTGAGTGTTTAGTACTTCGAATGGTACTTGTACCTCATAGGGTACAGGAACTGGCTTAATGATAAGACTATCATGCTTCTGCCATTGAGTGTCAGTTACTATAACAGTATCCGGACCTTTACTACTTGAGTGACCCATACATCCTCGCTGGGTCAGAACTACAAAAAACGCTATAATAATAATAGCGACGATAACTATATTTTTCATTATCCTTCCATGTGAACATCTTCCTCTTGTTTAGAGTCTTTTGTCTTCTTGCCCATGATGTTTTCAGCACCAGAGATACCAAAAGAACCAAGTGTAATAATAGCAAAAGCGTTAAAGATGTAATCGTTTATAAGTAACTCTTGACCTAAATAACCTGTTACTAAATCTACAGTCATAGCTAATACCATTACTGCAAACGACATAAAACCAACTACTGACTTTTCATTCCAGTCATTGTTGTCTTTAAATATCGTCCAAAAGCTTGTTTTTTCTGTTGTCTTCATCATCGTGGGTAGGTTTTATAGCTACCATCTCATGATAAAATACCTGAGAAGGTAACTTGTTTGGTGGTATTGGGGTACTTAGTTTTACTATTGTATGCTTACCTGTATAAACTACTCGTTCAAGATTGTCTATCCTTGTCTTATCTATATTAGACTGAGCCATAAGGGCCTTGACGTCTGATTTAATCTCAGAGACATCTTGCCATATCAGCATGCCAAGGATTGATACTAGTCCTGGAAAGATCCAGTTTTTAAATGCTTGAAACGAGTCGTTCTTAGGTGCCATTTATTCTTACTATTTAGCTTATGTTAACCATGAGTTTAAGTGATGATGTATTGCATACTTAGTTTGAAAGTCATCAAAGCTCATGGTATTAACTTTATGTTGAAGTAGGTTCTTACCGTACCAATCAGGTCCGTAGAAGTGTGTTCTAATATTTACTTTATTACACAGATCAATAACTGCAGGATGTTCTCTTGTAGCAAAAAAAGCACCGTTGAGCATCCGTTCCTGATTAAGTCCCCAGGTTAAAAACAAATCATCTAGATTTTCTATACCATCAAAAGATGCATGTGGTTCAAAATCGACATCGACATAGAGACCACCGTACTCTTTTACCAGGAATAATCTTAACACGTCAGCTTGAAACGTATACTGTTTTGTTTCTCCAAAGAAGTCGTATACTTTCTGTATCTCTTCAGGTAGCTGCGGAACGTTTTCATCAGTCCAGAACATGTATTCCCAAGAAGGATTCATGCTCTTTATCAACCTGCAGCAACGTCTTTCCCTTATTGCCATCTCGTTAGGACCTACCCAGATCTGATGTATAATCTTACTCATAGTTCCGGTAGAAAATAGACCCCTTAAAGTTATTACGCAGTAACCTGTGTAACGCTTTAGGATCTTGCCCTTCAGCAAGACTATGATACTCTATACCGATGTGCTTAACATCCTTGATCTTATCCAGTATACCAGGAATAATCTGGTACTCAGCTCCTTCACAGTCTATCTTTAAATAAGCACAATTAGCAGTGATATACTTATCTATCGTTTCTGTCGGGCAAACAGATGTAATACCTGTCTGATGATACGCTGAAGAAGCTCCGGTATTACCTGGAGGAGTACTGATCTTTATCGCATCTCCTTCTTTATCCGTTATGGCTAGGTTATGTAGCTCAATATCATCTAAAGACAAGCCGTTTAGTAGCATATTCTGCTTAAACTGCTCATAGTTCATTGGCACTGGTTCAAAAGCAATGACTCTACAACCAAACTTCTTTTTAACGTAGATCGAAAACATACCAATGTTTCCCCCTATATCGATTACTGTATCGTTTGGTGAAAGCTTTATTCTTTCTAAGCCATAGTAATCTGTTTCAAGCTCCGTTGTTACGATCTTTATTGTATCAGATGACTCTAAGTCTTCAAAAACAAGAGGGATACCTCTGATACTACCGTAACAACGGGACTTGTTATAAATCATTAAGCTTCTTCAACTTGTGGTTGTAAATGTGCTGGTAACTCTAAATCTAAACGGAGAACCTCTGCGTCACATTCTGCTTTAGTTGCTGCAACAAATACTTGTGTCGTACCACCAGTCTCAGTAAGTACTTCACATTCTGAAAGATCGATTACTAAACCGTTATTATAAATCAATCTCCAGCTTTTAGTTGCTGGTACAGTTTTGATTCCGTTTTCATCTGCTTGAATATACATGTCTATGTCTTAGTTATATGTTGATTAATATTAATTATGGGTGATCGTAAACCCTCTTCCTAACAAGATAGTTTTAGCATCTAAACCTGCTTGAGAAGGAGCTGCGTTAGTACCTCCATGTAAGTTTATTAAACCATTATAAGCACCCGTAGTACCATTTGTACCATCTAGACTAGCTATTAATGTTAAAACGCCATCTACTGATGCTTGATTTAAAGCATTGTTTTGTAGATATAAGTAAACAGGAGAATAACTATTACCAAAGCTCTTTAACGTACCAATGGTTCCTAATGTAATAGTCGTTAATTGACTATGACTATCTAGATTAAAGACAGTCTGCTCATGTTTAACTACATTCGGTAGTATAAATGAACTTAATACAGATGCTCCTAATGAACCATTTGAGTAAAAGGTATGACCAGTAACTTTTGTTACAGAAGGTAAGTTTATAGTTGTAATGTATCCTGGTTCATAAATTTGAAACTTGTACTCATCTAAAACTGGAAAGTTTGCTGATGTAATACTTGTTAAGCCAGTAAATGACATTGCTATATATAAACCACTGTATCCTGTAAACTTAACTAAAGAAGGACAAGAAAAAGTTGTTAAAGAAGGAGTACTGCTAATATTAATACCATATGCTTCAATTAGTTTAGGAAGACTAATCGATGTTAACGCACTACCAGCAAACTGAAATCCAGTCATGCTACCACTACTGTATAAAGTATCAGGAAACGAGAAACTAGTTACAACTGTTGATCCATTAAAACTACAGTCATTGAAGTATGGATATTTAAAAGCGATGTTAGTTGCTGTTGTAACAGCACCTCCTCCACCATATCCACCATATCCACCACTAGCGTTAAAGTTAATATTAGCATATTGACCTACTATAGCATCATAACTTGTACCTCCACCTAAATTACTAGGAACTGATGTTTTAGGGGTAAATGATATATTCAAATCTGATCCTAAAACACCATTAGCTGTAACACCAAATGTAGGTAAACCTCCGCCACCAGCTAAATCAGCAATAGCTTGTACGGTTACTTTTTTAGTAGTTCCACCTTGGACTACCGGTAATACTTCTGTTCCGGCTAAAGAACCAGCAGAAGCTAATTGACTTATCTTTACGTTTGCCATGTTTGTGTGTTATTATAAAATGATGATATCGTTATTTTCAGAGACTAAACTGTCACCTGCTTCAGTTAATAATAAAGCAGCAGTAGCTCCTTCAGTAAACTCAGCAACATTACCAGCTGGTCGTTTAATACTTGCAATCAATGAGTTAGGAATAATGTTACCTTTAACATCTGTACGTACAAAGTAACGCAGACCTCCAGGTTGATTGCTTGCTGGAAGAGCTGAAGGAATAGCCAAAGCATTAGCAGGAACCTTGCCAGTAGTAGCCATCATGGTACCAGGGATAGGAAAACCTAATGCATCTTTCTGGGCATAGTATTTTAGTTTTGCCATGTTATATAATGAGTTTTAATATCGTTTAAGCTGTAGTTTGGAGATATGAAACAAACAAGTATATTTGCATCCCCTTATAGAATATCTCTACATAATAATATATCAAATAATAAACAAATAACCTAAACAAAAGTAGCCTATGATAATAAACCTCTGGACACCACTGATTCTTAACCGTCTAACACTGAATCAGTTTGTCTATCTAGACTTTAGACACAAGGGTATTATACCTCCTCCAGACTTAATTGACCAACCTAATGTTGACAAAGCATTAATACTTAAAGGTCTGATGACGCCACAAGGAGTTATAACGCCGGCAGGGATTAAGATAATCGATACCTTTTATGCTCAGATTGAGCCAACAAAGAAAGTAGTTATCACAACCCAAATGAAACATCCTCAGCTAGAGGACCTGTTGCTTGATTACCGAGACAACTTCCCAAAGGGAGCTGTATCAGGAAGAGTATTACGAACTAGTACTACAGACTTAAAGAAACGATTTAATGACTTCTTCAAGAAGTATCCAGACTACACATGGAAAGAAGTGCTTGATGCTACAGAGATGTATGCAAATACCTTCAAGAGTAGTCTTGATGGATACAGATATATGAAGAACTCAACGTACTTTATCATGAAAGATCATGTATCAGAATTAGCTTCAACTATCGAGAGTCTTCGTGACACAGATGGTGTTGCAGTCTCGTCAGGATACGTTCATGACTAGTTGTTTTTGTAGTATATTTTTCGTATTTTTATCTTCCTATGAGCACACAAACAACAGACATTTTAGATGATGTAGTACCCTTATCTGTTATTAACCAGAAGGGTATAGATTACATCGAAAAGCGCAGAACAGGACAGATTAAATCCGTTATGTCACCATGGCCAAGTATTAACGAGGTAACTATGGGTGGCTTTGAGTGGGGAACAATCTCTGTTATTGCCGCTAGATCCGGAGGTGGTAAGACTACCTTCATGCTTGAGTTAACCCGTAATGTTCATGACATAAACTCATCACAAGATTTCATCGTCTTAGACTTTCAGTTTGAGATGACAGATGAAAAGATTGCGTTAAGAGAGTATAGTCAGAAGACGGGGTTATCAGTAAAAGAGTTAGCTAGTGCTACAAAGCAGTTAGCGTCAACAGTTTTAGATTACATAAAAGGTTATGTCGATCACAAGAAGCAGAAAGCTCCAAACGACAAAATCTTTGTAATAACAAAACGTTGTACAGTTGCTAACATTAGAGCTTATATCCTAGCAATGTGGGCAAGACATCGTAAACCAATGATGATTACTATTGACCATAGTTACTTAGTAATGATGGGTACAGAGAAGAGTGAGTTAGCAATGCTTCATAACTTAGGTATAATGATGACAGAGCTAAAGAAATCTATCCCGTGCTTATTTATAGTACTAAACCAAATGAATAGAGATATCGAGAGTAATGAGAGACGTGCTCCAGGTAAAGCTGGTAACTATCCAAACACTTCAGATATCTATGGTGGTGATGCTTTGTATAACCATGCTGACTTAATGATTGCTCTTGACAGACCTTTTGAGAAGAACCTACTTGTATATGGTCCTCAGAAGTATAAGGTCGAAAAAGATCACGTTGCAGCACACATCTTAAAGGCTAGAGATGGTAAATCAGACTCTATCATATTCTTTAGAGCAGACTTTGGAGCAAATAAGTTTGTTGAGTGTAAAGAACCGGATAGAGAATCACAAGGTGTCAGTACCAAAAGAGTAGTAAATCCTTAATAATGTTTAATATGTTTAATAATCCAATGACAGGGTACAGGATCATAGAGTCCGTACCAAAAGCAGTGCCTGACTTAGGGCCGAATGTACTTAGTAAAACAAACATGACTGCAGATGAAAAGAAACAACTGTATGTTAAGTTGACTCAGTTTCACAAAGATGTGCTGATAGAGTATGGTTTTCCGGGAGCAAAGGTTGAGTTCAAAACAATCTGGCATGACTCAACGACAAACACAGACTCTGTAAACATCTATGGTAATCAGTTTAGAAAAAACTTTTTCTTTGAGATCTTGAAGACTTCAGATGATAAGAAAGGTTATATGGGAATGGATGATCGTATCTTATTTACAGTTGATACAGATACACCATACTGGGAGATGTATCCTTTAGCAAATATTAGTGCTAATACAATACAAGATGCTGCAGAGAATAAGTTATACAGTGTTCCGTTATCTGATCTTATAGCAGTTGGAAAGAACGGTTCTTACTTTAAGCCTAGTATTGTTGTACCAAATACTGAAGCAAGACAACAAAAAGCTTTTGCAATATTAGAAGATGAGCCTGCACTACCAAGTCAGAGTCAGTTAGAACTTGAGTTAGAACAACTAACAGCAAATGATTTCAAAGCAGAAGATCAGCACTATAATAATCTTAGTGTGCTTGACTTACTAGCAATCATTCAGTGTGAGGCAGTTAGCTCAAAAGAGTACCTTAATGAAGCAATCAGAAAAATACAAAAACAAAGAAGCAAATAATGGACGAGATAATATTACCTACAGATAAAGTAAAAGCGGAAGTAAAGAATCCAAAGAATCTTATTATATTCGCAAAGCCAAAAGTTGGCAAGACTGAGTTACTAGCTGGACTACCTGAGTGTCTAATCTTAGACCTTGAAAGTGGTACTGACTATGTTGATGCATTAAAGATCAAGGCGACATCCGTTAGGGAGATAAAGGCCATCGGTGAGCAGATCTTAAAAGCAAATAAACCGTATAAGTATATTGCAGTAGATACCATCACGGCCCTTGAAGACATCTGTCTACCCTTTGCAGAAGAGTTATATGCAAAGACATCAATGGGTAAGAACTGGTTAACAGAAGGTAAGCCTAAGTATACAAGCTTATTAAACTTACCTAATGGCGCTGGTTATCCGTGGTTACGTGAGGCGTTCACAAAGGTTATTGATTATATCAAGACTTTAGCACCTCACATCATTTTAGTAGGACACGTTAAAGACACTATGTTAGAGAAGAACGGAGCAGAAGTAAATGTTCTTGACCTTGATCTAACAGGTAAGTTAAAACGAATCAGTACATCAAACTCTGATGCTATTGGTTATCTGTATCGCAAGGGTAAGCAAAACTTCCTAAGCTTTAAAACAACAGATGAAATATCTTGTGGAGCTAGACCAACCCACTTGAGAGACAATGAGTTTATGGTGTCAGAGATGACAGACAAGGGTCTGGTAACTTACTGGGACCAAGTATTTATTTAATAATGTAAACAATAATAAACAACAGAATAATCATGATTAGTACAAAAGATTTCGCAGCAGTAGAAGAAAGAGGAACAGCAAAAACTAGCCCAATCATTGGACCAGGAACAACAGAAGCACGTATCCAGAATGTTCAGTTATTAAAGAACCGTAGTTTTGATACTGATGGTTCAGTTAGCTTGGTGTTAAACTTAGAAACTGCACCAGTAACAGATCCAACATTCCAAGGTTTCTTTATCAACCCAAGTGATCCAACAAGTCCTCGCCACTTAGGACAGATTGGTCGTGTAAAGTACAAAGCATATCCAATGAAGGATAGTACAGTAACTCGTAACATGCCAGATGGTACTACAAAGACTATCAACAACAAGCGTGATAATGAGTACTTACAAGCAGTAATTAACTTAGCTAACTCTTTAGGTGCTCCTATTAGAGAAGCAGTTGATAACATTGCAGCTTCAACTATCTTTGATCACGTTGATGCAGTATCTCGTATATTTGCAAACCGTTCAATGGTATTTACTGTTGCAGCAAGTGGTTACAAGAATGCAAAAGGTTATACAGCATATGACTTGTATTTACCTTATGACAAGACAGGAAAGAAAGCTTATGTGTTAAAGGGTAACGAAGCTGATCTTATTACTTTTGATAAGGCACTACATGTTAGTGAGCCAAAAGAAGATAAGCCAGTTGCAGGCTTCGAACCAAACAACGACTTCAGCTTATAATATTAGTGGTTAGGTGATGTAAGAAAGGGTGGAGATTTTATCTCTGCCCTTCTTTTTTCTCCTATAATTAACACGGTTATGCTAAGTACAAAAAACTTAATCTCAGATGTCAAGCTCGTTCCATCATCATGGATCTTTGAGCATTATTGTAAGCTCTCTGAAAAGCTTGTTGGGCAAGATCTTAAAGTAAAGAGTCTCTTTAATCCAAAGGAACGTACACCAAGTATGTGTATATACTTTGACCAGAAGAAAACTCAGTACAAGTTTAAAGACTTCTCAACAGATAAAGGCGGAGGGGCTATTGATTTAGTAAAGCATTTGTATCAGTGTAGCTTTGGACAAGCAGCCGCTACTATTATTGAGGACTATAACGAGTTTATACTACATAATAATGGAGGCTTTGATGTTCAAGAGTTTAAAAGCTATAGTAAGTATCGCGTAAAGGAAACTTTTGTGAGACCCTGGACAACAGCAGATCAGTATTACTGGACCAAGTTTAACATTGGTAGCAGATTACTTGATGGGCATAATGTTAGACCCTTAAAGAGTTACATTATGTCAAAAGAAGAAGATGGTGAACATAAAGAGCTTGAGATATTAGGCAAGAATCTTTATGGTTACTTTACAGAAGCAGGTGATGTATATAAGATATATCAACCAACTGTAAAAGATAAAAAGTTTATTAAGGTTGCTAACTACATACAAGGTTCAGAGCAACTAAAAGGACATGATTATCTTGTGATTGCCTCTAGTCTTAAAGACTTGATGGCACTTAAATCATTAAAGCTTAGTATCGATGTTATTGCACCAGATTCTGAGAACACAATGATTAAACATGATGTTATTGAGGAGTATAGTCGACGTTATAAAAAGATTATTACTATCTTTGACAACGATGATGCAGGACTTAGAGCAATGAAAAAGTACGAAGAGCACTACGGAACACCTTATGTCCACTTTAAGATGGCAAAAGACTTAGCAGATGCAATACGTGACTTTGGACCTAGGCAAGTAATGATCAATCTTGTTCCTTTAATAACAAAACACATAGTAAACAATGAGCCAGACTACATGGATGTACAAGAAGATTGCTATTAGTTCACTTGACAAGCTTCCAAACTACCACGAACTAGAAGGATTTGTCTATAAGATCACAAACCTAACAACAGGTCAGATCTATATAGGTAAGAAGTCTTTGTTCCATACAAAGAAGAAACGAATCTCAGCTCGTAGTAAAGCAGAAACAAAAACAAGAAAAACTTTTGAGTACATAAAGAAAGAGTCTGACTGGTTAAAGTACTATGGCTCAAGCAAAGAACTATCAGCAGATGTTAAGCTACTTGGAGTTAATCACTTCTCAAGAGAAATCTTAGAGTTGTGCAAGACAAAGAAGTACTTAACATATGCTGAGTTTGCTTGGCAAGTTAAACTAGACGTATTAAGAACAAACTCCTATAACGGAAACATACTAGGTAAATGGTATGGACGTGATATGGAATAAACAAAAAGATTATGGCTGAACTACATGAGACTCTAATGGGTCAAAAGTTGATATCAACGAACATACCCGGCATACATCACGAGTTAAAACGCATTGCAGACTTACTAGAAAGTTATGTTGTAATGCAAACAAAGAAACTAAGACCCAGTGATAACAGAAGTATTGTACTTGTAAAACCAGGTATTTACAGAGTAACTCTCTGCGGTGACTTATGGACACTAGAACAAGATAGGTTCAACTCTAAAATATGGAGAGGTGTATTAGAAACTGCAGTAAGTACAAAGAAAGTTGGTACATCAGTAAAAGCACAAACAAAAAGAGATGCTCTTATTATGATGGAAGAAAAATATAACTAATATGGAAGACCCGATTATTGAAGCTGTTATAGAACAGATGAAGGAAGACTTTGCGATGCAGGATGTAACAGCTATCTATGAGCTATTAGAGTTCTTACCAAAGAAAAACTTATTAGGTTATCTCCCAGATGAGATAGCAGAACAATTAAAGAAACAAGAACATGGTCCAAAGTAATAAAACAGAAGAAGCTTGTTTTGATTTAATAGGCTTCTTAGAGCGTATCGAGTCAACAACAACAGATAGAACTACTGCTTTAGAGATTCGTAACTACATGTATCAACAAGGCTACTGGTCAAAAGACGAAGAGGTTGATCACGTTAGTGAATCATCAGGTATTTAAACTACAGACACACAATGGAAGAGCAACACAATATGGACACCTTTTACGGTAGTCCTTTTAACTTTAGTTACAGTAGTTTAAGTAGACTACGGTGGAATCCCAAGTCCTTCAAGGACGTATACATTAATGGCATTAGAGAAGAAGTTGTTGCAGATCACCTTATAAAGGGTAAACTAATACATAATCTTATCTTAGAACCAGATAGTTTGCAAAAGAACTATATCGTAATGCCAACTGACTTACCAACAGCAAAGACAAAGACCGTAATTGATCGAGTATTTGCTCATAAGTCACAGTTAGTTGATGACTCAAGAGAGGAGTTAGAGCACTTTCAAGGAGCTATTCTTGATATCATGGTAGATATGAACTACTTTCAGAACTTAAAGACTGATGCACAACGTCTTGAGAAGATTGTTACTCTTGATAACTTAGTGTACTGGTCCTTCTTAAAGATGAGAAAGGGTAAAGATCTAATCGATCAAGAGACTCTTACTTTCTGTACAGAAGCAGTTGATATCATTAAGTCTCATCCAGAGATATGTGAGCTACTAGGCTTACATCTTGATAGTATGTCAGGTAATATCGAAACAGTAAACGAGAAGATGTTCTATGTTAATAAGTTCAAAGACTATCCGTTTGGCTTGAAAGGTATTATTGACAACCTAAAAGTCGATCACGATCAGAAGAAGATCTTTATAAACGACTTAAAGACTACTTCAAAAGATCTAATGAACTTTGATGGTTCTATTGAGCACTTCTCTTACTGGATGCAAGCAGCTATCTACTATGAGCTAGTGATGGAAAACTTCAAGGTACTTGTTGATGATGGTTACACTATTGAGTTTAACTTTGTTGCTATCGATAAAAACTACTGCACATATGCTTTTGGTGTATCTGACTCTAGTATTAATCAGTGGCGTGAGCGTTTAGGTGAAACCCTAGACAAAGCAGAGTGGCACTATAAGGAAAGAAACTATTATCTTCCTTATGAACTTGGCAGTAAAAAAGTATATTTGTAGTATAATCTAAACGCATATGGCATCAAAGTACCAGTTACGCTCACTATACGATAAGTATTTTCAGAAGTCAAAAGCTTTCTTATTACCGTATGTCTTACCTGAAAAAGAAAAGGTTGCTCAACCCGAACATGTTTATGTTGCTTGGGAAGGAAGATATACGGTAAAGAAGAAAAGATTGATAGTTGTTTATAAAGCAGGTGATAAGTCAGCAGCATACAAAAAAGCAGATGCGATGTTAACAGCATCACCTTTGTTTGAGCTAAAGGAAACATCACCTGATAACAAACAAGTTATCTATATCTTTAACTTCACAAAGAAGGCAAAGGACTGGAACTACTTTCTTGATGGTAAGTACTCAATGCTTAGCGATAGTCTAAAGAAAGCAATACTATACTACTACAAACAAGGTTCGAACGAGTATCTATACATACAGTCTTATCTATACCCACAAGCTTACTTTGAGGACTATGCACATCTACTAGATGTTAAAGTAAAAGTCCTTGAAGAAGTGGGTGAGTTGTGTGATAAGTACAACCCGAACAAAGAAACTTTTAGTTTAGCACTGCAAGATTTGGAGATCTTAGAAAAAGCAGTTTAATTTGTAAAAAACCAACCAACCTTATGGCAAACAATATGTTTATTATCTCTTCAAAGTGGGGAGAGCTTGATAGTTTTCGCATGATTCCTATCAACATGGAGTGTCCTTTTGCAGAATGTATCTATGATCCTTCTCAAGGTATCTTAGCTGTCATCTCAAAAGAGAAGAGACAAAAGTATCACTTCTTACCTCGTCTTGATGACCGTGGAAAGATTATACCAGTAAAGAAAAAAGCAGGTGATCCTGAAGAGTTCACACCTTTTGCTGAAGAAAGACGTTTAATGGAGACATCTTATGAGTATTATATTGATAATGCTAATGAGATCTTAGACTTTGTTGACTTAATGCGCAGTAAAGATCAGCCAGTAACTATTCATTATGCAGGTTTGATACAAAAGAAGTAGTTTAAGTTGCTATTGTACTAATGGGAGAGGTCATGCTTCTCCCATTTTTTATGCACACAAAGATGGGGGAACAGCTTAACTGAACGTTGCATATGAAAACTAAAGCCCACTGGGTGATGGACTACGAGACAATCTGTAATTGTTTCATGGCAGTCTTTATTCACTACAAGAATGACAAGGTACGTAAGTACTTTGTGGTATCAGAGTTCAGAGATGACTTTGATGCTTTCGTTGCGTTTCTAAAACAAAACGTTAATAACAAAGAATATCATATCTCATATAACGGTCTTGGCTTTGATAGTCAAATCACTCAGTACATACTTGATAATCATCAAAACTGGAAGAATCACACACCGTTAGTTATCGCACGTATTATTTATGGTTATGCTCAGTCAGTAATCAATAAGCAGATCTCAAAAGAGATGCTTGACTATGCACCATATAAACTATCAATCAAACAGATCGATGTGTTTAAGCTTAATCACTGGGACAATCCTGCAAAGATGAGTAGTCTTAAGTGGATTCAGTACAGTATGGATTGGCAAAGCGTACTTGAGATGCCTCATGAACATAACCAACCCGTTGATTCTGAAGAGACTCAGAGAATGGTCCTTGAGTATTGTGTTAATGATGTTGAGAGTACACGCAACATTATGGAGTTAAGTAGAGAACAGATCAACTTAAGACTTACCTTAAGTCAAGAGTATGGTATTGATTTACTATCAGCTTCTGAGCCACGCATATCAAAAGAACTATTTGCTTACTTCTTAACAAAGAAGTTAGGTATAGAGAAAAGAGAGCTCAAGAAACTAAGAACGCCAAGACAAGCAATCATCCTTGAAGATTGTATCTTACCTTATATTAGTTTTACAACGCCTCAGTTTAATGACTTACTTAACTTCTTTAAGAGTAAGGTAGTTGTTGAGACAAAAGGTGCGTTAGACTATAAGGTATCTTACAAAGGGGTTGATAGTTACTATGGTCTTGGTGGTATCCATGGTGCAGCAAAAGCTGGAATCTATGAAGCAAAACCAGGATATACTATTATGTCAAGTGATGTAACATCATTCTATCCTAACTTAGCTATTAGAAACGGGTTTGCTCCTGAACACTTACCAAAGAAAGAGTTCTTAGAGTTGTATGAGTGGTTCTTTGACGAAAGAAAGAAGATACCAAAATCAGATCCAAAGAACTATGTGTACAAGATTATCTTGAACTCAACTTATGGTTTAAGTAATGATGAGAACAGTTTCTTGTATGACCCACAGATGACAATGCAAATTACTGTAAACGGTCAACTACAACTATCAATGTTGTATGAGATGTTAGCAGAAGCTATCCCGGATTGTCAACCTTTAATGCAGAACACAGATGGTCTTGAGATGATGATACCTGAAAAGTATGTCGACATCTATATGATGGTTTGTGCTGAGTGGGAGAAGAAAACTAATCTTGAGCTTGAGCATGATGAGTACAAAAAGATGATCATTGGTGATGTAAACAACTACATTGCAGTTTACAAGAAGCCAGGTAAAACACCAAAGTGTAAAGGTCGTTTTGAGTGGGAAGATCTAAGCAAAAAGAAAGCAGCACTATTACACAAGAATAAAAGCTTCTTAGTAATACCAAAAGGTATCTATGAGTACTTTGTTAATGGTGTAGACCCTGAGATCTTTGTACGTAATCATACAAACTTCTTTGACTTCTGTGGTGGTAGTAAAGCAAAAGGTTCTTGGTTCTTTGAGAAGTATAGTATTGTTGATGGTCAAGAGAAGTTTGAAAAGCTTCAAAAGATTATCAGATACTATGTTAGTAACAAAGGATCAAAGATTGTAAAGAAGGAACCAGCTTCCGGTAGAGCAATCCAGGTTATTGCAGACAGATGGTTACTAACTGAGATGAACTATATCGAAAAAGATCAACAGATCCCAGAAGATGTAAACTATCAGTTTTATATCGATGCAATAAACAAAGAGATAGAAAACATCTCAAACATTAAGTTGTCTAATACAGGGCAGCTTGAACTATTCAGTTTTTAATAATAACTTTAAGCTATGACAAAAGTAAGTTTTGATTTTGATCACACGCTTAGTCATCCTCATGTTCAGGAGTTCGCAAAGGAACTCTTGGACAAAGGGTATGATGTGTGGGTAGTAACAACCCGGTATGATGTTAATCATCTACATAAGTATGCCATGGACTATCCAGCAACGTTGGATGATTTATGGGAAGTAGTTGATGAGCTAGGTATACCAAGATGGAAAGTTAGGTTTACTAACATGGAGTGGAAGTACACATATTTATGTGATACTGAGTTTGTCTGGCACTTAGACGACAATGAACATGAGATTCGTCGAGCTGTTTATAATAAGTGCAAAGTACCCATGATACAAGTTCATGCGGGAGGGTTTAAAAATAAGTGTTTACGTTTAATCAATCGTTATGAAAGTAAAGTTAAAAAAGCTACATCCTAGTGCTGTAGCACCAAAGTTTGGTAAGCCTGGTGATGCAGGTGCAGATCTTGTAGCTACATCAGTTGATTACTCAAGAGAGAATCAAGTAGTATATGGTACAGGAATAGCTGTTGAGATTCCTGAAGGTATGGTAGGACTTGTGTTTCCTCGTTCTTCTGTGCGTAATTACAACTTAGCAATGAGTAACTCTGTTGGAGTTATTGACTCAGGCTACAGAGGTGAAGTAATGGTAACGTTTAATGTTACTGAACATGATCTAGATTTTGTAACTAAATATAATGTTGGTGATCGTGTTGCTCAGTTAATCATCATACCTGTACCTTTTATAGAATATCTAGTAGTAGAAGAGTTATCAGAAACTGAACGCGGAGCTGGCGGTCATGGCTCAACAGGAAAATGAAACCAGAAGATAAACCAAAGTTCTTTCTGAATAAAGAGATTATTGCTTGGTTAACTGATAACATACGAGTTGAAAAGCAAGTATTCTCTTCAAGTACTTACATAATTGATTTGCATGTAAATAATGGAAAGAGAGCTACTTTTCAATATCCAGAAGCGGTGTTTAATGTCTTTATTGAAGATGTACAAATAGCAAGCTGCCCTGTAGAGCATACTACTTTTATTGAAGCTTTACATGAGTATGGTAGAATAAAAGAAGCACTCAATCAAGAGTTGTTCGATATACTTAATAAACAGTATAATCTTATTAGTGAGTTACAGCAAAAAGTAGATAAGTTAGAACAAATAACATCACAGCCAAATGGATGAACTAAAAACCTGTCTATACTTAGACGATGTACGAACTCCCATAGAAGATTTACCTGGATATAATCCTTGGGTAGTAGTACGTAACTATGATGAGTTTGTTGATCATGTAACAAAGAATGGTATACCAGACTTTATATCTTTTGATCATGACTTAGGTAAAGAGCATATGAATGACTACTATGCTCAAGTATTACAGAACGGTTTCCAGGATCCTAAGTATGATGAGTACAAAGAGAAGACTGGATTACATTGTGCAATGTGGTTAGTAGACTACTGTATGGATAATCATGTTACCCCAAAGAAGTGTGCTGTTCATAGTCACAATCCTGTTGGTAGTCATAACATACAAAGTTGCATTAATAGTTTTAAGAAACACCTAGGACTTACTCAAGATTGTTATCTTGGTAGGATACCTTTTAAAGTAACAGAAGAATGAAAAGAACGCTAATAGGTATATCCGGCAAGATAGGCTCCGGGAAAGACACTGTAGGCTCGATCATACAGTACTTGACATCAGAGGCTTATGCTACAAGAGATCGTTCGTATGAGAGCTTTCTTAGAGGTCATCAGAATCCTGATACTTTTGGTTACTACTATCACTCAGACTGGAAAGTAAAGAAGTTTGCTTACAAGTTAAAAGAAGTAGCAAGTATACTAACAGGTATTCCTATCAGTAACTTTGAAGACCAAGACTTTAAAAAGACTAACTTGTCACATGAGTGGGATACTTGGTATCCAAACTTAGATAGACCAGAACCAATGACTGTAAGAACACTCTTACAAAAAGTTGGTACTGACTGTATGAGAGATTGTCTGCACAAGAATGTTTGGGTGAACGCTTTGTTTGCAAAGTTTAGACCTAATGTTGCAGGAGAAGACTTTCCATCACACTGGCTTATTACAGACTGTCGTTTTCCAAACGAAGCTCTTGCAATAAAAGAGCGTAATGGTATTGTTATTAGAGTAACTCGTCCCGGAGAAGAAGTTGGTGAGCATGCAAGTGAAACAGCTCTTGATAACTGGGACTTTGATATTGTGATAACTAATGATGGATCTATTGAAGATCTGATACAAAAAGTAAAGACTCAGCTTGCAGGTATAATCTAAAGGGTTATCTTTGTATATAATTGTGTGTTACTCTGTAGTTCGGTTGCTGCCTACCCTCCTCACGGTAAAAGGCAGCATTTTTTTTCATCTATAAATACACAGATATGTTCGCAAGCTTAGAACTAATATTCCATGACCCACATTACTTTAGCTTTGAGCTAGGTATATCGGTTAATCGTTACGAAGAAGAAACAGAAAACCATGCATGGATAAGAAAGGAACTATCAATAGGTCTTTTGCTTATCTCAATAAGGTTTAACTGGATCTTTGAACAACAGTACGAAGAAGATAAAGAATAAGAAAGGGGCCCTTAAAGCCCCTCTTCTTTTATCTAACGCTACCCATTTGACCTGAGTAGTATATTACTCTGTTAACGTTGTTTACATAAGGTAAAGCTTTACTAATCTTTAGTAATGTTCTTTCACCGTCATACTGAAGAACTCCTTCTTCATCTGTCTTTTCTACTTGAGCTAAATAATACGATGACGCAACAATTGCTTGTGTAGTCTGATTAAGTGTAGCTGTTATAGGAACAAAGTTCTGAAGTAACTCACCTGCAGAAGATGGATTAATGTAATATGTTAAGTCACGATTTAACAAGATCAGCTGGTTTAAGAGTATGTTAACATACTTCTTATCCTCATCATCGTCATCACTACCAAGTAAAGCTGATAAAGCCATTACTGAAGCAGTCAACACAAGGATAGCGGCTAACTCAGCCATCATCTTTCTAATGTTTGCTACCTGTAATGGAGTAAGTCCTTCTACTTCTCCTGTTTTTAAAGCAGCAATGATCTCTGCTATAGAATCTTTTATGCGCAATCCATTATCATTAATGAAGTTACCAAAAAATGTTCTATAGTAACCTTCACTATCTCTCTCTAATATAGGATCATATCGTTTACTCTCAAAACGAGTAGCTAACGTTTCCGGCAACCATGATCTAAACACAAAAAGCACACGACCAATAATGTTATCCTTACCAGCTAATGACTGAACATCTCCAGAGAAACCGTGTAGTTTCTTTGATACCTGGTTAATCTTCATCATGCTTGATTCATAAAACTCATCAAAACTTTGACCTTCGTTTGCTTCAGCATTCCACTCACCAAACTCTTCTGTATTAACTTCTAAGTTATTATCAAGAATCTCAAATAGGTTAAACTCACCTTTTGTTGTTGTCACTTTTGTGTTTAACAACATTGATAAAGCTGTCTGTGATCTAAAGAAGTAGTCTGTTGACTTCATCAAAGCAAAAGGACTTGGGATAGCGTTCTTTATAGCATCAATAGTGCTTTGACCATTAAGTCCTTTTATAGTACTAGCAAAAGTATTATCTTCTCCTTCAATAGTCTTTGTGTCAAGCATCATTCTTAGAATCTTCTCAGACATCTTTGACTCAACTGTTCCCCATGACATATACTTAGTGATAGATCCTTTTAGCATTGCAGTTGCTTTTGCCATCTGTGCACTATCAAAGTCCTCTTTACCTTTTGCATGAATCCAGTTATTGACACCACCAACAGCTAAGTTACGGATAGCTGAGAATGGGTTAAAGGCAATACCTTTTTCTCTTGTAAACTTATTCATTGCATCAACAACACTACTAACACTAAGGTTTCTACCACCTAGTTCATAGTAAGCATCTACTTTTAACTGAATGTTCTTTTCGATTAGCTTACGATCAGCTGTAGTTAGCTTATTGTTTGTCTCTAACTCTTGATTAAGCTTTGCTATCTCTTCTTCAAGAGCTTTTGCTTGCTTATATTTCTCTGACTTATATGTACCAAGTGTTAATAATTCTAATGAGTTGTAGAAAGGTCTATCCATAACACCCTGAGCTTCAGGATTAACTCGATAGAAAGCTCTTAGTACTGTGCTATCAACCATCTCTTGTAAGTTCTTTGGAGCTTTACTTACTACCTTATCTCCTTTTAATCTTACTGATTCTGTTGAAGCTGTTGCTGATTGAACAATATTGTTTATACTATCAACTGTATCTTGAACAGCAATCTTATGCTTATAGATAAGAGCCATATCGCTAAACAGCTTAGCAATAGTATTAAGGTCTTTACTACGCTGCTCTACTGGGACGTTCTCATTTATAAAACGAGGAGTAAAACCATGTCTTGTTATACCACTGATAGGGTCTGCTTTACCTGCAGTTTGATAATCAATAGTTGTTAAGTTCTTAAAGAACCAATCATCCATACCCTTTATACCTTCTTTTAAACTAGTAAGGCCATACTCTTTACTTAAACGCTCCGTTACTACTGGTAAGAAATTAGACTGTAAAGAATCAATCTCGTCTTCAGGTAAATATGAAAGCTGTTCCTTCATAAAGTCACGGAAGAATACATAGAAGTTGTATAGATCTTTATCTGCAGCAATCTTTGCAAAGTCTTGATCATAGTAGCTTGTCTCACTACCATCAATCATCTTACGAGGAATCTTAATAGAGTACTTACTACCTTTTGTAATACCAGCTTCTGAGAACTTTAAAGCTCCGTTTATTAGATCGTTATAAGCAATAGGGTCGTTAATCTTCTTCCACTCTTCAACTTGCTTTTGGATATACTCTTCTTCAGTACCATCTTCAGGTTGAAGCACTACTATTTCTTTTATGATATCATCTTGAAGACTGATACCAAAAGTCTCTGCATCTTTAAGATACTGACTATAACGAGCTCTTGATTGTTTAACAAAGTCGTTTATTTCCTCAGCAGTAAAACCTTGAACCTTTAAGCTATTAATAATAGCTAATCGTTCTTCGTCAGTATGAGCCTTTGTATTGATAAAAGGAGATGAGTTAAAAGCAATAGTATTTTCTTTTACCCATCTGTTGTGATCAGCCCAGATAGCAGTAACAACTTCTTTGTTGTCCTTTGCTGTATCTAGATTCTCTTTTAGTAAGCGATATCTTTTCTTTACAGCTTCATACCAGTCCTGAGAAAATCTACCTTTAAAACCAAGTGTTTTAGTCTCTTGACCAAAGCCATCTTTTGTTGTTTGCTCTTTTATGAATAAATCAAAGCCAAGCTGCTTAAACAAAGGATGTTCTTTTATCTTATCAGTCTCTTCGTCAATCTTTCTATAGTTACGGTTATGCTCTTTCTCAATACGCATATTAACTTGAGTAATCAACTTGGCAAGATATCCAACAAGCTTGTTATCAACAGTAGTAATATCACGAGTATATAACTGGATCTTACTAACATCTTTCATTGATTCAATATCTCGAATCGTAATCTCTTGTCCTTCCTTTGCGTTTTTGTTAATCTTGTTTATCAACTCTTGCTTTGCAAAGTAAGCAATCTTGTTATCAAAAGATCTAGCTGCATTGTTAATCTCAATCAATGTATCTCTAGTAGTAAACGTACCGTCTTTATCAGCAGGTACTTCCATGATATTAGGGATGTTAAACAAACGCTCTAAGTTTGTCCATGTCTTTATAATATCATCAGCAAGTAATAGCTCACTAAGAGAAACAACTGACCCAGAAAGCATCTCGCGAATAGTTTCGATATCGGCAAGACCTTGAGATACAACTATCTTGATACTGTTCTCTTTCTGTATAGTATCAATCTGCTCATTAAGACGTTTGATCAAAGCATTGTAATACTTCTCACGCTCAATCTTCTGTTCTCTCGTGTAATCTTTATTAAGCTTTGCTCTTTCTCTAGCGTCAATATGTTGTTTGATACGATCTTTTAACTCATCACGCATCAGCTTTACTGTTGGAAGCAATCCTTTTAAAGACTTTGTTCTTCTTGAGTATAGCTTAGCGTCTAATGAGTGAGTAAACTCCATGAAGTCAAACAATGAACGCTTAACACCGTCTTTTGTAACTGTAAAATCAGAGTTAATAGTTGGCTCAACAGCCCACTGACCATACCAAGATTGAAACTTTGGTGTATACATTGTTAAGTATATACCCAAAGCTACTTCACTTGATTGAGTTGTGTTCTTAATATACTTACCTCTTAGCTTTTGTAAAGACGCATTAAGGTTACCAGCATGTTCAGCCGGTACACCTTTTGTCTCTATTGTATTTAAGATATCATAGTAAGAAGTTGACGGAGTTTTTCCACCTGGAAGATATACTTCAGAGATTAAACCGTTTTTTCTTTTGATAAGACAAGCCATACTTATTTACATTGATTGTTTAAAGCGTATTCATTAATCTGATCTGATGTTGCAATGCTAAACAGTGGCATCTGACCGTTATCTTTTGTTTGTGTATCAGATGCATTATCGATAACACTAAGCAAGTTAGTTATATTTTTAATACCTTGATCTAAAACTGAGTCTGTTTTTACTTGGATACCAAGAGCTTTTGTTAAAGCAGTAAGTAAACGTTTCAAGATCTCACCAAACTTAGATACTACTGACTTACCAGAAGAATCAACCATAATGGTATTCATAAACTCTTGGAATCCCTTATCTGTCATTAACATACTAACAAACTCATGCTCAGATGTAAGGCCATAGTACATGCTCTTTTCTTCTTCTGTTAATCGATTGTCTGCTTCAGTGTTAAATACACTGTCATTAATCTTTGCAATAACAGATTTTAACTTTGCACTATGAACTTCGTTCTTTAATACAGACTCTTGCGCAAGTAAGAATAGTTTCTTTACTGAAGTAGCGTACATACGCTCACCTTCAACATTAAACTTAGCACCTTTTGATGATAGTTTAAACAATGACTGAGCTGTATAACCATGCAGTAACTCATGAACAATCAAGTCTTCAAGATTTTCAGCTCTTGACTTAGTACTGTTATCTGTTAAAGCTAAGTCTGGGTTAATAACAATCTGATTAGTGATTGTATTATAAAGTGCAGGATCAGTAATACTTGTTGAAAGAACAACAGATATCTTTGATACATCACCAGTTGCTTTTAAGCTATCGATAAGAATCTTGTAGAAGTCGTTGTTTGTATTTGCTTTTAACTTAGTCAAGACAGAAGCAAGAGTATTAACTCCATTAGTATCTGGGATGTATTTCTCAAAGACTTGTTGATCAGACTCTACTGCAGACCCTTCAGTAGCAGAAGAAACTTCACCACTCAAGAAAACTTCAGGGTCAGGACCACTAGCAAGACCAAACATACTCATTGGTACTACATCAACATCTTCATCAATACCTGCAATAAAACCATCTGGTGTAAATAGATCATCTGGTTCAGAGAAAGGAGTAAACTCTTCTGATGAAGGTACTGTACCTGGCTCACCATAAGTCATCAATACATTATTGAACTGACCAATCTCAGATGCTTTATAACCTTTACCTTCAAGATAAGATTGTATCATTGTTGAGATACCCTCAGCTTTTGTATAAAGTACAACAGAAGCTTTTGCTTTTATTACACTTTCTAACTTAGGCTTGTACATCTCTTCAAATACCGTAGATAAAGTATCTATTGCATCACGGCGAGTGATATGATTTAGTTTAGCATCGCCTGGTAAAACATCAATGAATCTATCACCATTAAATAACACAACGTCTTTGTCTGTAAACTCTTCGTTGTTTATGTTAGTCTTGTATACTGTTGATAGTATTCTATGTTTTGCTTGAGGGTTATTAGGATCTGTTGGGTAACTAACTGCAGTTGTTGCATAGTTTGCTAAATCAGCTTCATCTGTAACTAAACTTACATTACCAGAAAAAATAATAAAAGGATTCTCTTCATTAGTAACAATACGGTTAAGCTTTTGAGATGGGAGTAAGTTAGCAAAGTGAACAGATGTCATCTGATCTGCATTAACACCTAACTCATATTCAGATGCTAGTTCTGTACCTAACGTTGATATTCTCTTATAAGATCTTTCTCCAATACGTTTAAACAAAAACAACTGATTGTTACTAATATGACGTATAAACTTAGGATAAGTCTTTACAGTTGACTTATTACCACTAACTAAATCATCAATACTACCAGCAATCATTAGATCTTCTCTACCTTTTGGCAAGGAGTAGATAAACTCATCATTAGAACCTCTAGTAATCGTTGATGGATTGTTTAAAGCAGTAAAAGCTTTTCTATCAACATAAGAAGCCATATCAGGATTGTTCATGATAAACTGATCATAGAAGTTATCAACGTTCATCTTAAACGTTTCCTGGAACTTACTAACGTGTTCTAAGTGCTTCTTATTAAGTAGTCTTAACTCAATAGGTATGTATCTAAAGAAAGAAGACTTATCAGCACTAGCACCTGTAACATAAGCATACTTAATCAAGTCTTTACCGATGCTTGATATATCTTCATTCTCGTTCAAGATAAGATCTAAGAAGCCTTTATTATTAGATAGCTCATCAATGTCTTGACTAAAAGGCGATTTGTACTGAACACCTTTAATACTCATTCTTGATTTAGAAGTAGGAATAACAGGTTTTAACCTTGCAAAGAAGTAGTTGTTTCTTAACTCAGGATGCTTGATTGAAGCTTGAACAATACGCTCAGCCAAAGAAGGATTCTTATCAGTACCAATAAGCAATCTGTTTCTTTCACTAACTAAATCATCAGTAATAAAACCAGAGTCTTGTGTACTATCAATATAAGCTTTTAAGTTTTCCATGATGTTTTGAGCCATCGCAGCAAACTTAATCTTACCATAGTTATCAACACCACCTTTACCTTTGTTTTTCTGTAATACAATCTCTTCTAAAAGATTCTGGAATACAGGATCAAAGTGTATTGGTGCAATCTTACTTAATACTTTATGAGCAAGAACTAAACTATTATTAACAGCATGCCCTGTTTGAGTTGTTGGTTTGAAGTCAACAGTGCCGGTCATATCATCAACTTCAAATGTACCAAAGATATCACCAATGTTAATCAAGTTATCAACAACCTCTGCTTCACCATATGGATTCTGTATTACGACAGGTAAACCTTCTCCGTTAACTGAGTCTGCAGCTCTTGATATGGATTGGAACTTACGATATTTATTTAAGAAGCTAAATAGATCAGAACCAATACCTTGACTGATTACATTGCTATTATTCATCAACGTAGATTGAGGAACACTATAGGATTGTAGTCTCTCGTAGTAAGTTAAAATGCCAAGCTGCTTCATGATATACTCATCAAGTTCTTTTCTCTCAACTGGCTGCATCTTAACAACAGCTGGATCATAAGCTAACATCAACTGATTAAGACGAGGTCTTAAGCGAGCTTCTTGCTTTAGTAAGTTTAATAACTCATCTGGTGAGTGAAGCATCACTTTTTCAATATTCTCAGGGGTAGCTAAGTCTTGTGCTTGAGGAGTAAGTAAGTTAATAAACTTAAACTTAACTTCTTTTATAACATCAGATGAGTACATTTTGCGAGTTGAGAAAGAATCTTTTGCAATCTCTTCCTGCTCATTTAGATACTTCAGAATATACTGAGGAAAGAAACGAGTAACATAACGAATATCAGCAATCTCTCCCTGATCTGAACTTAAAGACAATAGAAGCTTTGCAGGAGCCATTGATAACGAGTTAATATTAAACACGTTAAGGTTCTTGTTCTTTGCATTATCAAGAGACTCATTAAGAGAAGCTGATACGTTTTGCGTCTTTGTTCTTGTTAAAGTATTAAGTGTTGCATCACTCTTAAACGTAGTACTACCTTCTGCTGTTAATCTGTTTAAAAGAATCTCTTCACCGTTATCTTTTATAATCGTAATACCTGTACTACCAAAAGCAACATTCTTTTTGTCCTGGTGTTCTGCGAGGAAAGAAAGCAACTGAGCAAATATACCAGTACCTAACTTACCACTTCTGTTATCCAAGAAAGTATTGATCTGTGTATTATAGTCAAAAGGTAAGAAGTTAGTTGGTAACTCAACAATACCGTTCTCATAGAAATACTTCTTCTCATCTTCATAGTCAGACAAGTCAATAGATGTTGTAATCTTATCAAAGGTCTTTGCATGATTAAGCACAGACCAGTGAATATCTTTATACATCTCAAGTAACTCACTTTCAGATAGTTGAGAAAGATCAAAAGTGTTTAGATTTCTAACACTCATGTCTTCGTTCAACGCATAGTTAACAACATCAAGAGACTCGATGTTATTCTTGCGTATCTCTTTTATCTTATCGTTAATCTCAGATAGCTTTGCAGCTCTTTCTTGCTTTAACTTATACTTTGCTTGATTAAGTTTCTTACGCTCAGAGCCACTTGCTACTTCATCATAGATAGCAGATCTTTTTTCATATAAGCTATCAAGGATACGTTGTTTTTGTTCACGCTCTTTCTCAGCAAGATTCTTATAACCTAAACGAGCTCTATACTTATCGATGCTATCGTTAAGCTTTTTGATCTCAGACTGTTGCTCATCGTTTAATAAGCCTTTTAGTTCGTCGTCAAGCTTCTGAATAGAGTCTTTGTACTCATCAAGAATAGTTTTCTTCTGCTCTTTTAAAGCATCAATCTCAACAGTAGCAGTATACTTGTAGTTATATGTAGGATTAGATAAGTAAGCATATAACTTATCAACGTCAAAGTCAGAACCCATCTGAGCTGTAATACCATCTGGAACAATAATAGTGTTCTCCATATATGATGGTAAGAAACCTGCAACAACAATAGGTAACATTGATGAGTGCAACTGATTAGGAATACGTGCACCAATAAGTTCTAATAACTTTGATGGTATTCTATCTTGATCAAGAACTAAACGACCTGATGCATCTGCTTCAGCGTAGTCTTTCAAGTTAATCAGATTACCGTCTTCGTCTTTTAAATACTGAGATACAAATACTTGAGCAGCCTCTGTTTTTGCTTTTCTGTTTTTTGCAGCTTTTGTTCTTCTAATGTACTGTAACCCTTTTTCCGGATCATAGTACTCAGTATATACAATCTCGTTCTTTATCTTATCTGATAGCTCAGACTCAGAAAGCTTTGTACCAACTGCAGATACTTGAACAAGAGATGTTCCGGTAACTTTTAGTTTAACAACTTTACTAAACAAAGAAGTAAGTAATCCTTCAAACTTAGCACTGTTACTTAATAAGTACACCGGGATAACAAGCTTACCGTTTTTGTTTGTGGCAATAGCTTTGATATCGTTTATACTCATGTTACGATCAATAGCTTCTTCTTTTAACAATCGAGCTAAGCTACGTTCGCTCTTAAAAGTAACAAAGTCTTCGTTGATAGTTATACCAATCCTCTCAAGTAACTCAGAAGCGTTACGTTCAAATAACTCTGTACGTATTCTTTCTTTTAGTGACTTGAACTGAGCAGTATTAAACTTTTGACCAGCTAACTCAAAGTCAGTAACGTCAAGAGAACCTTCAAATAACTGACGGTCCATCTGACTAACAACGTTGATTAATTCTTTCTGATGAGGAATCTCTTGCTGTGTACGTAATCCTTCGCGTGATAACTCTTGTATGTTTCCTGCTAGTTCAGCTTTTGTAGGTTCAATAAAGTTACCGTCTGTATCAAATACTTCAAGTAACTGTACAGGAGAACCCGTCTTTGTTGCTGATTTAAAAGCAGCAGAACCTACTTTGTTCTTCTCCATAAACATACGAAGCTTGTTCATTTCTGAACCACGTGTGTTATCTGGGATAAGAGGATAAGCAGAAGACTTAACATAGTTGATCTCGTTAAACCCATCTATCTCAGAGTTAGACGAATGTACAGGCTTTGTTGGTTGTAATACAAAACCAAGCTCAATATCTGTTAATGTATAATCGTAAGACTTATTCTTTGCAGCTTTTGCAATCTTTGCTTTTATAGACTCGTATATATCTAATGGAAGTCTACCTTCAGACATCATACGATTGATATGCTCTTCAACAGTAACAAACTCTTGAGCATCCGTAATCTCAATCTTTGAAAAGAACTCGTTTGACTTAACAACATCTTTTAGTGTAAGCATGTTGTATAAAGAGATATCAACAATCTTACCATCTGTTCCTTGCCACTTTGTAGTTCCTTGAGAACCTGGGGCAATAAACATTGCAGCACGTTTTGAGAACTCATCAGTAGTACTTAAAACAGTACTATTAATAACATCGTTTATAATCTTACGCTTTGCTGATTCTTCTGGTGTGTTCTCAGCTGATACGTTATACGACAATAACTGATTAACAGATAGTGACTCACCAAAAGCATCTTTAATCTTCTCTGCAGTAACAACCTTTGATTCCTTATAGAATAAAGCTAAGTCAGCTCCTAACACTTGGGTAGTATTAATCTGAGCTCTCAAGAAGTTATACTTAAGATCTGCGATTGCAAAGATTGCTTGATGTGATGAGTCTAGTTGAGACAACTGATTCATGTAGATCTTGTTAAAGAAAGGGAAAGAGTAGTTTGTACTTACTTTTCCATTGTCATCAACTGATGTAGATCCTTTAACTATAATATTCTTACGAGTAAGGTTAGCTAACTCCTTTAGCACATCCTCCTTTATTGACTCACCAATAAGTGTCTTTAAGTAATCTGCATCTTCAGATGAAGGTTCAACACCTTGGTAGATCTTAGTACGAATAGCATTAAGCTTACCGTCAGCACGATTGTTTAATACCGGGAATAAAAAGAATATCTTACTTGCTGTTTCAAAGTTAGCTATGCGTAACTTATCTTTCTTCTTGTAAGTTGCATAAGCAATCATACGATCAATCTCAGCTTGTGCTAAGTCGTATAACTTATTCTTAAAAGAATCCTTGAACTCAAATGACTCACGAACAGTAGGCTTAGTTCTAAAGAACGCAAAGCTACTTGCTGGATCTAAACTATCTTTTGTTATCTGTAATACAGGTGCTACTGTCTTATCAGATAAAGTAAATGTATTGTAGTAACCAGTCTTACCAAAGTTATTTTGATGCTTAAGGTAACTATCAAGTATCAACTCACGTTGTGACTGATTCTTTTTTACTTTACCTATCTCACCTTTTTCATCTGCTTTAATACTATCAGAGTAACTTAAGCTAAATACGAAACTATCATCACTGTTTGTTTCATCTTCTCTTAAACGACGAACTGCTTCAGAGCTTTTACTATAAGCACGATTAGCAAGAACATCTAAGAACTCTTTTGTCTTTAACTTCTTTTTTACTGTTTCTAAGTAAGAAGGTTGAACATAAGCAAAGATGTTTTTATTCTCTCCGTTTGTATAACTACCAGTCTGATAAACATCTGAGTGAAGATCGTAGTAAAGATCTGCAAATATGTTAAATACTCGCTCGTGAACAATTGGGTTGTTCTTATCTTCGTAGTTTGCTGCTTCAGACTGAGTGTCGACATCCTTAGTTAATGTAGTAATGATATTATCAACAATGTTACCTGTTGAAAACATATCAGAAAGAGTGCTAGTCTTGAAAGTTCTAAACCTCTTTTTCTTTATCGCATCATTAATGTGTGTAATATAAGCATCATCAACAGGAATATTCATCGAAGCAAAAAGCTTTTTTAAAAACTCTTTCTTCTTTGTGATACTATTACCTTGACGTACTTCTAAGTATTCTTCTTTTAACTTATTAGCTAGATCAGTGTTAATTACTAAGTTACCAAACTTGTTCTTTGTAATAAGAACAGACATTTTCTGTAACTCTAACCAGTCAGTTTTAATCTGACGAATAACGCTATTACGGTTAGAACTAATAACACGCATGCTGATACCACCCTCTTCACTTTGTTTCCAAAGTAACATGGTATGATCAGTGTACGCTTTATTAATTACTGTAAGAACTTCATTAATCAACTGTACATTATTCTCAGCTTGTAATTGACCAAGCTTTTTGTGTACGTTTAATAAGTAAGGTTTAACCTGAGCTTTTTCAATAAGAGCTTCTTGTAAAGCATCGTAAGTCACATGTTGTAAGCCAGCACCTAATACTAACAAGTCTTCAAATACTTGATCGTAAGCAACGAAATCAGCTAGACCTAATAGATTAGCTTTGTCACTCTTAATACTTGAAAATAAAAGCTTTACACGAGTTGTAGCAGTATCTTTCGGATTCATCTGAAACGAACGTGCATCAGTAAAGCTTTCATTTACTGAGTTATCTTCAACATCAACATCATCATCACCAAACAACTCACCTGAATCAACAAGTAAACTCTCATAGTAATCAGCAGTTAAACCAAAATCTTCTACTTGACTATCTGTATTAATACGTAGTCCTAAACGATTAAGCTTTATTGCTACTTGTTCTGTGAATCGATCAAAGTTAATATCATCAGTAACGTTATCTAGTAGTTCTCCAAGATAAGAGAACTCTTTATAATCAAGAATACCAAGTTCAGGAATCTTTGCAAGCATTGCTTCGTTTGCTGACTCTTTTAACTTGTTATAAGACTCTTCGTCTTTTGCTATATTATCAGTAAAGTACTTAATCTTTAAGGCAGAGTTCTTTAGTTTACTTTTGATCTCAGCAAACAATATACGAGATGACTTCTCATACTTACCACCTGGTTTTAATAAACCAATCTCATCAACAAACTGAGAAAAGATAGCGTTAGTAATAGACTGCTCTTGAACAAGATTGAATAAGTTAATATTAACAAAACGATCTTCAACTGCACTTTTTACTAGATCTAAAAGCTGATCATCTGACAAGCCTTCGTTACCAGGTAAAGTTGCAGCACTCTTTAAAAGTTGCTTAACTTCTGTTTCTGAAAACTCAGAACCATTGATGTTATATAAACATGCCATATTAGTTACACTTCTTGTTAAGTTTATTCTCTTCCTGTAGTTTCTGTGTAGTGGTTGCTACTGACTTTAACTCATCTTCATTACCTTTTACGACATCTTTGTCAACTGTCTGGTTAGTTCCAAACTGTTGTCCAAAGTCCATATCCATAAACTTAGCTAAAGCTTCTTCTTGAGTTAATCCAGTCTCTGATTTAGACTGATCCGTTACATTAATATACGCAGAATCAGCGACTTTATCAGCCTGTTTTGTAGTAATCTCTTTACCTAACTGCTCCACATTACTACGTAAAACTTTTCTTGCATCTCCATTATTAAGTGCAGGTGTTACAGAAAGTTGTTCGTTAATATGATCTTCAACAGCATCAGCTAAAGCACTTAAAGGTTTCTCTGTTATTGTTGGATGCTTATCATCTTCAAAAGATTTAGAATCAGTACCATAAAAAGCATTAAGCTCTTCTGCAATACCTTTAATCTTACTTGCAGCTTCTGCTCCCCAGTATCTTTCATAATATGTTTCCATATCAGACTTATCTGTCTTATTCATCCAACCATCTTTACCAATACCAAAGAAAGGATACCAACCAGGTTCTAAACCTTTTCCACCAAGACCACTTGTAATATAGAAAGGAACAATAGTACCATTAATATCAACTAATGCTTTTGGTCGCATTGAAGTATTAACTACATTGTAAGCACTACCTTCAATAACAATAGGTTTAATCTGTACTGATGAATCAGTAAACTGTATTGCAGCAACTCCATTAGCAGGAGATACCGGAGCAACTGGAGTAACCGGAGCAGGAGCTTTTGGTGCTTCTGTTGGTTTAGCACCAGTAGATGGAGCCTGACTATCAATCTTACCAAATACAACAACTGGATTAGCAAAGTGTATTAACTCATCTGCTTCAGTATTATTCTCATCGTAAGGACGTCCCTCTTCTAATGTTGTTTCAAGAGTCTGTAACATATAATCATTATAAGTCATAGGCTTTGATTCAGTCAAAACACCAGTATCAGGATCAACAGATAACACAGTCATCATCTTATCGTTACCAACACCTGCAGATTGCTCAGTACCAAAGCGAATACTTTGTCTTAAGTTTGCTGCAATATCGTAAAACTTATTGATTTTCTCTTCACTTATCTCAGTTAAGTTACCTATAACAACACTATCCTTCTTCTTATCACCTGTGTTTACTTTCCAAACACTAAGCAATCCTTTTGGTGTGATGTTAAAGTGACCCTTACCTTGAAGCATTGGATTATACTGTACTGAACTTGTATGAGTAACGTAGTCATTGATGTAGTTACTTAACGTTTTAAAGTCAGCAGTCTCCCCATCGATAAACTCAATATCGTATGCTTTGTATACAGCTTTTATAATATCAAGATCTTTCTTTGTTGCTTGCTGTGACTTAGCAGTTGTAGTATTATAAGTATGGAATGCAGTCCAGGCTCCAAGAATAAAATCAAGTCGTTCTGGTTTTAACTGAGGAACAGTAACTAATGACGCAAGACTCTTTCCTGATGGAGTTGGAATAATAGCAACAGGCCATCCGCTCGACTTACCTTGAGTAATAATCTCAGGTATGTAAAGATCCGTTTCAAAATGCTTATCAGTAACATGAACACGACCTTGTTTGATAATAGCAATACGTGTATTCTTACTTAATGCTTGTATCAAAGGTTTCTTTACACCGTCCGTTCTTAATACGCCGTTAGACTTAAAGGTTACAGAAGATGTAAATACAGCGTTAGGATTCGTATTGTATCCGTTAAATAAAGACTTTCTATGTTCTTTTATAGCATTAGTCTGTACCTCAAGATTGTTTACACTATCACCGTCTTCAGTAGTTGTAAACTCTTTTGTATGAGCAAGGACTCCTGAGTCATTGTATCGAGCAGTAACAAACTTAACTGTTGGTAAGTACCCAAGCTTTATCTTTTTACCGTTTTCAACAGTATAGATAGCAACTGGAAAATCATCAATAGCTTCAGGCTTTATTGAGCCGTCTGCATTAAAGAAGTCAGCTTTCTTACGTTTTGTAATACCAGTCTGTTGAACATAGTCGTAGTCATCAAAATCATCAATGTTTACATCTATCTCAAAAGTTAGTGGTGTACCAAACTTAATACGAGAAGTACCCATTATTAATGGATATGATTCTTTTGAATCACCTCTCTTAAGACGACGAACACCTTTCTTATCTGTGTATACAGTAAAGTTATCTGAAGAGTTATTAATCTTAGAACCAGAACTTATTGGTGTTCTTGAGTCTTCGTATACTGTTGACCCATCTGAATCTTTTCTTGCATAAGAAAAACCAACGTTATCTGCCGTATACTCTAAGTCGTCAAAGTCAGCATCTTCTTCCTGTACTGCTTTTTTATCTTTTAGATCTTTCTTCTGTGTCTCAGTAACTTCTTCAACAGGAGTAGTCACTTTCTTTGCAGTTGGATTAGCCACAATCTGAATCTGACCTTTTGTAAGCATATCAGATAACTCATCAGTACTAAACTCAAGTTCACTCTCCGTTCCATGAATAGCCCATACTTTATCCGGAGTAACAGATATAATCTTTAAAGCAGTATCTGATCCATCAGTAAGAACTATATAGTGACCAAGTATAAACTTAGTACCATTAACTTCTGTACTATTCTCCGGATTATTATCAAACTCTTCTTGCTCTGGATCAACGTTTTCGTCTTCTGTTACAGGCTCAGTAACTACTGGAGTTTCTGTTGTAGTATCAACCGGTTCAGTTGTTTGAACTGCTTCAGGTGTATCAGTTGCTTCAGTTGTTTCATCAACTGTTTCAACATCAAGATCTAAATCCTCTACTTCTGTATTTGCAGAGTTTGATGACTTAGCTCCAGTGTATGTAAACTCAACATTCTGATAGTTTGATCTATCTGGTCTTGCAATATTAAACGTAAAGTCTTTATTAGATACTCCATAGTTAACAAGTATCTGAGTTGCCTTATTTGAAAAGCCAAGAAAAGCAGATGGTAGCATTATACTACTACCTTCAAAATCACTAACTATTTCTAGTTGTGACTTAACAACAGCAGCATAAGCGTCTTTTAACTCTTTAACAAGTTCTTCAACATTGATACTACCACCGTTTGGTACTTCTGTCTCAAAATCATCTTCTTCAGTAAGATCTGACTCATCTATTCCTTCTCCATCTTCCGGAACTACTGCCCCAGATAAAGCATCTTCAGCAGTTCTTTTATCTCTTGCTCTCTCCTTCTCGTTCTTCTTATCAACCTTCATCTTGTTTTCGAAGTACTTCACCATCTCTTCATTGTGACGGTTTAAATACTCAGAAAAGTTTATTGGGTCAACAATGTAGTTGATGTTCTGTAAAAGAGCTTCATGATCTCCTTGTAGATGGAAGTAATCAGTTAAGTTTTCAAAAGCAGCACGAGCACTATTATCTTGTACTGGTTGTTTACCTGCCTTTTTTAACTGATCGTTAATCTGAGAAGTAAATGTTGGTAATGCTTCTTTTGTGAAAGCATCTAAAGCAGCTGTTAACTCTTCAGACTTCTTCTTTGGATCAAGCTCTTTGTTTGCATTAATCTCATCTACTTTATCTAAGTAAGAGATCAAGTCGTCATTATACTTATCTAACTGCTTTATCTTCTTCTCTTTCTCAGCTTTGATCTTTTTGTCTTCAGTAGCTTCTACTTCTTTTCTTAAAAGATCTATCTCGTTAGCTAAGTGACTTATCGATGTTAAACTGTAGATATCATTAAACCCAACGTTTTCAAAACCAGGTTTAGTCTTTATGCCGTCTAATACTTCTTGCTGACGAGTAATTGCACGGTTATAAGTATCCTGCATAAAAGTAAGCTGATTGATTGCTTCTTTATAAGCAACATGACTCATAGCTTCTTTTATGTATTCTTTTGTACCATGCTTGAAGTTACCCGGATTAAACGGATTAGCGTAATCAGAAGAAAGCTTTGAGTGAATCTCTTTTACTTCTTCAGCTCTTTTAGCAAATACCTGAGTTTGCTTAACCATGTCAGCATGATTCTCTTTTGTGTATTCAACACCAAAAGCTTCAGTAAACTCGTTCTCGTTTAAGTTCTTTACGTAATCAGTTAATCGATCGTTTAACAAATCAAGCATACCAGTATTAATACCAGTAAGTATAAAGTGACGAGTTGCGTCATCTTGTATATCATTGAATGCTTTCTTGTCTTTATTAATCGCAGACTCTTTTAACATTGCTGCAAAGTTGGCCTGGGCAGCAGCATTATCTTTGTTATAGTTATAACTTAGAGGGTTAGCATAAATCTGATTAACAGTATTCTTTACTGATGTACGTGCAGCTTGTTCTTTTGCTTTACGATCTTCGTAACCTTTCTTATCTGTAAAGTATTGTTGTATAGAACCTGCTTGTTCAAATGCTTTTGATCCTGCACCAAGTAAGCCTCCTGTAAAGAATCCAGATATAAATGTCTTTGCACCTTCAGTAGTAAACTGATTGCCGGCTGCTTCACGAATAGCATCAAACTTAGAGTCTAGCTCTTGACCGTTGTACTTAGCCATGTACCATGACTTAACAGCATCGTTTGAAATACTCTGAGCATTCTCTTGCAAAGCTTCTGATAAGTTAGCTCCAAGATACTTTAATGGATTACTAACGATTGCATTCTTGTAATATAACCAACGGTTATCACCAGCTTCAATTACTTTCTTACCAAGCTTTAATGCATCTTTATCTGATACTACAGCTAAGCCTTTCATGATATCCTCATCCATCATGTAGCGTAAAGGCTTAAACCCTTTAAGGATATTACCAAAAGCTAACTTGTTTGACATCAAGATAAGAGCAGTATTAGCAGCACCATTTGACTGAGCTCCTCTTAATGCTTCATCATTGATATCTTTTAACTCAAGATCAGTAGGTTTTCTACCATACTTAGTCTCAAAGTTATCAGTCATTTGTTCTGATAACTCTGTATAAGTACCAGCTGCTTCAGCTTTTGCTTCAGATACAGCTAAGTTAAACTCTCTAACATCTCTATATAAAGATCCAAAGCCTCTAGCTGCTGTACGTAATGATGATACTTTTGTAGCACCATAAGCTAGTTCATCAGCTCTACGCATTGCTTTAAAGCCTGATGCAAACTCCATTACGTTATCAACAGGATTTATTAACTGTGCTGCTTTCTGCACTGCATTAAATGCCTTACGCATGTTTGAAGCACTGTTAATACTCTCAGATAACTCAGCGGTTCTACGAGCAGCTTTACCAATATTACTAGCAAGTTTTATTGTACGAGCGGCTTGTAACTCACTAGCACCACCAAATGTAACAGCAGTTAAATAAGTTAATGCTGCTTCTTCAGCTGCAATCTCAGCAATAGCACCAACTGCAAAACCAGACTGCTGTACAGTATTTGCAATAGTGTTAAAGTTAAAGATGCTCTCTCTATCTGCTTGTGTCTCAAATATTGGATTAGCATTAAGCATCTCATTCTGACGACGAGATAACTCTTCCATCTCAGCTTGCTGAAAAGCACTGCTCATCTCTTGAGTACCTAATACATCAAAGGTATTACCCCAGCTTTTAAACTGATCAACTGCTTGATGCCAAGCTAAAGCACCCATCCCGGTAAACGCATTCTTTAACTTATTAAAGTTAGTTTGTGCATTACCATAGATCTCTTCGTTATTACTAAAAGGATTAAAACCTAACTCTCCAAAATAATCAGAGTTAACATATCTGTCACGATTAGTCTCAATAGGATCGTAACCAATAGGACGAAGCATTTCATCAGCTGTCGGAGTTGACAAGCTTTGCTTAAGATCTGCGATAGAGTTTCTAACTATACGATCAGATTCTCCAATAGCCATGCTTTGTTGCAGGTTAGCTAAAGGATCTATTGCTGCTGTAGGATTTAAGGCTGCCAAATCAACTTCAGGAATCGGTGCACCTGAAGCTGCTATTGGTTGATATTCTTCTGCCATTACTGTATTGCTTCGTTAAAGACTATTAATAATTAATACCGTTGGCTCTCTTCATATCTTCCCAAGAAGCATTTGAAGAACCTAAGCCTAGTTGAGATAAAGTTTTTTGCTTTGCATTATACATACTAAGGGCAGTCTCATTAAACTTTGCTGATATACGCTCCATACTAGTACCCATTGGTAAACTAAAGTTCTCATGCTTCATTGAACGACTTCCGTCTTTATTGACTTGTTCGTATGACATTGATGCAAGCATTTGATTACCGGCACTATCTTTTGTTACATTCCACTTAAGACCTAACTGGTTGAGTATCTCTGGAGATTTTATCTGACCGTATTTATCTAAACTGATTAAGTCTATACCTGAAGATTGCCACTCTGTATTAAACTTAGCTACTGATCCAGGTTTTACAGATACTTCCATGCCATCGTTTAATGCATTGATAGTATCTTTATACTTAACTGCAGCTTTTTCTCCACCAAGTAACTTAACAAGTTCTTCACGATTATACATAATCTTAACTCCTGGTTGTCCAGTAGTTCCAATCTTTGTAAGACCAACACCGTCAATAACGTTTTCTATTGCAGCATTTTTAGTAACCTGAAGAATCTCTTTTAGCTGATCTTTGTCTGCTCCTTTTGATACTAACTCATTAACGTTTGTTGGTAAGAAGTTTGTATCTCTAAGGTTGTCATCTGTCATTGTTTGCAAAGCAATCTCTTGAGCAACATCACGTTCTTTTGTACGATCTGTTCTATACATTAACATAGGTCCTATAAAAGCACCCTCATCGTTAAGGTATCTCTGCATGTATGTACCCATACGAGCACTTACTTTCTTCTCAAACTCATCATATGATTTACCAGCAGCATTCATACGATCTTTTGCAATAGCATAAGCATCTGCACGAGAACTGTTTGGTCCAGAGTAAATATAAGTATTGTCTTTCGTATAAGCAGTTGCAAACTTATCAGGATCACTATAACCAAACTTAGACTTTAGATAGTCTGCCTTTGCCATTAGCTTGCCATTCTTAACAAAGTCACCTGCAAAGCTAGGATCTTTTAAGATATTACCAGCAACATCTTTTTCAACTTCCATGATCTTTTGGAAGTCAGCTGCTGCTAAATGATGATTAATGATCTTACTAAAATCAGAAGAAGATAAATCACCTACTCTAGCTTTCTCTAATAAGAAAGTTTCAGCACTCTTGTATAAACCATTAGCAACAAGAGAAGGAGCTTCTCCATAACTAAGATCTTTACGGATTAAACCAGCATCTTGTAAACGCTTATGCTCTTGAACATACTCGTCTCCTTTTGGCATTACACCTGTCTTTAATGCAGTGTTTAATGCATTAACATATGAAGCAGAAGGTTTAACTTTATTAGGATCTGTATTGTAAGCTGATGCTGTAGTAATGATACTAGACGTAACATCAGTTATTGAGTTTAACTTATCAATCTTTACTTTCTGCAATCTTGCATAAGCTTGCATTGGATCGTTACCCTTAACATTAAGACCAACACTCATTGGTGTATTGATATCAGAAGGAGAAGTATCTGCTCCACCAGCTGATGTACTACCAGAACTACCAGATCCACCAGAAGATGTTTTACCGTCAAAGCTTTCTTTATAAGCAATCTTAGTAAGATCGTTCTGAGCTTTTAACTGAAGAATCTCAAGCTCAGTTTGCATTTTGTACAAAGGATCAACATCTGATGATATTGATACACCTGCTGCTTTTGATCTAGCAAAGTTTCTAACAAAACCATTCTTTGCAATATCAGCAAAGTATGCTTCACCACCCTTTGTAATATGATCATACATATCTTGATATTCTTTCGAATCTTTGTTACCAAGATATCCTACCTTCTTATCATAGTCAGCTAATGAACGAGTTAAACCAGCATACTCATCTGATAAAGACTTAAACTCTTTTAATTCTGCAGGAGTAATTGCTGCTGGGTTAGCTGAATTAGCTGCGTTCTTTGCATCAAGTTTATCTTTGATCTCTTTTACGCGACCAAATACCTCTTGTTGTTGTTCAAAGTTAGCTTTATATTCATTACCAATAAACTCTTTCGCTGTTTCAGCACGAGCAGTTTGTTCATCTAAACCTTCGCTAATCTTTTGATTAAGGCGATTCTTAAAGTTAACAGCACCTTGTACCTTAAAGATCTCTTGAGCTTGAGGCATTGTTGCTAACTGCTGGTATGCCCACTCAGTATGTAAAGGAACAGACTTATCTCCGTTTATTGTTTTAATCTTTAGTCTACCGGTTGGATCACTCGATTCCATCTCAACCTTATATCCCATATCTTTCGCTCTTTCATTAAGAGCTTTCATGGCATCAAAGAATGGTACGTACTTATTAACTCTTACTTTACCAATAGACCCATCTCCACGACTAGCATTCTGCATATCAAACGCAGCTAGATTAACATAGTCTAAACCTGTTTGCCAGAATTGTTCACGAACCTTTGGATCAGATGACTCTGCAAACATTGCAGCTTTCTTTTGATTAGCTAATATCTGACTACTCTTACTATAATCTTGTAAAAGTTCTTGATCTTGCCAGAAAGGAGAAAAGATTTGTTCTGCAGATTGCACATTCTGTTGTTGAGATAAATCTATAGAAGATATCTCTTTTAACTTATTCTGTGCTTGCTTGATATACTCATCTCTAACTTCAGCATTACCTTTTGCTAGTAATGGAGCAGATAAGATATTATTATATGAACTTCGGATCTGGTTTAATCCTTGATCAAACAACGCATTTCGTTTCTGAAGATCCGCAGCGATTGTTGAGAAATCAGGTGTGTATAACGGAAGAGCCGCTATTGCACTGTTACCTGAAGGATATGGTGTTATTGATGCCATAATACAATACTAATATACTAAAAATGTATGAGGTTTAAAACTAAACTTTTGTGGTTTACTCAAACCCTTGTCCTGAAAAAGGATACGCTGATGCACCTGCATTTGGAAATAAACTAGCAAGTCCTGCCAGCATTTGTCTTTGTACTATTGCTGTTTTATCTAATGCACCTGATGATCCATAAGTACTAGTTGTTTTATTAGCACCAAGAAGTTGTTTGATATAATCCTCAGCTTCTTTCTCATTCATACCTGAATCTAAAGCTCTTTGCTTTAACGCCATGTATTGCTTAAACGGATCTGAATCACCTGTTGGTTTACCATTTGTAGCTAGATTAGCAATATCAACACCTGCTTTTTGTACTTGAAGACCTGTGCGTGGATCAATAGTAAAGTAAGGACTTGTTTTATTTAAAGCATCTACCTTAGCTCTGTTTGAAAATGCATTCTGATATGCAGCTAATATTTGTTTATCTGCAGCATCACGCATTGAGAAGTTTTCTAAGTTATACTTATTATTCATCTCACCTAACATGTTTGCTGCTTGTGCACGTGCTGCCATGTTTTGATTGATAGTAGCAGCATTAACTGCATTAGCTTGGTTAGCAATAGAAGCATTCTGCATATTAGTTTGTGCACCAATATTAGATATAGCTTCTAGTTGTTTACCTGCAATCTGACTAGCACCTGCCAAGTTAGCTTGTGGTCTACCAAATGTACGTAATCCTTGGTTTTGCATATTTGCTTGTTCAGCAACTGCAGCGTATTGTCTTGTAGGATCAGCAAATACTGTCTCAGGCAATACATAGTCAGGAGCTTGTACAAAAGGAGTCAAAGTAGGAATACCAGCTCTTGTAAACAAACCTTGTAATAAGGCTGCTTTATCAGGCATTAACATACCAGTACGAGGATCTCTGACTTGTTTTTGTGCAACTTGCTTTTGAGCAGCAGCTGGTGCTGGTGCAGCAGTCTCTTGATTAGTATCTTTTAATGAGTTCTCATACTGAGTTCTATAGAAATCGTATGCATCAATAGATGGTGCAGGCATATTCACAGGCATTGCTTGTGGCTGTCTAACTCCTAATGTTCTAAAAGGTGCTAGTGAAGGAACGCTATATGTACGCTCACCAAACTTATCATCTTCTGGAATAGGTGAAAGACCTGCAGCTACTAACTGAGGGTTGACTGTTTTCTGGAATGCTAATGCAGCACCAGGAGTTCTTGGATCCCAGTTTGTTGCATTGTTAATAAAGTCAGGATGTCTCTTTGCAAAATCTGCTTGATGTGCAGCATCCCACCAACTCTCTTCTCCATATACACCAGTTTTATTCTTACTCTGCATTGCAGGATATGTACCAGGGTAACGAGCATTGCTAGGCATACCAATAGTATTATTCTGTCCTAAGTTTCCTAAGACATTAAAGTCGTTTGGAGAATATACAGGATAACGAACTTCACCACGCTTTTGATACTCAATAAGACCACCTTCTTCTTTTGCAAAGTTTCTAGCAAAGTTAGCTTTCTTAACCATCTCTGGGGAATACTGATCTTTGTTTGCTAAAATATGTGCAGCTGCTTCTTGAATACCGATATCCATACGAGTAGCTTGAGCTTTAAAGGTGCCTTTCTTTGCAGGATCAATTTGAATACCTCCTTGTTGATACCATGCATTACCAGAGAATGTTGAACCACCTTTCTTTGCATACTCTGCACCTTCAGGTTCACGTTCCATTCCTTCTTGTTCTTGCATACCAAGTAGCTGTTCAGCTAACTCAGGAGGAAGTGCTGGTAAAGCAACTTGAGGAATACCTTGAGGGAATCCTTTCTTACCTTCTTGAGCTAATGCTAGTTGTGCAAGCTTGAACTTATTGTTATTCATCATCATCTCAGCTGTACGCTTTTGGTACGGATCTGCATTTGGATCCTCTAAGATAGCTTTATATTTATTAAGTTCATACTGTTTTGCTATTTGAGCAGGAGTGTATGACTTCTTTGAAGATGCTGATTTACCAAACTGAGCTAAGTCTTGACCTCTTAGTTTCATGCTCTTTGTATCTGAATAGATAAATGTACCGGGCTTAAGATTCAATGGTGTACCACCTTGTGAGTGACGCTTACCACCAATCTTTGAGTGCTCCATTTCTCCATCATCATCAAGATCTCCATAAGCAGTTTCTCCTCTTTCAGCTTCTAAGTTAGCCATATCTCTTGGCACAGCTTGCAATGTATCTGATACAGCATAAGGATCTGGTTTACCCATCTCATTATCAATGACACGAGAACCAAGATCTAAACTATGACCGTATTGACCACCGTATGCCATAGCAGCAAGATCACCACCAAACGCATAAGTAAAGTTACCTAAACCCCCTCTTCCTGGCATTGTAAAACCACCTTTTGGAGGTTGTGTTAAAAGACGAGGATTAGGTCCTGGAGGCAAAGCTTTTGGTCCTTTAGCACCTCTACCTAAAAATCTATTACCAGCAATAAGAGCACCTATCTCTAGAGCTGACATTGGATCACCATTATAAACTAGCTTTGCAATAGCATCTTCAAAATGATGAGGTATTGCATCTAAACCCTTAACAAAAGAAGATGACTTATCATCAACACCCATAAAATCAAAAAAGTATGGATGCTTCTGAGAATACTCTTCATATGAACGAGAACCTGTCAACGTATTAGTAAGATCGTTTAGTAACGAATGTTGCTGTGGTGTATTAGCAGCTTTCTTAGTCAAAGCCTTTTGTGTAGGAATAGCTTGCTTACTAGTTGATGGTTTAACAACAGAACTTACGATCTTTGCTTGTGGCTGATTACCACGTAAAGCTTCTAGCATTGCTAGATTTTGTTCTGCTGTACCTTTGTAGTTCTGTATACCTAATGACTTTGCAATCTCTTTACGAGAGTTGTAATCGCCTTTTTTACCTTGTGATGTTAGATAGTCATATACACTAGGTCCTTGATAACCAGCTGAAGAAGCCATATTAACTGGGTAGTTAGCATCAGTAGGAGCTAAAGTTACAGCACCATTCATTGGACCAACCACAGGCTGTGCACCATAAAGCATTGCTGCTTTTTCTTCTTCTGTAAGTTCTGGAACTTCCTGACCTGTTTGATATCTTGGCATCATTCCACCATAGTTCATTTGTGGTGCTGCTTTAATACGAACTTTATACTTCTTCATAATAATATAGTATCTACTCTATAATTTACTAAAATATTGCTAGTTTAACAAGCTAAACTTCAAGGGTTTAGATGAACTCAACATCACCACCCATTGCTTTAATCTGCATGATCTGATCTGCTGTAAGTTCATACTCACCACCTCTTTGCATCATCTCAACATGTAAGTGGTCTCCTTCATTAATAATATCCTCTATACCATACTGACTTTTGATGGTTGGATTCTTTGCTAAGAAGTTAGCTAGTTGATTGTAAGACTGACGATTAGAAGAGTTAGCACCAATATCAATAGCTTTGTTCTTATAATGCTTTGATCCTTTCATGTGTTGGCTATCATTACCAGATGACATAGTCAATCCTGGAAAACGGTTGCCCATATTAGATACAAACGCCATAAGATTAGAGTCTAAGTTAGTAGCTTTAACTCCTTGCTTTGTATCGATGTTCTTTCCTAAATAACGCATCGGTGTAGTACCTTCTGCATCAGTAGTATACTTACCAGTCTTAAAGTATCTATCAGCACCTGTTGGTCCCTGGAAGTGAATAAGCATCTTAATCTCATTTATATTAAGATTAGGCTTGTATTGACTCTTAATCTTCTGTGCGTTTGGTGTTAATACATTCTGATCCCAGTAATCAAAAGCTTTCTCTTGTGCTTCTGGATTATTTAAGAATGACTGCTTGTTCTTAATACCTGTAACAGTTCCGATCCAGTCTTTATTATGATCCCAACGGAACTGGTATTTACCAACAGCTCCTGATCCACCACCTTTTGGATTAAACGCTTTATAGTTACCACGACTCTCTTTGTATGCAATGCTATCTTTTAATGACTCTGTTGATTCAACAGGCTCATTCATTGGTGCGGCAGTAGTTTCTTGTACTGGAGCTTCTTGCATTTGCTGTTGAGCAAACTGAGGTTGTTGTATCTCTGGTGCGCCAATACCAATAGTATTTGCTCCAACTAAAGAATCAATAGAGTCAACTGTATACTTTGCTGCTTCGTCCATAGACAAAGGAACTTCAATACCTTGTTGAGCAAACATCTGATTTGGTTTAAACAAACCATATGAGCTAGGTCCTTGCGAGTAATCCCCTCTGTTTAACTGAGGGTTATACTGCTGGTTCCATGTAGCATTCTGAGAACGTAACATCTGACTGTTAGCTTCTCTTTGCTTTTGCTGATTGTTTAGATTTGCTAACTGTGAGTAAGTATTAAACATACTCAACATACCATCACCAAAGTTAGCAACACTATTCGCTACTTTAGTTGCGTTAGCTACTCCTGATCCAGGAAGTGGTACATTCTTAAGCTCTGGATTTTGTTGTGCAACAGTACGTTTAACGTTTGCTGCTATACCAGCTTCATGAGATATTGGTTGAACACCTGTAAAGAATGTTTGATTATCAGGTAACTGATATTCTTGGTTAGCTTCATTAGGATCAAATACAGGCATGAAAGGATTAACCTTTGCTGTTACCTTTGGCGCATTGCTTTGTCCTGCAACTTGGAATCTACTTAATCCACCATAACGTTTAATATCTTGAGGCGATATTCTAAACTGTATATTTTTTCTTGGATCATTACCTAAAGTATTATCAATAGCTTGTACAATACTTTTCATCATACCGTTTTCACCAGCCTCTTGACTAAAGTCATACTTATCCGATATGTCAACTGAACCATCTTTATTTACATTGTATGTAAATCTACCAAGAGTTGTTGCTGCTTGATAAGCAGGATCAAGCATAGTGTCTTTTGCAACATTAGCTACTTGAAAAGGTACTTTTGCTAACTTAGTTTTTCTTAGTTGATTAGGTACACCTTTGCCCCAAAGATCACCATAGGCATTACCATAGTTTGAATATGATGTACCATTATGACTTTTACCTGTCTTCTTTTGTGCATCTAGTGCAGCATTATAGATAGCTTTAAGATTATCTTTTGTAAAATCGCTTTTTTGAACAATAGGATCTGAATCGTTTAAACCCAAAGCAGCACCTGCAAAGTTTGCGACTGATCTAACACTTACTGGAATAACATTTTTGACTAACTCTCTAAAGTTAGGAACTCCAGATATAGTACCAAGTTGAGCTTTTGGTTTTGCAAAACGTTCAAGAATCTCAGGAGCTTGTGCTATACGCTTCATCAACTCAATATTTTTATCTGCTGAAAAGTTATAGTCTTTTATGCCTAGATGATTTGCGATAGCTTTTCTTGTTGCTTTATCGTAATTAACACCTTGTTGTCCTAAGTAATCAATGATTGATTCTCCTACTGGTATTGCTCTACGTGCTTTATCTATTACTCTACTTCCTAAATCTACACCTTTATTAACCATGTAAGGTATATTAGAAACATTAGGAATCATGCTTGCAGGATTAACACCTTTAACTGGAGCATTAGCTTTTGCAAATAAGTTACTTGTAATATCACTTAATGCTTGAACAGAGTTAGATACTTTATTCCAGTTTCTGCGCATTGCTGATGGTTCTCCAATAGCTTCAACAGGTTCATATCCTCCATAACCAGGTAACTTAATACCATCAGTCATATCATCAAATACAAAGAAAGATGGTGTATTACCATGACCTGCTGTTCCATGAATAAGAGTATTGTTACCTTTTAAGTATCCAACATGTTCCATACCACGAGAGTTAGGATAGTTATACTTATAGTCAAAAGAGTCATTAGAGCTTTTACGATCTTTTGATTTACCTAATGCAATATTCTGTGGAGTCTGTGGTAACTTACGACCTTTATCATCAACAAGATTATTGTTACGATTCATTGTAATAAGTACATTCTCCATACCTTGCATTTGACTAGGTACTTTATATGACTTAGGATTTGGCAAAGGTTCAGCACTTTGCATCATCCCTTCTGTATATGAAGGATTAAGATACTGAACTGGGTTTTGATTACCAGCATCCCAAGCATTAAAACGTCCAAAGTTATGACCATATGCTTGTGCAGCTTTTGAAGCAATATCAGCACAACCATTTGCAGTACATACAAACTTAGCTCCAGGATACTGTTTATTTAACTCCTCAGCTTTTGCCATACCTTCTGGAGTAAATACATCTATGCCTTGTTGTTTTAAATCAATAAAACCATTTACTGGTTTAATAACCTGACCAGCTTTTTGATACTTGTTTAATGCCCCACCAAACTGTTTTTTCTTTTTACCAGTAACTACATTAGTACCTTGCTTATATCCATTCTGACCATACCATGTAGCCTGCTCATCATTTGGAAACTGGATATATTGTCCTGTATCTAAAGCATAGTTCATAGCACCATCAGGATTGTTCTGGTTCATCCATTCAAGATACTTGTTACCAGGACGTTGTACTACAGTGGGATAAGCACGACCATCACCAGATTCCATAAAGTGAGTACTTGGTCTTTTATCACCAGGTAGATACATCTGAGGAGCACTGGCATTATACATACGCTGTACAAAGTTCTTGTCCATGTTTGCATTATTAACACTATCTACCCAAGCTGTTCTATTTGTATCCCACAAACCACCATACTGCATCTGAGCTTTGATCTTACGTTCTTGCTCTAGCATTTGTTTACTAGGCTTCTTACCGGATCCTTTGTTAGCACGAATATTATCCCATAGACCACGTCTTGAATAAGAACCATCAGCTCTACGAATCATCTCTCCACCTTCTTTAAGATTAGCTTTCTGCATGAAACTTGCAAGATCATAAGTAACATTCTGATCTTTAAAATCGTTGATCATATTTTGTGCTATGGCAGCTCTGTTATCTGCATTATTAACTTGAGATAATATGTCAGCTATACCATTAACCATATCACGCTCATCAGGTGTTTGACCACCTTCGGCCCAAGTCTTTCTTGCAAAAGCTCTAAAGAAAGGATTACCCTCAAGGTTCTTTTTATGACGTGCGTAGAATGCTTTCTTACGCTCTGGATCTTTTGGATGTTGTCCTAGCTTAGAATCACCAAAGTATTTAACTGTTCCGTCTGGTCCAGTAACTTTATGTGTCTTACCTTTACGATCGTTACTACGAGTTACAACATAGCCACCATCACCCATCATTGGATACTCAGTAACACTACCTGCTTCAGGATAGTAATACTGCTGATCTGGATACATCATTTGAGGAGCTCCAACATTTGGTACGCCAAGTACTGGATAGTCAACAGCATCCATAGTAATATTAGGAGAGTTAACAGTTGTTATCTCACCAGGATGTTGCCACTGGTTCTTTGGTACTTTTGGCTTACTAGGTTTCTTGTTTAAGTCCTTTGTAATCTGCGTTAATAATGATCTGTTTAAACTCATCGGTTACTTATTTGTAGCTTTGTGCTGATAATCTTGAATAACATCTTTGTTGAACCACTCTTTATCTTTCTTAAGAATACTCGATTAGAATAGTGTCTGAACTTCTTACGTTCTAGTTCTGACTTCTTATAGTCAACATACTTAGGATTAAGTGCTCTAGTGTATCCGTTTGAAGACACATTAAACATTGGTGTTTCGTTGTTCACAAACTCTCCTCTGTTTTTTGTAATATCCCAGAACTGGTTAAAACGATACTTGTTCTCTTCTTTTGAGTAGTTTATCTTAATACTGTCTGATAGTACTATTGGATACTGTAGTAAACTAACCGGATCGTTCTTTTTCTTTATGTTAAGATCAAGATATCCCGATACTTGTTCTGAGTTGTAAACAAGAGCTCTATCAAAGTTATCATCAAGAAGATGGAACTTATCGTTACCATCGTTAAGATACTTAAAGCATTCTAATACATACTCAACACTTTTTACAGTAGCAACATTACCACCTGTTGAAGCAACATACTCTACTTCAAATGGATAGTCAACACCATAGAAGTTACAGTATAAATCTGTTCTGCTGTTATGTCTCCAGATACTCTTATCTTGTACAGTCAAGAAGTTACTTCTTGCCGGAATAATAAAACTAGGATGCCAGTCATGGATAGATAAGAACTGTTCATTCTTAACGTCATAACTCATTGTCCAAGATGCATTCTCAAAGTGTAAAGGATCACCAAGGGTAATCAGATTCTTTGTTCTCTTAACTATACCATTATCGATAAACTCTTCACCTAAAGTATAGAAACCGTTTATAGTATCATACTTAACATCTGAGTTTAATGGTTTGTAATCCTTTTTAGTAATGTATAGGATCTCATTAGTATTATCATAGGACATGTTACAACCAACACCAACAAGAGGATTATCGTAGTGAGTAAAGTTTGGAAAATGTCTAAGCAGTTGTGACGGCAAGTATTTAGCAAACCACCACTTGTTACCGTTTCTTGAGATTTCTTTGTACTGTCCTGCATACTGAAATATTTTACCCTGCTCCTGTGATACCCAGAACACACCTGCAGGTATACCAACAATAGCATATTTACTTTGACATGAACCATACTGATACTCATCATCAGTATTCATTATGTTTCTCATTGGTTGAGTGAATAAACCACCATCTCCAACAGTTATTTTAATACCAGCATCTGTTTGTAATGAATCAACACCTTGTATCATGATTGGTGATTCATTCTCTAACATAATAAGAGCTCCTGTATGACCAACAGACTTTAATGATGTAACTCTACCAGTCATATCAATATAGTTGTTTGGTAAGAATCTTACCCAGTTATCTTGCATCTGCTCTTGCTCTTGAGGAAGAGAGTACATAATTCTGTTTGGAGAGTAGCTATAACACTGCTCAGCAACTAATGGATCATAACTACGAGGTTGTAAAGATCCCCAGCTAATATAGTTGTTGTAAAGCTTTGATACACTAAGAGAGTAGTCATACTTATGGAAGTTACCTCTTCTCATTATATCAGATCTAAACATCGAAGTTATATCTGTATACTTATCTGGATCATAATGACGTTTCTCTGGAGTCTCATCCCAATCACGGTATGCTAAGTTTACTTCAGATTCTACAAAGAAGTCTCTAACTCCGTTACAGAATAAGTAAAAGAAACCCTTATCAACAAAAGCATCTTTCTCAAGTCTATCATCAAGATGTGAGAATGCAGTTGTTCCTTCTGATACTAGACGACGTGCATCTGTATTCTCTAACCAGTAACGAGGATAAGCAACTGACATTCTTGCACGGTAATCATACAACAACTCATCTTGCTGATCGTATAACCAGTCATGGAAGAACAAGAATGGATTTTTCTCTGTGTATCTTCCAATATAGATATCTCCTCCAAATAATACATCAGTTGCATAAACCTTTGTTTTATCTGGTTGAGTTTGATAAACACAAGTGTAGATAGGTATCTGCTTTACAGATTCTAACTGACCATACTGTGATGGGAAAGCTGCTTTTATCGCACCGTAGTAAGCTGATATATCGCTTGTAACAGTTTTGTTTAACTCAGCTTGTATCTGAGTCTTTGTATTTCTACTTGTATCTGCTTTTAATGGAGCATCAAACTCACGTGTAGTATTGACTAATACATACTTACCTCTATGTAAGTTATTAATTCTATACTCATTGTAAGACTGTAAGTTATCTCCAATATAGAAAGCATCAGCTACTTTTCTACGAGCGTTATCTGTTCTTGCATTGATTAGATAGTTACTATAGAATCCATGAGAATCATATTGTGCAGCATACTGACGCTTTGGAATCATGCTTGCAATAACATTGATTACTTTTTCTGCATACTGATCTTTCAATAACTTAGCAGCTGTAATCAAAGCAACAACGTTTGCTGTAAATATAGCAAGGTTAGCCACATAAGCAGCAATAGATATTGCAGTTGTTATAGCACCGGTAGCACCAAATGCATCTGATGCAGCTGAAGGAGGAGCTGGTGTTGGAACTGCTCCACCCATTGAGAACTCAAAAGGTTGTCCTTCAGTACCACCAAACTTAATAGTCTTTGCAGCGTTTGTTAGTAAGTTTGTTGCAATAAGTGTATTTAGTATTGCATCAATAGTACCTTTTGCTGACTCACTTAACTGTTTAAACTGAGGATGCTTGTATACATATTTAAAAGATCCTTCTGATCTACCGTATACTTCACTGTAAATCTTTAACTCTGATGCTGCAAGATACGGTTTAGAGAAAGATGTATCAGGACTATGGAAAGAAAACATATCCTTTCTATACTCTGTCAACGGATCTTGTAAACGGTTGTTTCTTGCACCAATATCAATAAAGCTTTTATTTGACGTTAAAAACAAATCAGGTCTAAGGTCATTATAAGGATAGTTTTGATACAATCCTTTAACGCCTGGTTGATCTGGCATATCGTGTTGACGCATATTGTTCAACAAACCTTTTGCAACAACTGTCTTATTACCTTCTCTTGATCCACGCAAGATCTCATAACCAACAATATCAGTTAATGGATTACCTGCATTATCTAAAGGTACTGAGATATTCTCAAACTTAACTCCAAGAATACGTATCTTATCTCCACCTTGTGACTGGTGATATACTTGCTCTGCTAATGAGTTATCTGGAAACTTATGATGTCTAACTCTTTCTCCACATAGATTACCCCATATATTTGGTTTGTTATCTGGATACTCTTCTGTTGATTCCCAGAAACCCATCTCGCCTTCAGCTAATACAACACCTCCATCAGGACGAACTGTATTTGGTACAGATAATATACCTGCTGTATTTTTTACTTTCCAAACTTCTGGTGAGTCATCTCCTTCAATAGCACTAGCATCTGCTGAGAATAAAAACTGACGTTCATCAGTTCTTGGAGCTCTTCCCGGAATATGATAAGATGCTGATTTATCTCCTGTATTATAGATCCATCTGATAAAGAAAGCATACTGCTCATCTCTCATGTAACCTGTATTATTACCCCCTTGGATATAATAGTTTGCAGGATACTCAACACTTACCCACTTTGCTTGAATCTTGTTAGCTAAAGGTTGATAGTTAAAATCAAACTTGCTTTGTACACCAACACGAACTAAGTAGTTGTTAAGTCTAAACATTGCGTCAGACGCTTCAACTGCAGGAGTAACTAAAGGTATTTGCTCTAATGGTATAGTAATAAGATCTGGCTCAACTGAATCAATAAAGATCTTGTTTTGGTTTACCGAATATATACCTAATCTCTTTGCTGTGTTTTGACTATTAACAACTGAGATAAGTACTAACTCAAACTCATCAAAGTCTTGGTCAGTATTTGTAATAGATACATCAAGACTACCACCTTCTCCATCATGATCAAATAATCCTTGAACTTCAGATACCACTAAGTAGTCAGTAACTCTAATACCGTTTATAGTATAAGCAATAGCAACTTGATAAGAACCATTTCTTAAGGTACCTGCTGCCTTACCTTTTTCAATGTTAACACAAGGTATAGTTAAGATCTGAGCAAGACGCATCTGTTCAACATCTAGTACTCCTGTTGACTGTTCGATGTAACACTCACCTTGTTTAACCTTTTTAGTCTTGTATGGAACATTATCTAAATCTAGATAACGTGATGGGTTACGTCTACCATCATCAAAGTATACTTTAAAACCACAGTCAAAGCCTTTGCGAGATGCTCCTGTGATTAAGTTCTTCTTATTAAAGTTTAATCCTTTATCGTTTACTACAGTTTTGTAAGTACCAAGATTAGCATCAAAGATACCTATCTCAGAGTCCGTATCATCTGTTGTAAACACAGCCCATGTACCATCAACAATAGGTATTGTACCTATAAGAGAATAAGGCAAATCAACTGTATGTAAGTTAGCAGGCTCGTTACCAAGCACGCCAACCTGACCATCATGAGAATTATTGACAGCGTTTCGTGCATGCAACCATACTCCTTCTCCAACGAAGGTTTCGTTAAGGTCTTTCATCATACCTTTTGAGAAGGTATTCATTACACTAGCGTTATCTTGTTGTGATGTTGCCATTACTTAAAGGTAGTATTTGAAGCTGAACTAAACATTGCATAGTATCTATTGTATTGAGCAGTTCTATTCTTTGCCCAGATGCTATGTAGCTCCTTAAAGTTTGGAGTATTAACTATTGATAAAGCATTGTTTCTTGCAGCTCTATACAAAGGTTCAATAAGTTGTATCTGATTGGATACAGTATTCTCTCCGTTCATAAACAAGTTTTCAAGAATACGCTTCTTTAAAGCATATTCATAGTATTCGTTTATCATTGGATGATCTAGTACTAACAAGTTACCATCTTGATCTTCTAAAGCTCCTTCATAGTTTAAGTAAAGCTTTCCTTCAGATAAGTTAGTATACACAAAGCCATTCTTTATCTCAGCTTGCCAAACAGAGCCATTACCTGAAAGCCCCATACTTTGAGCGTAACGAGATAAAAACTTACTTGGGTTCATATGTATTCTTTCGAAGTGATCGTAGGTTCTAACCTCGTTTCTGATCTTCTCAACAAGTATGAAGTCTCCACAGTTATCTCCGTACTGCTGAGTTGTACTGTAAGTATCATTGCATGCACACACAGTTGCCTCGGTACCACACATTCTACAAACATCTGGAGCTACAACTAATTGCATCTCTTCTGTTTGACGACCTGCCATCACTGGAGTTTTCACTGTGTACTGACCTAACAACATTGCATTATTAAGTACATAGAAGTCTAATGGTAAACGAGCTTTGCCTTTTACTATCTCTATAACAGTTTCTTTTGTTTTGTTTATACGTAAACCAAGATCATAAGAAACGCGTTGAGCAACTTTGATAAGGTCAGCTGGCTCAATCATTCCCTCAAGATTGTACATACGGAAGTCAGATGACACTGCTGCCATCAACTCATCAAAGGTTCTGTATTGTAAGTCAGTATTCATTATCTAAAGTTGCTTTGTTTATCTGAAGATACGTCTGATGGTATCTGTAAAGTTATACCGAAGTCCTTCATTACGTTTGACTCAATCTCTCCATGAAGATAATCTGGCACGTTAAAAGACTCTAGTTGTCTAAAGTTACAGTCATCTTCTGGATTACAGTTCCAACATCCAACACTATCATCAAAAGCAGCTTCTACTTTTACAGCATCCCAATCAAGATCTGGGAAGTATAAGTGATCGTTTAGAAACCAGAAGTACTTTGTCTTGTTATACTTATAGTTCTTTTGTTTTGAGATGTTTAAGAATGTTCCTGGAGTTGTTGGTTGTAATGCTTCACTGCCATCAATAGAAGTTATCTGTCTAATCAAAGGTCCCCAGTATCCTTGCATGAACGCAGGTATCTTTGCCTTTGTACGTCTGAATGTAATACCAGATTTGATTCCGGTGCATTGTGCTTCAACACGATCAATCTCAACAAGCTCAACGTAGTCTAGAGTTTGAAAGATAGAAGAGAAAGACATAATCTTGTTCTTACTATCCTCACGCTTCATTAACCACTTTGCATGCTTTTGTATTAGACTATAAATAAAACGATCAGTTAAAAAGGCGTCTGATTTGACAGCCTTCAACTGATTTCGTACTCGTGAGATAACTTCTCCAATAGTGGTTCTTGCCATGATTGTATTAATCTAAGTCGAACTCATCATAGTTAATGAGATCTTCAGCTGTTTTCTTATCTTGTATATCCTTCTGATTGGAGATACGAAACATCCGGGAGATCTTTTGAAAGTTGTCTACAACCGGATACTTCTTCCATTCAACTGGATATGTATTAGCAACTGTACGTTTGAAGTCTCTAACACCAGTAAAGCCCCACATGTGATGGAACTTAAACCTGTACTTTACTTCAAAGTTTGTATAAAAGATCTTTGCAACATACTGATCTGATTCCCAGTTTTGTCTTTGTACCTTGACTCCGTAGATTGCTGACTTCTGATAGTCAGTATTATCAGTAACCTTACGTTTACAAGTTCCAATGAACAGATAACCAAGATGTTCTGGTAGTTCTACCCCATCTCTATTATCGATTACTGTCTCCCAGAGCTTTTGATTTATTGCACTAACTATCTTTTTATACTCTTGATACGTTAAAGAACGATACTTAGGATTCTTCTGTAAGAAGTTCTGATAAGTATCTTGACTAAGTATGTTTAGTTTCTTTGGACGATATCGAGGAGCGTTAAGATCCGGTTGTTTATATACCTTCATATAGAGGCTCTTCTACTAATAATTTACAAAAAATATGCCAAGTTTCCTATGAAAACATGATGTTCCCTTCAAGTATACGTTCAGTATGTTTCTCAACAATCTCATAGCTGCAACCTGGTCTATTAGGCCCAAAGTTTGTTCCTATCCACTTACTACCACCAAATAAAGATAATACGTTACGGTATCTAAAGCCATAAGCTATTTGACTAGCAGCCATGTGAAGATCTCCTTTAACTAAAGATACGTGACATGTATCCGGATCAATCTTATTATACATCAAGTATTTGCGTAGGTAGTTTTCAACCTTATCGTTCAGATGTAATGGTAAACCATGCTTCATATCAGCATCATCTTTACCATGAGTAAGTAAGATAACGTGATCTCCATACTGAACGTGTTCAATGAACTTCTGCATGATAAGTGTATCTACTTGTGGGTATTTAGCATTAATGTAAATCTCTAATGCTCTATTTACCATATAGTCAAAATCACCACCGTGGTTTGAGTTAGCATTCTGATAAACGTGATAGTTGTTTGCAGCATCTGATGCAATAACAGAGTCAATAAACTCTCTTTCTGCTTCAACAGCTACCTCAAACCCTTCACGATTACTCATGTTCTGAGGAAGCTTGTGACCACCTCTGGTAGTATAACCATCAAGACCATCCATCTTATCTCCCAGATCGATAATGAATACGTCCTCGAACTTCCCGAATATACTTTTCTGATAGTGTATTTCATGTAGTACTTCTGCTAAACGTTTCTTGTATACTGTTTTATCATATTGGTTTGCATACATTGCAACACCACCAACATATGCGGCTATATGTCTGTCAGATAAGTAAACAAATAATGCTTTTTGATTTGATATCGATGGATAGAGAGTGACAGGTTTGAAAGTTTTGTCTTGGAATACTCTCCTGATTATGTGCTCTGCGTCTTCTATTGATAAGTCGCCATCTTTCTTTTTTACTACTAAAGCTGATACTAACCAGCCGTTCTTCTTTTGTTTGTTCCAGAATCGATTAAGCTCCCACTTTGATAAATCGATCTTTAGTACTCTAATGATCTCTTCTGCTGATTGAGGTTGCTCTGTCGTAGTACCAGTTATCTTTGCTGTACCATCTTTTACGTTCTCATCGATTTCGATATCATAAGCTACGTCAGGTGCATCTGGATTAAGTTTCTGGTTTAATAGGATCTGTCGTTTTAACTTCTTGTATTGTAGAAGTGACAACCCTAATTTGTCGGCACAATAGACATTACTCTTCTTCCAAGTGATGCTATGTGCTACTAATTCATGGAGTGATTTAGTACTCATAAGTTACTGTTTTGTTGTTAGTTACACTTATGGAAGATAAAACTCTTAAAAATATTCCATACTTCCAAGCTTTTACTGGTTTAATACAAAATAAAGACCCCCGCCATTTCTAGCTAGGGGTCCCGTTTGTCAGAAGAAAACCAACAAAACTTCAGACAATATCTTTAAGCTCCTGGTGAGGTGTCTGAGATTGGAAGAGTAATACTCTTCGTAATACCAGGGCTTGTTAGTGTAAGCAAGAAGTTCTCAACGCCTTCTGTGGTTACATCGTTTGCAAATGTGAATACTTTTGAAGCAGTGTTATTGCTTATTACAAAGCTTCCAGTTAATCCGGCAGATCCAACTGATAAGTCAGCTGACTGTATGCCAGTTACTTCATAGTTAATACTTGTACCAGTTGATACGTTTGTTGTTGTTAATACAACTGTTATTGTTTGACCTTCAGATCCTACAGATGTTTGTGTACCGTAGATATATGCTTTTAAGTCATATGTTGGAGTTATTGTACCTCCACCAATAGCACAACCTAATGTTACTTGCCAGCTATCTGTTACTGTTGCATGACCAGCATGCTCAACAACAAGATAAAAGAAACGACCGTCCCCAGAAGCTTTTGGGAAAGTAATAGTACCTGAGATGCTTGTATTTAAAGTTGCTCCCCAAGGTCCTGCATAATCAGCAACGCCTACCCATCCTGAGTTAGCTACTATTGTGCTCTCTGAGTTATATACTGTAAACCTATTTGGAGTATCGTTTGCGATGTAGTTAAGGCTAATCGTTGCTGAAGATGAGTTATCAACATCAATAAGTTCTTTTGGATAGATATAAAACGAAGGAGATAACTTACTTCTAACAAGTATATTTGTACACTTTGTTGAAGTTAAAGCAGGAACTCCCCATACAGTTGATGAGCTATAGTCATTATTACCACAACTGTTTTCAATAGTACCTTCAACGGCAACACATAATGGTATGTTTGGTAATACTATTGGTGAGCTAGTAAACGTACCTGCAATAATAAAACTTTCACTACCAACAGTTCTCCATCTAACTCTGTATCCATTTGCAGGAGCAGGAGTAGAAGGATTAAAGTTAATCGTAATAGTTCTAGTAACTGGACAAGACATAATTAGCAGGTAGTAGTTGCAGGACAGAATGGTAAACTAGCAGTGTTACTAACTGCACAGTTATAGGTAATATCTTCAGGTACACAGTTTGCTTGACCACAGTCAACAACATCGTACTTAGTGTAATCAATATAAGCAGATGCTTGCCCTGCAGGAATTGTAATCGTTTGTGTATAGACAGGATCAACTCCTCCCCAACACTGGTTATAAGTAAATCTCACAACTACATCAGTTGCAGATGTTCTTGTAGTGTTAATACCGTTTTGATCTTTTATCGTAGCACTAATTCTATTTGTTATACGATTATAGTTTGTTGCAGGGTTAGTACCAAAACACTCTTGTTGACTATCAAATAACCAACCGTCTTCAACAACAATACATGTAGGCACAGGTGTTGGCTGAGTTCCTCCAGATACTGAAGTATCAACTACTGTACAAGATTGAGTAACACTAAGACCATCCAAAGTAATAGTAAATGTCTCAGTGCCTTCTGTTGTTAAATCAGCAGCAAGAGCAAAAGATTTAGTATCACTATGCCCTGTGTTTTCAATAACAAAGTTGCCTGCTAATGGTGCAGATCCTGGACCTAAGTCAGCAACTTGTAATCCAGTTACTGTATAAGGTATACTTGTATTGTAAGGTATGTTAACTGTTACAAGCTTTGCTAAGATAACTGACCCTTCATTTGCAGTTGTAATAGGATAACCATTGCCATCTGATAGAGTTAATGTATATCCTGGAGCACCTGGTGTTGGAGGAGTTATTTGACCTGCAGTTGTAAAGTTAGTCTTTGCACCAGTAGTACCAGCGCAATCAACTTGTATATAACCTTCATACTGAGCAGTAGGATCAATACCAGTAATAATAGCGGGACTGGCAAATATGTTATTTGGTAAGAAGCTATAAGTAGACTCTGTAGTTTTCTTATAAGCTACCTTATACCCAAGAACAGGTACTGTACCGTTTACAATAAAGTTGACAGTTAAAGTTGCCATTAGTATGTATTACCTGCTGAGATTGAACTAAAAGGAGTAGGATTAGTATAAGTAGTTACACCGCCAGATACGCAAATACCTTCGATAGTTCCCTCATACAAAACACTATTATCGTTTATAGGAATGCTAATAACGTTTTGAGTACCTGTATGAATATATTCTATATAAGAACTGGTACCTACTTTCCTATATCTGATACGTAAACCACCTGTAAAGTTAGATGGAGATGACGTAAGTGAAATAGTTAAGAATCCGTTAGTCATTATTAAACCGCTTTTGTTGTTAAGCTAATAGTTACTGAAGAACAGTTTGTTCCACCAGAACTAACACTTGATACTTTAACGTAATAGTTTGTTGACGCTACTAAACCTGTAATCTGTTTTGTTGATAATCCAGTAACAACAACATCTGTCCATGTAGAAGCAGCTGCTGTCTTGTATTGTAATGTTAAACTAGTTGTATCAACAGCAGTTGTCCAAGCCACTGTAAATGAATCAGCTGCAATCACTGTTGAACGTAACTTAGTCACACACTTTAATGTAGGACTAACACATTCTGGAGCAGTAAGTCCAACAAGAATCTTTTGTAAGATCTCATCTAAACGCTCTCCGTTTGTAATCTTTGCTTCCAAGATATTATCTCCTGCATATTTAACACAGCCAAGCAATGCTAACTCTTCACAAGGCTCTCCATCCACACAAGCAGTTGTTACTGCTGGTGGGGGAGGACAGTTTGTGCACGGGTTGCAATTAGCTAATGGAATAGAAGAATCGCTGCAGCTCATAGTTTAGTGGTATTAAGATACAGTTGGTGTTCCTGCAATCGTTGGAGGTAATCCGCAAGTTGTAGAACCAGTATCAGTGTTCAATGTTGTATATGGTGCAGAAGGACAAACTACTGCAGGTAATGTACCAATTGTTGTCGTTGCTCTAACTTTGTATGCAGTACCTTGTAACAAGTTAGTGAATACATCAGATACAATCGCTTGTGGATTAGTAAACGTCTTTGTTGAAAGAAGTGAATCACCACTTGATAGTAATTCAATCTTGTAAACAGCATTATCAGTAATCGGAGGATTGAATGAGAATGCCATTGTGGTAGCTCCAGGAACAACTGTTAATGTTGGGCAGCTGTTTGTTGCGCTGTCAGATGATTTAGTAACAGTCTTGTTACATTGAACACCAGAGTTAGTCAATGATGACTGAAGAACAAACGATAACTTAGTAGCTAAGTTAAGTGGTGTTCCTGTTAACTGAATAACTAATGGGTTAGCAGAGTTAACTTGGTTAATCACATCAACGTAGATTGGATGTGAGTTACCTAAACCATCTGTGATAGTTAACTTAGAACCTTTTGGATCCGTGTTAGTCCATCCTGTTGGAACAGAGCTATAACCACTAAAGAATAAGTTAACTGCAGTACCGTTATTAATCATTGCAGGAGCAAAGTCAACTATAACGTTTGCACAATCTGGCTTAATCAAGTCTTTTATGTTATTGAATGCTGTACGTAAATCAATAAGAGTAACCCAAAGGTTTGCAATAGTATCAGCTGTTGTGCTAACTGTTGGTTTCCAACCAGTTAAAGCAGACATTGTACCAGCAGTTGATAGTGCAGGAGATGTGCTTAGTGAACTTGGTTGTAATGCTGCAGCTGCAGTTAATGCTGAGTTAGTACCAATAGCAGTTCTAATAGAACATACTTGGTTCTGTAGATTAAGTAAAGCATCACTGATAGTAACAGTAGTACTTGTACCACCACAAGTTAAAGTTACCTGACCTTCTGTTGCAGAAGATCCTAAGATAGCTTGCTCTAATACAGTAATACGATTACCATAACTAGAGATAGATGCAGTGTGTGCAGATACCGTTGTGTTAATATCACACACCTTAAGCCCAATAAGACGTGTGTATTCAGTGTGTTGCTTTGTAGTTACTGGATCACCATTACTATCTGTTGTTCTGAAACATTGTGCAATAGTAATAAGTGGATCCTCAACTGTTGGTCCAGCACCGATATCATTGATTAGATCTTGAAGAGTACAAGTCTTTGTAATCAAAAGAGTTAAGATATTCTCGATTGACTTATCTGTAACGTTAACACTTGTCAAGCATGACAAATCAACGTCTAAGTTTTGATTACCTGAGTTACAGATAAAATCTGCAAGCTTGTATATAACAGATGATACTGTGTCTCCTGTACACAAACTCAAACATGGAAGGGCTGGACCCTGCCAAATAACGCAGTTTGATGATACTGGAGAGCACCCTGCATCTGCTGTATTAGATCTAGTGGGTAGCATAGGGCTTAATATTAGTGTCTGGATTACTTCAGTCTACACTATAATATACTTAAAACTGAGGTACTTTACAAATAAAAACAAAGAAGCCATGAATAATATACTCATGGCTTACTTATACTATATGAGGAATAATGAGGGCTAATTATTCTACTGCTGCTGCAGGCTTTTCCTCTTTTTTAGTCTTCAAGAGTTTGAAGAGCACGGTGTAGGTCTCGTCTGTTTTGAAATCAAAAGCAGCAATCGTAAATGGATAGTGCTCGATCTCTTTTGTTTCTGCAAACAACTTATTCATCTCGTCATTAAATTCAATGAACTTAGGGTTAAACTCACGCTTCTCTTTCTTGTTCTCATCTAAGACTGGCTCGCCATTCTCATCAAGAACTGGAAACGTCATTGGAAGGGTATAACCTCCTTTATCATCAGCTTCTCCAAGTTTTGTAATCAACTCTTCACGTAACTTATCAACAGTCTTTTTATGACCGGCAAGTTTTTCTGAAAGATCAGTTAACCAGTAACGGTGAACCATTGATAATGCGTGTCCTAAGACTCCTTTTGTTTGCTTCTCTCCAGTTTGTTGATCAACAACTCCGTTGATTTCAGACTCAAGTAAGTAGATCTCCCCTATTGTCAGGGTAGTGACTAGATTGTTTTTTGACATGATGGTTGTATTTGGTTTGTAAATATATACTACACTATAATATAACAAGAATATGGGAGACTAGCAAGGACCATTATCTTCAGGAGTTGAATAACTGTAACCTACCGATGTTCCGTTTAAGAAACATATCACCAAGAAACTTCCATCAGAAATAGCATCACTTCCCGCACTACCATCACAGTTTGTCCATTCTACATAATCAGTTAAACCAAACCCGTTATTGTTGTATAGTGTCCAAGTAGTACAGTTAGCAGGTGGAGTATAACATCCGTTTGATACAGAGTTGTACTCAATTACGCGGACACCACATGATGCTGATGAACATGGATTCTGTTGTGCTTGATTAATTACCCAGTTTGGACCAGAACAATACGCAGAACCAGTATCCTGGCAGTTTGATGTGTAGTTACAAGATACTCCTGTTGGTTGACCTCCAACATAAACTTTATTACCTGCTTGATTCTCAACATAATATTGACCATTCGTTGAAGAACAAGTATTAGTATCCTTATAAACAGGAGCATCATAGCAATTATAACAGCTTGTATAATTCTGATAAGTGAATATTGGGGCTGTATTTCCAGCACATGGATCATAACATCCATGAGTAACTGAGTTGTACTCAATAACACGAACTCCGCAACCTGCAGAAGAACAAGGATTAGCTTGAGTTTGATTGATAACCCAGTTAGATCCTTGGCAATATGCTGATCCTGTATCTTGACAGTTAGATGTTGTTGATGGATATGCGTTTGATGGATTGTATGATAACCATGTACCATTTAATAAATAAACATATGGTCCACCATAGCAAGTATTACTGTTACTATAAACAGGGCTTTGACTAACTATACCACCACTACATGTATGGTAAGTACCTACTTGTGCTCCTTGTGTTTGTACAGAAGATTGTCCACAACATCCACCGCATGCTGTTGAGTTATACTGATAAACAGAACCTTGTCTTGTTTGTCCTGCTGTAGGATTTGATGGACAATTATTTAAATCAGTCTGTACATAATAGTTATCACAAGTTCCGTAACAGCTATATGAACCATTGTTTTGCCAGTTTGGTGTACTATCACAACAGTAGTATATCTCCGTTCTCTGGATAGATGCATTATATTGTGGAGGCACAGTACATTGAGTTGTAGTTGCGCCAGTATAAGTATATGTTGCTCCAGTTGAAGGAAGTATGTATCTATTATTTACACCATAAGGAACAATAGTAGTATAAGCGTAGTCAGCTGGATTACAACCTGATAACTCATAATAACTTGTTGTTGGATATCCTGTATACGAAGATGTGTTACTTTGACTTCTTATATGTGTAAAATTAGTATAAGAAGCAGTTATAGTATAATCTTGTGTGGTTGTAGATGTAGTATAAGCATAAAAATACAAGCTGTAATTAAACCCTGCACCTATTGCCTTTTTTAAAGTAACACTTATCTGAGATTGATTAGCGTGTTGTGGAGGCCATGGTGTTTGCTCATATACATCTAACGTATAGTAATCACTTGTTGGAAGAGGCCATTCATTCGGACCAGGTCCAATCCGTTTATCATCATACAAGATTGCCTCAAATGTATCAATATATAAACCAGAAGGTAAGACTACAGATAAAGTACCGCCAATTATTTTACATCCTGAGTTTGTAACATCTACCTTATAACGTTTAACTGTACCACAATGTGATTGCGCTGGTAAGTCAGTAGATATTGCAATTGCAACGTTTGTAGGACTAATAGTAAAAGTATTACTAGTATCTTGTTGAATTAATCCATCACAACTTAATCCTGATAAAGTTGCTGTATTCGTATATGTATTACCTCCTCCTGTTACTTTAGCATTAAAAGCTACAGTATATGTATGACCATTACCTATAGGTTTTTTTAGTGCTATATCAACATGATCTGATGTAAAAGTAACTACTTCATAATAGTCAGATGTTGGTAATGGCCAATCATTAATACCAGGTCCAATAGCTTTACCGTCATAGTAGACATACCTAAATGAAACAGCTTGAATACCAGCTGGTAAATAATTCTGTAAACGAACTACACCACCAGGTTGTTGAATACCAGCACCAGCACTAATCTGAAACTTATAAACAAACTCATCAACACAGTCTGGTGTAATTACTTGACCATCTGATTGCGCTACAGTTGTTTGTGTGATTACAGGAACAAACGGAACACAAGATATGCCAACTAGATCTTGATATCTAGGACATCTATCATCAGTATATGTAGAAAAGGGAGATACTGTGGTATCAACTGTATAGTAAGTATTTACTTCTCCTTTTGTAACACACTTGTTATTTATAGGAGGAGTAGTACCTGCTTTTACAGGAAACCCCATTGTACTGAGTTCTTCAAATGTTACAAGGTAATCATTAACCTTCATTCTCTAGCACCTTTATTCTAGCTTCTAATTCTTGGATTGCTTTTAATGCTATGGCTACTGATGAGTTTGTATCCATAACGTTTTGATTAACTGTTGATAACTCAACTGGAGTATCTTCAGCAATAAAACCAATATGTCTTACACTAGGATCTGTCTTATAAGCAAAGTTTACTATCTGTGTTTTTGCAATAATGTCTAATGCAGAGTCAGTAAAATCTGATATGTTTGTCTTTGTTGCACGTGCAGATACTTGAAAGAAACCACCTGCTTTTAATGTATTACCATCAACATAGATGTTTGGGTTTGTAAACGCAGAGTTTGCTGTACCATTTGATATAACCAGCGCATTGTTTGTTGCAGGACTGATACTATTAAAACCTGTTCCTGGAACACCTTGTATACCCTGTGGAATAGTAAAGTTAAATATGGCAGCTGCATTTGTACCACTATTTGTAACAGCGGCAGCTGATCCAGCAGCACCTGTACTTACTGTTCCTAAAGCAATAGTTGCAGCAGAACCTGTATTACCTGCATCACCCTTTGGTATAGTAAAGTTAAAGATAGCTGCAGCAGATGTACCAGAGTTTGATATTGCAGCAGCAGAACCAGCGGCTCCAGTAGAAACTGTACCTAATGTTATTGTTGCAGCTGCACCAGCATTTCCAGTGTCTCCTTTTGGACCTGTATCTCCTTTAACACCTTGTATACCTTGATCGCCTTTTAGTCCCTGAATACCTTGTATACCTTGAGGTCCTTCTGGACCAACAATATTACCAACGTTTTCAAAAACTCCAGCTGTTGCGCTCCATACATATAAGTCACCATCAGGATTAGTAACAATATACGCATCACCTTGAATATTACCAGATGCTGGCAAAGAAGCAACATCAGCAACAGTACCTTTTAATGTAACACCTGTTCCGGTTGCACCAGTTGCCCCTTGAATACCTTGGACTCCTTGAATACCTTGAGGACCAGTATCTCCTTGAGGACCTCTTGGTCCAGTAAGACCTTGAATACCTGTTTCTCCTTTGTCCCCCTTGTCTCCTTTAAGTCCTTGTGGTCCAGTTGCTCCGATCGGACCTTGGGGCCCTACAGGTCCTTGTGGACCTATTGCACCTTCTGCTCCAGAACAACCTGGTAAACCTTCTGGGCCTTGTGGGCCAATCGGACCAGTAGCACCAGTAAAACCTCTATCACCTTTTAATCCTTGAGGACCAGCAGGACCCGCAGGACCAGTAGGGCCAGCAACAGTACTAGCCGCACCTGTATCACCTTTTGGACCAGCAGGACCGGTTAAGCCAATAAGTCCTTGAGGACCTTGTACGCCAGTGTCTCCTTTTATACCCTGTGGGCCAGCTGGGCCAGTATTACCAGCAGGGCCTTGTGATCCTGTAATAGTACCTTTGTTAATCCATGCATCTGATTCTTTTCTGTAGAATGTACCAGTTGCTGTGTTTAAATACATGTCGTTGTTTAGACCGTTTGTATCTAAAGGAGCTGTTGTACCTGTATACCATATACTTCCTATACCAGTAGTATAAGTTGACAATACATCTCTAACCCATGCTGTTGTAGCCGCTCTATTAGAATCATCTGATAAAGGTGCTGACGGTACATGGATATGTTTAGCAACAAAAAGATCTCCAGGTAATGCAACATCACCATTACAATCTTTCTGTACTAAGTCTTTAAGATTTAATGCCTTATTCATTCGTAGTAGGGTATATTATAAGATACTTATTTATTAGCAGTCAACAACGTTTTCTGCACCAAATAGGTCAACAAGCTTTGCTTTTAAGTGAGTATATCCAAATGTAAATATGTCTATACCTTCTGCAGAAGAAAGGTCAGTAACAGTCTTAGTGATAGTTTCTGTTACTTCTTGTTCTTCCATAGTATAGTTTACTACATCCATCATAACCATTGTTGGGTTACCATCAGCATCAAGAGGACCTGGTCTTTCTTCTTGTGTTGTTGTTGGTACGCTAACCATCTGAGTTTTAGTAACTGTTTCTTCAACTTGTTTAGTTAGAGAAACCCATAAGTTATCACCAATCTGTTGATTACGTGCTTGACCACCTGTAGCTGCAAGCATAGCTGTAAGAGATGGTACACTATCTGCTTCTGATTGAAAGATCTCAATCTGGAAACTAGCTGATCCAAACTTACTTAACTGATAGTTTGCAATACGAACGTATGCTTCTGAGGTAATACCTTTATCTGTACCAATAGGTACTGTGATTTTTAATGCCATGTTATGTTATTGTTTAAACTACTTCAATGTTTTCTGCTCCATATAAACCAGCTAGTTTCTCTGCTAGTTTTTCGTATCCTACTTCAAAGATAGTCTTGTTTTCGAATACTGATAAATCAGATATTTTCTTGTAAAAAGTCTCTTCCATCTCAGTATCAACACCATCTACTTGTTTAGTAATAGTCTTTGTATACTGGATACGATTAGTCATCTTAACATCAAGAGATATACCAATCTCTTTTGACTGAATCTTGTTAGGATGAATAGTAGGTATGTATGCAGTATCATAATCTGTTGATGCTTTATCTTTAAAGATATCAATGATGAATACTACATCTCCGTTTTTGTTAATGTTGTATCCTCCGATACGTACATATGCACCAGTAACTATACCATCACTTGTACCTATTGCTGTGTTTATCTTAAATGCCATATTATTGGTTTATTAGTTGTTCTACTAGTTGTTCTAATCTTTGAATCTTAGCTTCTTGAGCTGTCATCTTTGCATCTTGCTCTTTTATTGCTTCTGTTAAAACAGATACTATCTGAGCATATTCTACATTGTACTCATCAATCTCCTCTGCATAACGAACTGCTTCAGGTAAAACTAGTTCTAACTCTTGGGCAATAAATCCTACGCGTTTGTTTTTAGCTTCATCACTAATGTAGTTAAAATATACACCACGCATATTACGTACAGTATCTAGAGCACCAGTAATACTAGAGATATTCTCCTTTGCTCGTCTGTCTGACCAAGTAGTCCAACCATACTGAGAAGAACCATATTTTACGCAACGGAAACCATCACCCGAGTATGTGTTATCAGTACCGATACCCCAACAGTTATTGCCTCTGTTGTAAAATAATGTCCATCCATTGCCATTCTCTTGATAGAAACCGTGATCGCCTGATGTATTACTCATTATGTTTAACAAGTAATTATGTACATAACAGAATCCACTCCAACCGTTTCTTTCATAACCAAAAGTCTCCCAGTTACCAAAGGATGAACCATTACTTCTTCTTAAATGTCCACCATAGCTTTGAGAATACAATCCACAGTCTCCTTGCGCTCTAAACCAATCACTAGCAAAAACTTGTCCAAATGATGGATTTGTTTTGTCGAAACCTGAAAGAGAACCTGTAGAGTTAGAGTAATTAGAACTAGCCGCATAACGTACACCTAAATCAGATGGCTCAATCCACCCCGAACCTGAGTATGCTCCGTTGTTATAAACATAACGAGAGTATTCTACATATTGTCTTCCTTCTCCACGAGAAATAGCAACACGACTTCCTGAATCGTAAATAGCAGGAGCCATCACATTATCTCTAGCTCTAATTGAACCTGAGATTGCTGCTAAGAATGTACCGTTCTCCATTACTAAGAGACCGTGAGTATTTAAGTTACCTGCAACACCTCCTGCATTAGGATGAGACCAAGCTAAACCATATAATGAACCAGTAGTTGAACCATCAGCAGGAAGTTTATATGAATCACCCATTGCAAATACCCCTTGGTATCTAGTAGATGTATAAACTCCTACTAATCCATATCCATAGTTTTGGTCTGTATAAATATTGGTATTTGATCTTAATGTTCCTCCTGTAATAAGCCCGCTCCCACTTATAGTATTTGCACCGCTTATGCTATAACCATTCATCATTATGTTACCATAAAGCCAGTTATTGCCTGTGCTATAAATACCAGCTGGATGATAAGATGCCTCACCTGTACCTGCAACATTGCCTATACCTCTGTATCCTCTAGCGTAAGTTTGTCCTCCTGTTACAACATAAGCATCTGGATTATTCCAAGCACCAAACGTTACACCGGTTCCAGAGTCTAAGTTAATAGCTCCTGTAGAAGAACCAGCTAGTGTACCATTTTGCCAACTACTACTAAATACGTGAATAGTTGCATGATTAGAATCTGATTGATAAAATCTTATCCGACCATAACCAGATACATAATTTTGGTAGCGTATTTGAATACCTTGATTATTTGCGCCTCCTGTTGTTCCAAATATTGCTTCCTGAAAAGATGGGGTATTACCAGTCCCTAAACTCTGATTAATAGTATAAGCAGATATGTTTGATGCTGTACCAGCCGTTGAAGCATAGTTGACCGACTGCGAGCCAATATTTCCCGTATGAATAACCGTCTGTCCTCCAACTGTTAAAGACGTAATCGAACCATTAAAAGCAAACGTGGCATTACTTCCAGATATTCCATGAGATGGAGAAACAGATGAATCTGCCCAAAGCGCAACATCAATATTACCGTAAGTATAGTTAGATGCTTTAATTCTAAATCTACCGTGGTTTGTTCCATCGATTAATACGTTTTTATTCCAACCACCTGGATTATCCCAACCTTGTTGAGAACCAACATGAATGTTTACACCTACGTGAACAGTATTAGTTCTTCTCCATCCTATATATAAATCGCCTGTTCCACCAAGTGCTCCAGCATTAATTTCATTAGAATATAATGAAACTCCTCCTGATGTGTTTACTTCAAATCCTCGGTCTCCAGCAGGTACAATTAAAGCCCCTGTCATTGTACCACCTGATAAGGGTAAGTAAGAAGACAGTGAAGATGCCGTAATATAACCAGATGGGTTAGTAGAGTTATAAGGTGTATATCCTAATGCTCCAGTAACATCACCAGATGTTAATGTAATAGCACCAGTTCTTGTATTGAATGATGTAACACCAGATGCAATACTCCAAGCTCTGTCTGCACTTAAATCGTAGGCAGTACCATTGATTGTAATAGTTCTACTAGTAGGTACATAACCTGCTAAAGAAGGTCCAGCAGATACAGAACCATCAGCCATTAAATACTGAACAGATGTACCACCAGACTTAACAAAAGAACTTGCTATTAATGTACTTGTATATCTACCAGTTCCTGCAACATCTAAGTTATATTGTGGAGTTACTGTGTTTATACCAACATAGTTATTACCTCCTGTAAGATAAATGTTAGGTAAAGCGTTTTCTCCAGCATTAGACGATGTATAAAAACCTAAGTCTGTTACATAGGTTCCACCATATCCAGCAGCCAGCATCTTTACTAAAGTTCCACTGCTTAGAGTAGTAACTAACTGACGCTTAAACCCTTCAAGATTATCTGATCTAAATCTAATGGTATTAGATGCAATATCTAAACCAACAACACCTGTGTTAGTAGGGTTGATATAAATCCCACCTGATAGTGTACCACCAGTAAGAGCTAAGTAGTTAGTTAATGATGACGTAACTGCAGCTGAAGTAGCATAACCTAATGAGCCTACATACTCACGTATCCAGGCAGTAGTAGCAACCTTTGTCGAGTTCTCAGTACTATCCGGACTAGGTATAATTAAGCTACTAGGTAGCGTTACAATACCTGTTGTCGGATCGTATTGAAATACATTAAGTATATGGGAGGTCTTCCTTTGTTTGTTCATCTCTTACTCTTATCTATTATATCTTATGAGAAACTAACTGTTACAGCATCCCAGTTATTACATGTAATCTTAACACATACTGTTAATCGACATGATGTATCAAACGCGGAGTTAGTTATTTCTAAGTTTCCTGTATTATTATTACGACCAACACCAGCAATACCATTACCAGCTTGTTCTCTTAAATCCCACCATCTTTCATTTGGATTACCTGCTGTATCATATGCAATACCACCTGTATATCTTAAATACCAAATCTCTGCTAAAGTACCAGAAAGACGTGTTGCATGGAATGTAATCTCATATTGAAACTGAACATTATTTCCACCAGCAACTGTAAACCGCATACTTGTTTGAGAACTATAAGCAGAAACATCCATTGTTCTAGAATAGATACGATGACCTTGGTTATTTGTTCCCTGATTTAATCTTAAACCTGTTGTTCTTATATCACCATTAACATGTAAAGGAGCTAGTGGATTTGTAGTATTTATACCAAGAAAACCGGTATCTGTAATACGTACTCGCTCACCTTGATTATTAGTATGGAAAGCTATTGCATTTAAAGTACTAATGATATATATACCATTATTTCTATTTCCAGAACCAGTTAAAGCTAATCCTGTTGTTCCTCCTTGAATATACATGTACCCATTTGCAGAAGTACTATATATTGAGTTATTATAAGTTGGGACAGTTGCAATAGTACTAAATGATAGAGGACCATCACTTAAAAGACGCATACGTTCGGCAGAGCCAATAGCAAAAGCTAAATCATTAACACCGCCAATTCTATAAATAGCTGGGTCTGTACTGGAAGCTGAACCAGTACCGCCAAAGTTTAAAGCACCATTATTTAAAAAAACGTGAGATTGTGTAGTAACACTACTCGAAAACGTGGCGGCTCCGCCTTTTGCAACCGTAAATCTATCTACCCAAGTTTGAGAAGTAGCTCCGTTTGAGCTTTGAAGTCTTAATAAGTATAAATCTCCATCGTTATCCGTAGCTCTTACTAATAAACCTTGAGAAGAATCTAGCACGTTTGAAATACTCATCGCATAGTCTGCGATAGTTGTGCTAAACGTAGCACTTGTGCCGCTTAAAGCTCCCGTAAGTGTGCCACCGGCTAAAGGAAGATATCCAGATAATGCTGATGAGGTAATATACCCAGATGGATTTAACGAGCTATATGGTATATAACCTAAAGCCGAACTAACATCAGTATTAGTAAGAGTAATAGCACCGGTTCGTGTATTAAAACTTGTTACACCACCAGCGATGGACCAAGATCTATCTGCTGAAAGATCATAGGTTGTACCATTGATTGTAATAGTTCTAGCCTGTGGTACTTTTGTACCAATACTAGTTGCTATTGTTGTTGCAAAGTTAGGATCATTACCTAATGCAGTTGCAAGTTCATTAAGAGTATCAAGCGTTGTTGGAGCAGAAGCTACTAAGTTTGATATTGCAGTGTTTACATATCCTTGTGTAGCATATGAGTTTGCTGTTAGATATGCAGCAACACGAGCAGCTGTGTAATAAAGGTTTGTACCTTCAACAATATTTGTTGTTGATGCAGCAATCTTAGTCCATAAACCAGTTGATGCGACATACTTAATCATGTCACCATCTGAGGCATTCTTTACAGAAAGATCATGTAACTCATCTAACTCAAAACCATTCTGTACTTTAACAAAGATCTCACCATTGCTTTGTTGTACTCTTGTTACAACACCAATAAATACTAAGTGAGCCGGGGCAGTTGGTTTATTAAGTAAACCATAAATCAGATTACCATCTACACCCAACCATACAGGATCTCCAGCATTAGCTGTACTTGTATCTAAACCTGCAAGTAAACCTTCTGTTATAACAAATCCTTGTCCGTTTATTGCTAAGTCTTGAGCAACCAAACCTAATGTCTTACTTGATGTTCCTTCAGAAGCATTAGATGCTTTAGAAACAATCATGTTAGTACCATCTGCTGATGATACGTAAACTGCTTGACCTTTTGTTACAGCAACACCTGCTTTTACAATATGTTGTACTTGAGATGTATAGTTATCAATCCAAGTTGTATCATAATTAGTAGCACTATTCTTTGCTAATATTTGACCAGCAATACCACCAGCAGGAACCAAACCTTGATAGTTAGGAATGTTTAACTGACCTGTTAATATATTATATGTAGCAGCACCAGATACCCCTGTTGTTGTTAAAGATATTGCAGCTCTTGCACGAGCATCTGTATAGTACAGATTTGTAGTACCTTCTGATATCTGATCAGTTGTTGCAACAGAGCCTTCTCCTAAAGGAGTAGTAATAATAACATCAATAATATCACCAACTATTGCAGGATCATTAAGTATTATAGTAGTACCATTTGTTGCAGTTATTTGACCTGGTGATAGATAAACACCATTAAGGAACACATCAATAAGACCAACAGTATAACCGTTTGTTATAGTAAATATTGATTGTCCTTGAGTTGCAGTAAAAGTTTCTGTTGACTTAAGAGTAATACTTCCACCTGACAAAGATAGAACTCCACTAACTGGATCTATAGCTAAACCTGTACCTACTTTAACACCACCAAGAATAGTAGCGGATGCAATAGGTAATGTGTATGGTTGAGTAAATGATCTTACCCAAGCAGTTGTTGCCAACTTTGTTGAGTCATCATTTGAAGCAGGTGTCTGACCGTTTGCAGTACTGTTGAATACAACAGCTCCGTCAACTATCAGACCAGCTTTAGCTAGTATGTCAGACAAAAATCTCATTAAGTATATTATTTCTTGATAACTACGCGATATGCATTAGTAGCTGGAGCTACAGCAAAGTTTACTGTAACAACACTTGTTGATGTTAAAACAACATCAGTAATAACTTCTTCATATGTGGTATTATCATAGATTGAAACAATGACATCTCTTGTACCTAAGTTATGAGTTAAGGCAAATGATGTATTTGTTGTATCTCCAACGTTTGCAGCACATCCTCCAGTACGATTATCTAATAAAGTCTTTAACTTTAAAGGAGTAACAATACGTTGATCATCTGTACCAGTATCTGTTTCTGCTTGTGTTGCAATCTCTGCTAAGCCTAATACTGACTCAGTTGCTTGATCACGATTAACTTCTAACTGGATCCATTCAGATGCTAGTGTTGTTGATGCACTATTTACTTTTGCAACAATGACATCACCAACATTAAAAGCAACCCCACCAGTTGTACCGGCAACAGTAACATACCAATAATCACCAGCTTTTGTACCAGCAACTGGACTAGTTCCAACAGGAAAAGCACCAGATGATGCATCCCATCCACCTTCTAAGTTTCCTAATCCACCAACTGTACTATCAATATAACTCTTGATAGCAGCAGATGTAGCAAGTGTAGTTGCAGAAGCATTATCTAAGTCATCAACAATCGATACTTCAGAAGGATCAGCTACTGCACCAGAGATATTACCTATTACTGTTAGATTAGCTATTTGTTGTATCTTATCTAAAGTAACAGCATTTGCATTAATCTTAACTGTTGTAACTGCTGAGTTAGCTAACTTACCAGTTGTAATACCAAGATCTTTAACACGAACAATGTCGTTATCAATCTCAATAGTTGCGTTGTCAACGTTGATATCAAGAGTAATGACATCTCCATTAGCTGAAGTAGTTGCGGTTAAACCTGAGCCACCAATGACGTCTTGAATGTCACCTGACATATCAACCCATTGACTACCATCCCACATAAACATTCTAAGAACAGTTGGGGTAGTATCAAAGTAGATTTGTCCTGGAACAGGATTAGGTACCGGACCAGCGTTGTTATGTACTGCAACGTTTAGTATCTGGTTTTTAACAAGATCCAGATTGGTTAAAAACTTCTTTGCCATGGTGTATTAATTAGTTAAGATACGCTTGGCCGCTAAATGCTGCACTGAAAGTTATCTTTAATGTGTTTAAGTCAATGTATTCAATGCCGCCTATTACTTCTGTTTTTGTTTCATCAACAACTGTTACAGAAGGGTAGCAGTTTAACTCATGTATAATATTCCATTCTATTGTTGCAACAGATTGAGTATGTACATGTTTAAACTTTATCGATGTTGATATTGCTGTGTTATCTCTCTTTGTTAGAGTTAGTAATAGATTCTCGTTATTAGAGCTTAAACTAGCACTAACAATAGTATCATTGTAAGCACTAACAATCATTGATAACTCTGAATCTGTAATACCTATTCTAGCCCAAGCATTACCATTCCATCCATAAAAAGCATCAATATCAGTATCATAGACAATAATACCTTTATCACTTGAGTTATACCCATTACCAAGAGTAGTTCTTTCTGCTGTTGTTACAGGGTGTAACCTAGCATTAAGTAACTGATTCTTGTTAAGATCAATATCGTAATAGTATATTGAAGCACTCATTATGATAAGTAAGCTTTGCCAGCTACCGGGGTATTAAAGTTAATACGTATGTTGTTACTATCGACAATCTCAATAATACCTTGGATGTCATTACCGTTAAGATCTTCAGCAAATACATTTGGAGTCATCCCCATGTCATGCTTGATAACCCATTGTGTTGATGGTGTTGACTGAGTAAATAAAAACGATGAGTTATTATTTATGGTAATGCATGGATTCAAGTTTATTCTAGTTATTGCACCGTTTGCATTAACCTGAATAATGTTTTGTTCTCCGTTACTATACTCATAAAACACACCAAGATTATCTGGGCTACGAGGATTACTATATTGATATCCAAGAGCACTGTTATCATACAATAACTCTGAATCATACATACCTGTTGGTAACCAAGTTTTGTACTGAATGTTTTCTTCGCTTAATGCACCTGCATCATCTTTTGCTTGCCAGTCAACGATAGCTTTCTTAATCTCTGCCATTAGCATATAATCGTCAGGGATAGCTTTACCTAATCCATAACGAGATCTACGAAACTTGCTGAATATGCTAGTTGCGTAGTTCTTGTATATCTCTACTTTTTTTGGCAGTAAGTTTTTCATCTCTAGTTTTTATTCTGAGCGTTCTTGATCAAATGTAACTGTTGTTCGAAAGATCCAATACAGTTAGAACATACTTGAACTCCGTTAGAAGCAGTTCTTTGTTGGCAGCCACAAGTAATTACTGTGCCACAGTTTCGACATGTTGTTTGGTTTGACATGATATAGTTGGTTTTAGGTTATACTAGCAATACTCTCCGTATGTCTCAGAATAAGCGTTTAACTTCTTTTGAGCATAGATCAACAACTCCATACCATCCTCTGCTTGGTGACAATACTCTACCTTAACCTTTGCAGCATCAATGTAGTTTTTGATTGTCTGTAACTGATTAAACTTATCCTTTACGTCAGCATCCGGCTCCATACCGTTTATCTCTAACTTGCAAAGTTCGTTGTAATACTTGTTTAATGTTTGAGTAACACGAAGATGATTATATTCAGAATATACTTTATCGTTTGGAGCAACTGAGTAACGAATTACATAGATACCATCAGGAATACACTGCAAGCTATCCCCACATCCAGATTTTTGCAAACCTAAAGAACATGCATTAAGAACGATGTTATAGTATGGTAACACCTCAATATTAACTGGTAAGTTAAATCCTGGAGATGTAATCTGTAATGTGCCACACTCTTTGTCTAAACCTTCACCATATGTACTGGTGTCAAAGATCCTTAATACCTTGCAGTTATTTGTATCAGGAGTCTCGAGGCTTAACTGATGTTTAATAGCCATAAACTTCTATTGTTTTGAATAAAATGATCGTAGTTGTACTCAATAATAATATACTAAAAATCAAGCACAAACACAAAAAAGAAAGGGCAGGCACAGTTAAGTACCTACCCTCGTCTTCATTATTGTTTACTCTTAGTAAACTTCCAAAGCGATTGCTTGACCAGCAGCTACTGCAGAACCAACAATAAAGTCAGTGATTGCAGTTGTTGTAGTTCCAGCAGGAACATTGATAACGATTAAATACTGATCGTTGTCGAATGTGCTTGATGGGTTGTTGAAACGTGGTACGTTGTGTAATACTAATACCTTGTCATACAATCCGTTACGGTTGATTGTTGCTAAACCTGGGTTAGCTTCGATCTCACGCATACGTAATGAATCAACATGTCCACCATCTGGATATGCTTCTTGACGGTAACGACCATCCAAGATCATCTCACGGATAACGCTTTCACCAACACCTGATGCTTGACGTGGAGCTTGAACTTCAGCAGAAGTAATTCCGTTTACAGCGCAAGGCTCACCTGAATCATCAACGAATGATGTGTAGATTTGTAATGGCTCTAAATCGTAAGTATCTGTTGGAGTGAAAGTAGCATCACCAAACTTAGATTCAACATAAGCAACAGTGATAACCAAAGTAGCAGTTGAAGCAGAAGTAATAGCACCTGCAGGTACGAAAGTATCGTAAGCAGAAGCAGCAACAGCAGCATCAGCAGTGTCTTTAACAGCAACTGAGATAAACTTACCTAAGTAAGGAGACTCGTTAACTTGCTTAGCCCAAAGAATAGCAACCTTTGTAGGGTCAACTAAAGCTGGAGCAGCAGCATCAGCAGCACATCCTGTGAATGCGTCTAATGTCTTATACAAGTTGTGTGATAAGAAACGCAATGCAGGAGAACCTTTCAAATCAAGACGTAAACGGTAAGTATTATCTTCTGATACGTTTGAGATAGATACTTCAACTACTTGATTTTGAGCAGTTTTAGAAGCTACCTTGATAACGCGAGAGATGTACTTAGGGTTGATAGTCTTTGACTTTACAGACTCTTTGTAACCACCGTGAACAGGACCAATCTTATCAGATGTAAAATAAGATCCTTGAGCAAGGATAAATGGAGCAGTACCAGCAGCAGATAAAGCTGCATAAGTAGATGCATTGAACGCGCCTAAAGTACCAGCTGTCAAATCAGCAGTAGTTCCAGCAGACGCTAAACTTACAGCACCGTTGGCGATTCCATTAGAACCTACCAAGAACGCTTTTTTGAATGCATTAGGAAAATACATAGTTAATTGTGTTTATGGGTTATAGATAAATAAAAACTATTTTAAGAACAGTAACTTATACTTAGCACCGTTCAGGGTTGATTTAATAACATCAAGATCGTTTGCAATCTCACTATAAGGCATCATACCTTGCAATGATGTAACCATCTGATACATATCTCTAATATAAGATACTCCTTCTTGTACACTATTCAAAGGGCGAGGAGCATTATCTTCGTATGATAATAACTTTTCAGCTGCTCCTTGGAATCCTTCAGCTAACATGTCAGCATGTCCTGGTAGTGCGTCATACAACTCGTTAAGAGCTTTATGTGCAGAAAAAGATCCTAGGTCTTTTACTTTTAAATGTAACTTGTGGAAGCTAGTTGCCGCGTTCATTAACTCTGATACACAAGCTGCTGTTTTTGCTTCTAAAGAATCACCAGAGTATCCTGGTCTTGGTAACTTTTGCATAATGTTTTTTAGCTGTTACGAGCTGCGTTTTGGGTCTCTCTTTGGTATTGGTTCATTGACTCGATATCACCAGCCAAGATTGCAGCAGCTTCATCACATAAGATTTCAGCAACGTCATCTTTAAACTCACAAGTAACATCATACTGGATAACAGTATTAGTCTCAATATCAACGGCTCCTTTAAACTTAATAGCTCTTGGTTTTCTATAATAAGTAAGTTTTGGAGCTTCAATACTAAACTCTCCGTTTGTGTAAATCTTAATCTTGTTGCTCATGATTGTACAAAACGTCTCACCCCAATCAAAAGAAGGCGACTTAAAGTTATCTGTTAATAACTCATCAGCATTAGCTTCTTCTGCTAAGTACACAGACATTATTCTACTTGGGCAGCATGATGTAATAGCTCTTGCGCTAATACGTGTAAAGTGCATGTAATCAACTGGGATATCAGATGTTTCAAAATACACATCTCTTTCCAAACCGTTAAGATTAACTTCTTCTAAAAGAATCTGTAAGTCATCAACAATGTTTGAAGATTGCTCAGGCATTAATGCTCTTGGTGTTAAACCATGAATAACTCGTCTTGTCCACTCTAACTGAGCTTTGTTAAAGGCTTCTTGAATCTGCCAACTTTCGATGTTGTCATAATCAAAACTAGCTAGTTTATTCAACCGCTGTTTAATCTTTAACTGTATGAGTCTGTTATCCATAATCTTTTAAAAAGACCTGGGAGCTGATCTTACGGGAAGCAACCCAGGTACTGTTTATTTTAGAGTGCTATATCTATAACACGTATAGGAGGGGCACTTTTTGCTCCCATAAGAAGCAGACCTATAATACGGATACTATAGGGGGGGGTTTTGTTTGGTTACGTTATTTCTAAGAGGCTTGACCAAACTTGTAAAAAAACTTCTTTAAGGTTCACAGTTGTACACCTGGAGAGCCATCCTTAGCGTGCAGATCTTACGAGATGCAGGAGAAGTGTATTATTACTGATTCCAGTATTTCTCAACTCTTTCTGTTAAGTCTCGTAAGATCTCTTCGTTTAAAGGATTCTTCAAGAACTCAACACAATCCGATGGTGTACGACCAAACATTGTTGATGTTGACATATGATAGATAAATCCATCAGCTTTTGTTGCAATCATCTTGTAATATGTTGAGTCTTTAACAATAGCACGAAGCTTTAATGTCTCCATATCTAGTGTTGCTACCTCCAAGAAACGTTCTGCTGTTTTACGCTTGTTCTTATCAACATACTCCCCGTTGATATATTTATCCATGTTATCATAGATAATGTCTGTAGGAGTAGATTTACGGTATTGAGCAGAGTTTACGTCGATCACTTTTGCAACGTAGAACAACTTGTTTGTATTCTTGTTAAATAACTTATCAAGTTCAGCTAATGCTTTGTTACGTAGTTTCTTAACTTCCGTATTTGTTGAAGCAGTTTCTTCTAACTTATCCAAATAAAACTTTGGTGGAACTGGTGTTGTCTTTGCATCATCAAGTGACTTTGCAACAATACTAAACCCACCTGCCTCAATAGCATACATACGAATCAAATCGTAAGGATCTTTATCAGGCTCTAAGAATAACGGTTCGTTTCCGCATCTTATCTTAATCTTATCCCAAAAGTCATCATTGTTTGGTTTTAACAAGATAACCTTATTCCAGAAGTCTGGATCTGTAGGATCAATAATGTTTGCAGCTAACTCTTTTTCTAACTGACTAACAACAGAACGAATCTGCTTTATCTTTGCTTCAGCTTCTTCCGGATTCAAATCTTTTATCTCTGGAGCATACTCATTCAAACCTGTCTTATACCGTTTGATACCATTAATCTCAAGGCATGCAATCGATTCTTCATGGAAAGCTCCTTCAAACAAAGTTAAACCGTACTTCTGAAGACCCATGTTATCAACAGATGGATCAAAATAGGGTCTAATAGCAATCGTTGATCGCTTATTCTGTGGATACTTCTCCACAATAGTTACTGAACTCATGTTGGTTTGGTTTGGTTTATAATAAGACTTGTTAGACTTCTAACAAATATCGTATTTCTTAATCAAAGATCAAAGAAGTTAAGCTTCTCTCTGTATGATCTTCTGGATTCCTACTCGCTCTTAACTCTGCTTTTGCTAAATCAGTCTCAGTAAAGAGTAAACACTTATGACCGTGGCCATCTTGGTCTTTTACCCATACTGCAAAATAAGCATCGTTAACGTTTGGGTGATTTTGCTTCTTGCTATTCTTCACCTTTACTAACTGTCCTAGTCTAGCTTTCATTTGGTTTTGGTTTATAGAACCTGTTGAGAGTTGCAAGCTCTCCGTATGATCAGTACGGTTTGCGTACAACAGGTTGAGGGTGACATCTTTAATGTCTTAGCAGCCTTTCTTTCCAGTCATTCCACCTTTCTTATAAGTTGGAGTAGCTTTAGGAGCTGGCTTGCTTGCTTTTGTGGACTTTGCCATAATATCTTTTATTAAGTTAAAACCTGGGAGATATTACTCCCCCAGGCTTAACAAGTTTTAGATTAGAATGAACCACCAGTTACAGGGTTACGCATCACAATCTTCAATACCTTAGTTGGGTCTTTAACCCAGATTGCTGGCATTGTTTGTGACATGAACACACGGTATCCGTTAAACTGTCCAGATGACTGGAAGCCTTGAGAACGACCCATGTAATCCATTGTACCGTTTTGGTAGAACCACTTCAATTGGTTATCCCATGATAACTTCAACAAGTAGATATTATCGTTTGTATTATCAGTAATATCAAAGATAACAAAGTTGTAAGAAGATAATGGGAAGCCATCGATGATTGGATTCTCGATATCGTTTGTGTGAACGTTATCAAACGCAGGGTTTAATACGAACTTAACGTTAGCTAAGAATGGAATAACGTATTGAGTATACGCAAAACCGAAGTTCAAGTCCATTCCTTTACCAGTGATAGCACCAACCTCAGAAGCATTGATTACTAATCCAGAGTTGATCGCCTCTTTCTTAATAGCTTCGTTGATTAACTTCATACCACCCATACCTGTCTGAACAACTAACTCACGACGAGGATCTGGTCCTTGGAACTCAACCTTACCATTGAAGAAGTTGAAGATCTCAGATTTGAACAAGTCTAAGTTAAATGAACCTTTGTTGTAGATACGCTTGTAAGAGTTATCTAATTGCTTCCAAAGACCAACTGATAAACGAATATCATCTGGACCATCTTGCTTAACACGACCACCTTGTCCCCACATTAAGTAAGACTCGATGTCAGTTGAGATTTTAGATAAGTGAGCAGCTTCTAAAGTTGTTAAGAATGTACGTGTCAATTGACCGTTCTCATATGCTTTCTTAACATAGTCCTTACCCATTTTGTTAGCTAAGCCTTCTAAGTTAGCGATCGAAGGATCGATAGACTTATCAAATGAACGCCATAACTCAACAACTGGTACAGTACCGTCAGCTTTCATTCCACCTTTCATCATCAAGTCAGCGCGAGATGATACAGAGTAGTGAACGTGTGCTTCAGCTCCACCAACGTAGTTATAGAACTCACGGAAACCAGCAGATACTTGACCTAAGTCAGAGAAACGCTCACCGTACTCTCCACGTGCAGAACCCTTACGGAAGATCTTTGTTCCTTGCTTAACATACTTGTTGTCTAAGAACTTCAAGTTGTCATTGTTTACCAACTGAACTGTATAGATGAAACCGTCACCTGCAGGGATAATATCGTCTGCTGTTACGTACATCTCAGCTCCATTGTACTTGTCATAAGTGATGATATCACCGTGACCGAACTGACGCTTGTTCAATTTAATCTTGAACGATTGTCCGTCGATACCTTTTGTAGCGTTTCCTGATTCAATATCTTCTAAGATATAAGGAAGATCTTGAGCTACAGGGATTTGCCACTTGTACTCACCGCGAGAGTTATCAACGTTGATAACGTTTTTACCTCCGAAAGAAGACATCTGGTACAAAGGCATTTCTACCTTTTGTGCCATTGCCCACAAATCCACTGGACCTAAGTCCATTGGCTCTGAGCTCTTAAGAAGGTTTGATAAGTGGTATGAATCAACGTGAGATGAAGCTGCATAGCTTGTATCACGCAAAAATATACCATTATTCAAAACTGGAGTTGCCATAATGTTTTATTTTTGTTAAAGGGTTATAATATATTCGTTTTGTTTAACGCTGGAATATGTTTGTTGGACGTGGTGCTTTTCTTACTGAAGGACGTTTCTCTTCCTCCTCTTGATAGCTTGATCCAACTTTTCTTGACTGTTCAGTTTTTAACTGACGTACAGTCTGCTCAACTGCTGCATTCTTTGCATTCTTTGCGATGTTCTGACGATAAGCATCAGGATCTGAAAGTAACCAAAGAGCTTCTGCAATCAATGGGTAGTTTGGTTCAACGAACTGGTATTTCTCTAAAAGGTGTCCTAACTGATTTGTTGGACGTCCTGATACAGATGGATAGTTTGGTTGTACTAAACCAGAATATAATGCAGCTTGGGTTTTCTTATCTAACTTAAGACCGTTGATCTCAGCTGGACGTAAAGCTTCAAATACATTCTCCATATAGGCTTGAGCCGCTTGTTGTTGTTGACGGTTACGAGATTCTTGCTCAGCTAATTGATTCTGAACAATCTCCTCTTGCATGCTGTCTAACTTTGGTTTAAACTGCTTGGCTTTCTTCTCAAGCACACCTAAGTCTTTCCATGTTGTCAACTCCTCATCTATTTCTTCTGCATCACCAAAGTTAGTTGCTTGTAAGTATGAACGTACAATAGCTTCTTGATCATTCTCATCTGTAGGATTAAGTTCACGAACTTGTTCTACTTGAGCTAAAGCTTGGAATAAGCCTTTTAGATCTTGTCCACCATCAGCAACATACTTTGCTGCATACTGTAACTCTTCTGGCAAAGATTCAAAAAACTCTGCTGGAGTATTTGAAGCAACTTCGTTTTTTAAGTTGTCGATGTTTGCTTGCCATAACTCTTCATAGTCTTTATCACCTAACGTACCTAAGTAATCATCAAGAGTTTGTTTTGACTCATCAAAGTCATCAAACGCAAACATCTCTTTTGATTCAATACGCTTCTTGAAGAAATCTACTAAGCCAGACTTTTCTGTCTTAGGTCTACCACCTTTATTAGGTTTTGCAACGTCATCTTGATCTTCAGTAGGTTCTGCACCTAAATCGTCAAATAATTCGTCAACCTTAATAGGCTCTGTTTTTTTTGAATCATCACCGTCAGTGCCGGTTAAATCATCTACATCATCATCTTTCTTATCTATAAAAGAAAGGTCTGTCTTTTCTTGACTAAACATTGACGGCTTAGCAGGTTCTGAAGGAGTAACAATGCTATCTGCTCCAGGTGCTGCTAACCAGCTATCAATATCTAAGTCTACTACACCAGTAGTAGGGTCGGTATTTGTTGACATATGTTGGTTGGTTTATTTTCTGTATCTCTACATTAATAATATACACAATATTCTCAGATAAACTTCTGATGTGTATTATGTATTTATCTTAGCCTAGGATTATATCGCTATATCTAGTCTTTCTTTTTTGGCTTGTCATATTTGTTTTTGTTTTCACGTGCAATCTGTAACGCAACATCCATCTTTTCACGCTCTACACCCATCTTATCTCTCTCTAAAGACATCTTCTCTTGATTAGATGTGTTCTTGTTGATTTCTTGCTCACGCTTGAAGCTCATCTGATCTGTGTATTGTTGTTGAGATCTGATATCTTTTAGAGCATCTTGATAGTCTGACATCTGATTTTGGTTAACATCAAACCCAGAACCTCTACCAGCTGCGTTTATTTCTGCAACAGTAATATCTTTTTGAATCATCTTGTCATCACGATCAGCTGAAGCCTGAATCTCCATCTGCTTTGCTTTCTCTGCTGCAGCAATCTGCTCTTGTTGCATTTGTTGTTGAGCTTGTTGCTCTTGTTGCTTCTGCTGATTAACCTTGTTCTCAGCGTCTTTTAGTACGCCAGTTAACTCTGCAATCGATTCAGACTTAATAATGTTTCCTAGGTCATATATCGAAGCCCCAGTAGTATTATTATTCATTGCCAACTGCTTCAACTGATCCATGATCTGACGTTGATTAGTCTTTGTTGTGCAGAAGATATTCAACTCACGCATTAATAAGTCAGTACCATTCATCTGGAAGTTAACCCGCTCATCAGTTGATGTTACGTATTGTAATCTAACAGATGGTTTCTTTGAATGATAATACTGAGCTAAGTCAGTTCTCATTTCGTGAACTCGTGGCATTAAGTAGTCACTGTGTTGTGTGAAGTAAACTTCAGTCTGTGCATAAGATGCGTTAACTGCTTGTTCAACACCAGTTGCTGTTTGCTGTGAAATCTGCTGACCCATACGTTGAGGATTGATACCAATCGTTTCAAACGCTTGTGTCTTAAAGTAATTAGCAAGATTAATACGACTCATCAAACGATTTGTCTGCTCAAGATTAAGTACTTGGTAGTGCTGGAATGATAAAGGATTCTCAGTGTTTGTAATCGTTGTATCCAACGGTAACATCTGGAAGTTCTTCATTGCAACATATGCTTTCTCAAGATTGTTCTTTCCCCAATCTTCACCCATTGAGTGACGAGGTAAAGCATTCTGATCAAACATAATAATCGTTCCTAGTTCATCAACTAAGATATCAGCTATCTGATTGTTTACCATGTTGTATCCAATCTGATAAGGCTTCATCATATCAACAAGAGATGTTGATCGTGTATTTCTATCACCAAAGATGGCTCCTTCAACCGGTAACTTACAACCATAAAGAGTTGCATCACCTTTAAACTGGAATGGAACACGTGATGGTTTACCACCATTTAATCCCATGTAGATAGGATTAAGACCTCCTGGGTTATTCATACCCCAGAATGCAGGACGGTTAGGTCCAATCTTTATACCACCCCAAGTTTCATTAATCCAGATCCAGTCAATATGCTCACCAAAGATTAATGTTTCTTTCGTCTTGTTCTTTACTGTTGTTGTGTTATACAACGGTTTCTCAGTAATCTTAAACGACTCATCAACAATCTCTTGGATTACTTCACCTTCTTCTGTGATCTTTGTTAAGTGACCTAGTTTACGTTGTGACTTCCAGTAGATAGTTGATACACGAAGTAAATGTGTTTTACCAAAATCAACTGTGTCTTCTGAATCAGCAAGGATCCACTCAACAATATCTCCTGTACCAAACTGTGAATCGTATAAAGAAGTAAACTGGCGATAAGCTAATGATGGCATTTGTGTATTCCACTCATGTGAGCGTGTACCATCGTAGTAAGAACCGTCGTTTTGTTGTCCACCAATAGCATAACCAGCAGCACGAACAGGATATAATGTCTCAAGAGACTCCATCTGTTCTGCTGTCATCATCCAACCAAACTTATCAATAACATCTGATACAGACATTAAGTCAATCTTTCCTACCCAGTTACCTTGAGATACGTAACGAACATCTGGAGACTTGTGATAGAAAGTAAGTAATGGATTCCATAACTCAACCTCATAATCATCTTCTCTCATCTGGAAGTGCCAGAACTCGCGGTCAGTGATCAAACTATCTCTAAATGCACGCTCTTCAAGCTCTTGCATTTTAAAGCGTTCTGAGTCAACAATCATCTGGTGAGAAGCCCATTGCTCAATCATTGAACGATAGTCTTTCTTGAAGAAAGCTTCAATACCAGGCAAAGTCATTAAGTTCTCTTTGCTTAGTTGTTGTTGTGCTTCTTCAGATTCCATGTCCATGCCAGATTCCATCATCTGCATCATCATCTTCTGCTGAGCTTGTTGTAATAACACTTGCTCAATCATTGATCGCTTCTCTTCTAACATCTCGTTATAAGACAAGTCATCAACAGCACGGAAAGTTATTTTGTTAACACGCTTTGAGAACTCTGCACAAAGAACGTTTATAACATTAGGGATGATAGGATAGAACTTTAACTCTAAAGCAGTTTGATCTTCTTGAGTTAGCATATCAACGATATCAGACATGTCATTATCATCTTGAGCGATGTAATCTGTCTTGTCAATAATACCTTTTGCAAGCTTATAGTTTTTCATCAATCTACGTGAGTTTCTACGTAGTTGTTTCATTCCTTGGAACTCAAGCCAATCTAAGTTATGAGCTCTCCACTCATCATCTTTTTCTTTGTAGGGTACAAACTGGACAGGCTGGGTAAGAGTACCCATCTTGTTATTTTCAGTCTTTTTACCCGCTTTTGCGTCAAGGGCATTTATAATCTGCATCTTTGAACTATTTATTCTTGTGAATCTACTTTCTGTAGATAATCTTGTAGTATCTCGTCTGTTGTCATTTTACCACTTATGTCTCCTCCATTAATACGTTGGGATAAAGTAGAAACTGTTCCGTTAGTATCAGTATATACCATTGTATCAAATGCACGATATGGAAGGGCACTAAAAGGACTTGGTACATATGGTGTTCTAACTCCTGGTGCTGTTTGTAAAGCAGGGTTAACTGGCTTTACGACTTCTTCTGTATTTGATAATAAAAGCAAAGCTTCAGTTAGATTAATTGCTTTCTCATCAATAAGTCTTGACAACAACTCGATCTTATCTTTATGCTTTTGCTGTCCCTTTGTTAGCTCTTCCATTACCTATTGTTTCTTCTAGTTCCTCGTATTTCAATAACATAGACTCGACAACTGGATGTCTATGGTTTGTTTTTAACGTAAATGAATCAGCATCTTTTACCTTGTTTGCAACAGATAACAAAAACTTAAATCCACTTTCGTTTCTGTACTTTAAGTCAACTTGTGCTGTATCTCCACATATAACCATCTTTGAACGTAAGCCAAGTCTGGATATGATCATAATCATATTTTCGTTTGTACAGTTTTGAGCTTCGTCAACAATAACAAACGTATCCAAGAATGTACGACCTCTCATAAAAGCAAGTGGTACAATCTCTAACTGATCTTTAAGGACAGAGTCTATCTTGTCTTTGTTATACAACTGGTACAAGTTAGCATAGATGGGTTGCATCCATGGTTCCATCTTCTCCTTTAAATCACCCGGTAAGAATCCTATCTCCTCTTTTGAGACAGTTGGTCGTGTAATCACGATCTTCTTTACCTGCTTTTTAAATAACATATCAAGGGCTACCTGACAAGCTAATAATGTTTTACCACTTCCTGCTGCTCCTGATAATACAGTAACCGCGTTCTGTAGTATAATCTCCTTTGCTTGTTTCTGCTCCTCGTTTAACTGTAACTGAAAGTTAACTGGACGTTTCTTTTCAGCCTTTTGCTCTTGGATTGTCTTGGTTATTTCAGCATGACGCTCCGATCGGTTTTGAGCCATAAGGTTTATTTTATGTTTCTAAAAGGGTTTCGTGGTTTACGCATTGTTGATGCTCCACCACCTTGAGCTCCCATATGTCTAAAAGGAGATCTCATAGTTAATTTACTCATTTTTTGCGAGTTCTGCAACTTATCATCCTCGACTTCAACACGTTTAGACATACCTCTGTTTGACTCTTGTACCTTAACAAAAGATACTAAAGCACAGAAGGTAACAAGTCTATCGACGTTTAGACCATGCTGATAGGCTAACATCTCTTTTAGAATCATTGGATCTGGTATTCTTTCAACACCATACTTGACATGTATTATATCTCCATTCTCGTTTACATCAGTGTCAATCTCCTCTCTTAAGAACTCAATACCATACGATAACATATGACTCTTAAACAATGTACCAGTGTTTTTCCATCCGTACTCTTGGAATACAGATTTATTTGCACCAATGTCTTTTAAAAATAAGATCATATCTTTTGGTACTAGATACTTCTGTTTACGCCTACTAATCATGTGCTGAATAAAGTGTGAGATGTTATTCTCAACAATAGTCCAGGCATTGTAGTACTGAATAAGCAATTCAAGACGCTCGTGTGTTTTATTTATATCATCAAAACGACCACACCAACTAGCAACAATAGTTCCTGGTTCAACATAGTTTGACATTGAACCTGACTGATCAATCTTTGATACCTCAACAGAGTTCTTGTAGATGATAATAGAACACAATGATTCAGAGGTTGTTGTCTTTCCTTCACCAACGGGGTCAATAGATCCGTAGTAAGTTCCCCAAGATGCATTCTTTATTGGTCGTTCCCAGATACAGATAACACCTTCTTTGTCCTCTGTCTTTTTTGAAATCGGGAACTCCATGATAGGAAGCTTTCTTGACTCTTTTGACTCTACCTTACCTTCAGCATTAAAGAATAAATCAACATACTCAACAGGGTATTGCTTATCAATTATTCGTTGTAACTGCTTGGTAACCAGGTGAGTAGGAAACTTTGCTTCTTTTCTTGTTGCAAAAGCTTCTTCAATATTTCTTGGCGACTGAGATACCTCAAGCTGATATGCTTCTGGATCTAAGTCTCTCTTTGCTTTTTCAAAACGTTTCTCAAGAGCTTCAAGTGCTTCTGCAACTAAAGAGTTACCATAGTCATCAATGTATGGTGGCATTGACCATTGCTCAGGAATAAACAAACCAGTCTTTCCAATAGTCCCATCTTTGTCTATAAGATTAGAATCAACTGCATAGAACTCATTTGCTTCTGGATTTAATACATAGTTCTTTAGAGGTTCACACTGATCCAAGTCACCGACGGATCCTGCTGCAATAAACTGTCCTGTTGTGATATCTCCAGAACGTAATGCAGGTCTCATGAAACCGTATGTATCATTCATCTTTGGAGCAATACCAGCCTCTTCATGAAAGAAGTAAACCACAGGACCACCGACACCATTTGTTGGGTCTTTCTCAAAGGAGTATGAGTTGATCGTTGATTTCAAACCTTTATAAGTATCACGACCATTCTGACGTACTTTAATACGTTGTTGCCATGCTCCAATCTTGTCCGGTTCATTAGGTCTATACCAGGCGGTATGCTCGTTAAGAAAGTTTTTGTATTCGTCTAAGAACTTCCATGAACCTTTCTCGTTTATGTAGTCTTTTAAAGAAGCTCCAAGCTTTAAAACAGCTCCGGATTCAAACCAGTACGTGTTTATAAACTTAGCCATATGATAATATGACGAAGCAATCTGACGTTTCTTTAGAATAATAGCATGTCTATAATGAAGTTCTGCAAGGTGTTCATACAAAGCCATGTGATACTGAGCATCCCGGACTTTTGCAAAACCAAACTTCTTTTCTTCTTTATCATAGATAGGAAGAAAGTTAAGCCACATGTAGTATTCTCTGCAAAGATACCAAGTTAAGTCACCTGATTTGTAGATCACACCTTGTCTGCATTTATCCTTTTCTGTATCCCAGTAGAACATAAAGTCTGCTGACTTAAAAGGAGCGTCACAGTAGTAGCCATTCTTATTAAAGTTTGTTGCTTGCTCGTTAAAGATCTCACTGGTTTCATTAAACTGATATTCACCAGGTTCTTTAAAAACAGAAAGGACAAACTCTACATACTCTTCTTTTGTTGAGAATGTAGTAGTTGTCCAGGTTCCGTTGTCCCAAGTTGGAACTTCTTTATATGCTTGATTACTCATAATTATTGTTCATCAATACCTAAAGCATCGAGTAAGTCACAAAGTCTTCCCATCGTAATAATACGATCATCTTCTTTTGGATCTTTGTTCCAATATTCTTGATACAGTTCTCTTGGTATTGCATGCCAGAGTTTTGTGTATTGATTGTAATGAATCACATAGTTGTGACTATTTATCTTCTTTAGCATAACCAAATGCGCTTAGTGAGTGTTTAAATGGATCCCATGGTAACTCTTGTACAATGGTTAACATCTGTTGAGCAATGTCTCTGATTTCTACCTGTGCATGCTCATCATTACGTAACTTCTGGAATAACATAAAGCTTCTAAAGTTAAACATAACATCAGCAGTGATCTGAGAGTTGTACGATTTAAAAAATCTTGCAGATTCCTTTGCTCGTTTTCTTCCTAGTACTGGTGTCAAATCTTTTAAAGCATTGTGATACAGGTAGTTACCTATTTCAGTATAGTCTTGTAAGATTGATGCCCACTCTGTTCCTTTATTCCAAGATAGTTCTCCACCTTCATCCTCACGAGTATAATTTTCATCATGAATATACAAAGGTTCAGAAGCAGTAATACCTTTCCAGTCTTCTGGTATGTAAAACTTATCTTCTTTTAATTCTTTGTATCTGGCAGATTCTCCGTTAATAGCAACACCAATACGGTGTTTAATAAGGTGAATATGTGAGGCAATATCTGTTGTGACCAAAAAATGGAGAGACGATTTCTCAAACGGCGTATGGTGCCCGTCTTTGGCAAGCATATCAAGTAACGCAGGCATGCGATCTTTCTTTGTCTCAAAGTCACGCGAAGTTGATGTCCAAGCTGATAGTGCATGTATTTGATCTCCTCCATAAAATCCTATAAGTTCTACTGTATTATCCATTTGTTATTGGGGTCCAATCATTTGCTAATAAATCTGTCTGAGATGGGGTCCAAGGTACAAGTCCTGTTGGTGCATCAAGATTATCTGTTTCTAATCCTGTTGTATCAATGTAGATATAAGGACTAGTCATCTTTGAATCAAGTCTTGGTAACTGAAGTTTTATAAAAATACCAGTACCATTCCATCCTTTTCTGGCCATCTTATGACCAAACTTTAATTGCTCTAAAGCTTCTCCGAAGTTCATTACGGTAGAGTTAAAGTTTTAACAACAACCATCTGAGCAACTAAGATATCTGTTAAAGCACGATCAATTAAAGTCGCTCTTAAACGAGTTAATGTACCGTTCTGTGCAGAGCTTTCCTCTTGCTTGTAAATGATATCTGCTAATTCAGCACATAATGCCTTTACCTTTGCAACCTTATTATCTCCTGATGGATTGAACGTTTTACCTACTAACTTTTCTCCTGCAGTTAGTTCTGTTGGGTGAGGTGCAACCTCGTGATCTGTGTAGACTTCTTGTGTCATTGGTTTTCGTTTATTTCGTTTAGAGTAGGAAGACGGATTCGAACCGCCGGTTTTTCTGTTTTGCAAACAGGTGCATTGGGCCACTCTGCCATTCCTACTATTATTAAAACTTGCAGATTTTACAAGTTTTACTAATTGGCCTGCTCTAATCTCATCAGGCGACTGTTTAATACACGACTGTATTCAGTCATAATACCAAACTGTTTCTCTAACAAAAGCTTGTCAATGTTAGCTAAAGCAGTAAAAGCATCTGTTGCCAAGAAGTCTTCTAACTTTGTTAGTTTCTCGTCTAACTCTTGTTTCTCTGTTCTTAATCTTTCAATGAATGTACTCATCTCTATTTGGTTTTGGTTTGCTGTAGTGGAAGGATTCGAACCTCCAAGTGGTCTTTAGCTGTAGGACATTGCGCGCTATATGTGGTCAACCCTTTATCCTACGTTTATCAGATGCTCCACACCCCCGAGACAGGAGGGCACGTCTGCCAATTTCGTCACACTACATTGTACTAACTATCGTATGCTAAGTTCTGTCCTCCTCTTACTGAACTTTGTTGTTCTTCTTGTAAGTCTCGGTACGTTGCTTTAAAACTCTGTCTTATCTGGTCAAACTTCGCAGCAGCATTTATGATCGCTGTTATGTTCCCGTCTCTTCCGTGCTCAATATCGGTAACTTCCATGTATTTTGCAAGTCTATCAAGCATTGACTTCATTCCCATATAAGCTCTAAACGTTGGTGTCTGATACATCTGCTCACATCTTTTCTTTGCATGCAGGATCATTTCATCATCAAGAGAAAAATCAGCTCCAACCTCTTTTAAGATCATTGCTTCTTTATCTTTCTCTGGTACATCAAAGAACGGATTAAGATCTGGATTTGGACATGTTGAATAGAACAAGTAGGTATAGACCTTTATTGCATCTTCTTTGTACTCATCCATGATGTTCTTTAAGAACTCAAGCGTGTAACAGTGTTCGGATGGTATTACCTTTCCATTCTGTACATCAAATAATCTTACCATTATTTCTTCTTCTTTTTAAACTTGGGTCTGAACTCTTGTAAGTAATCAAGCATTGCAACAACCTCATCTTTCAAATAAGGAACTACATAGTTTGTTATCTCTTCAACGATCGGATTACCTTCGTTATCAAGTGCAGCAATCGGGTATCCAAACTTATCCTCACCAGCTTTCTCGAACTTAATATGACGCAGGGTCAAAGTACCAGGTTCTAGTTTTGGATTATGTCTTAGTATTATGTAAAGATACAAAGATAATTGCAAAGCATAGTGATTAAAGTTACAATCATCAAGATGAGACACAGGATATTTCATCTTTTGTGACTTACCCTCCCAGTTTTTGTAGGACTCTGTGTTTATTTCTTTGTTTGTCTTGTAGTCATCAATATTCACCTTTTGAGTAATTACCTCAGTTAAGTCAGACTGTCCACAGATACCAAACGATTTCAAATAAACAAAGTGCTCTGGATAAACACCTTCGCCAAGTTTTTGAGATGGAGCATATTTCAAACCATCAATAACAACTGGAGGATAAACAGGTACTTCAACACCTTCTCTAACAATTGTGTTTAACGCACATAGATCTTCTTCTCTCTGATTGTGATACCATGTACCTAAATCAGTTGCTCTCTTTGCCTCAGATGACCAAGCGTTCAAGATTTCCTCTTCGCTCATCCCATACCACTTTGACTTCTTGTTCTTTGCAGATTTCTTTGCTTGCTCTGGAGCATTAAAGTCCTGTTTGAAAAAGCCAATAAAGCTAGTCGCGCTAATCCAATCTATTTGTTCTTCTTCCCCAACAGATGAATACTCGTGATTCTCTGCCTTAAATATTAATGCCATTATTGTTGCTTATCTAAACGTTCCCTCAATACTTGCTCTTCAGCAGGTGATAATACCGGTACCCATAGTGGATGTTCACCAACGTCCTGTAAGTGGCAAGCACATGCCATACAACGAACCTTAAGATCTAATTTACATCCACATCCCCCGCATGCAGGAGATCCTTTAACAAAAGCCTTCTCTGAAGACCCATCCTTGTCATACAAACCACACGCATTTGATTCACAAATACGCAGTCTTTCATTTGCTATATCCTCGATATGATCCTGCTTAAAGACATTGTTCACAATACCTTCCAAGATCTGTCCCTTACTCTTCCATACCTTGAGTAGGTTCTCCTTGTTTATTTGCATATGCTGTTTTCTTATGGTTTTCAATAAACTCTTTTCTTGCCATCTCCTCGTCAAACTGTTTCTTTAACTGTAGAAGATCGTAATACTTCTCTGCACTCTTGTAGATATTTGTTGCCTTCTGATCACCCTTCTGCTCATTTAACTCTTGAGCAGCTTGTTTTCTTGCAAGCTCCTTTTCTATCAACCAGTGCTTTATGGTAAAGTCTCCAAAGTTATGAATATGTATTCTAACATGTTTTAACCTTGATAAAGACTCTCTTGCCACAGACCAGAAATGATTACCAACATCAGCAATCATATCCTGATTCAACTTTAGATCATCAGCAACCTGATCATACACGGTCTTAGGCTTCTTGGGACGTAGCAACGGCTGCGAATTTATAGTCTAACAAAACATTACCACTTGAAAACACCTTCATGTCAGGATTCAAAGAGATTCTTTTCTTTGCCTTTCCATCCTTTACAATCAAGTTCTTCTTCTCCGCCTTTGTTAACGCATTCCTAACTGTCTGTGCAGAAGAGAATATTCCTTTGTCTGCACATCTTGTACAGAAAACTGTAAGCTCCTCTTCACCTGTTAAAGCCAAGAACGTCAAGCAGTCCAAATCTGATTCAGACACTGCCACCTTCTCAAGATAGCAGTAAGTTAGAATCTGGAACTTTACAATATCCCAGAACTCTAACTTTGCTTTCTTTTCGACTAGATTAAATGTTGCCATCAGTCTTTAGCTTTCTTTCTTGAGGCTGCTGAAGTGGAGTGTTATCTTCCTCTTCTTCACCATCTTCATCTGGACGAGCTGACATCATCTCCCCAATAAAAGCAGTAATCTGAATCTCTTCTGACTTTGCCTTTAAAAACGCAGTGTTCAATTCTTGTAACTGAACCTGTAACTGCTTTAACTCGATCTGATCAGTGTAAAACTTAATCATCTCCTCTCTTGTTGGAATCTTCTGTTCTTGTAATTCTGTCTCTTGTTCTGACATACTATTGTTGGTTTATAAGTTTGCTTTTCCTTCTTTCTTTGATAGCTTCGGTTCCCTCCACAGATTCAACATAATATGAAACGCAGTATCAATAACAAACACGTCCCCATTATCCATATAGACGGTTGTGGCGTAATAATCATCTTCTGCCTTATCATGTGACCTCCTCTTTATTGCTATAATAGACCCCGTCTCAATTGCAGCATCAACCCATACCCCCGGGTCAGTAATACCAAGGTCTTCAGCCTGCCCTTCGTCTAGTGTATTGCACAATATTTTGCATGGATGTATCATACCGCTCTAATAATAAGATAGTTAATGGTTTTAAACTTACCAAATTTAACTAGACCGCCAGTAATATGCAAGTGTTTCAGTAAGTTTTTTTAGCACCCGCATTTAAAGCCCGTGAGTAGGGTATGGTCACCTAGATGACCTACTATATATAATAGGCTTTTTATCTTATTATATACACAGGTCACCTGGATGACTATACCCCCCCTTATTTATCCTATACCAACATACCCCCTCCCTAATCGGGGTTTAGTATGTTACACGTTGTGTGGGGGATATATGATTGGCATCCCCTACTTCGTTTTGAGCAGGTGTATCCCCCTATGTATTATAGGGAACTAGATTTAGTTTGGGTTTTTTCTCCCTTACTTTGTTTAGAGCAGGATATACTTGACTCGTTAATCACATCATTCACTTAACCGTTTACGACAATGAACAAGATTAAATTCACCGTAGCCAAAGTTAGCGCTATCACTGAAAAAGGAAACTACATCCACACCATCAAAACTGAGGGTAAGTCTGTAAAGTTTGCCGGCCTTGATATGAAAGGTGCAGGTCAGACTTACTTCGTAGCTTTACAACAACCGATTCCGGTTGATAATAAAGTGCTCGAAGCAGACTTAGACTTGTTCGAGATTGTGGAGCGCCAAGTCAAACTTCCCTATACCGATGAGGTAACAGGCGAAGAGTTGGAGCGCGATGCTACGTTCAAATGGTTATTCCCTAAACGCTAGGGAGTACCATCCGGACGTAAGGATATGGAGCACCTACTGGAGAACAAACCTTCGGTAGGAGTACCATCCGGTAGTTGGGAGAAAGCAAATAAGTTTTCTCCCTTTACCCTACTCCTCTACTCAGCGCACTCAAGTTTCCTTCACGTCTACTCAGCTCAGCGTCTAACGTTATCTGGCTTCTTTTTCTTGCTTCTTGGAATAGTACAATGAATCGGTTAGTTTTGATGCAATCTTGCAGAAAGTTAAGTATAAACCCCGAGAAATCTGAGACCCTTATGTTAATATAGCATCAGTTATAAGTTGATAATCTTGGAATAGTACAACGATGTGTGTGTTGATATGATAGTGGGTGATCCTCTCACTGGCAAATGATTAACTTGTCCTATGTGCTTTAAACGCATATATGAGGTGGATCAAATGGCTATACGTCATTAGGCTTGTTCTTTCTCAGTCTTGTACACTTGACCTAGTATCTTATTACTATCTCTTATAGTGTCTTATAGGTTAGTTGTTTCTTCTTCTTTTAGATAACCCGAATCCTTATCCATATAACCGTCATTATTATGAACCCAACACCTTTCGTTCAAACTGGTATCCTAGGCAGAGCTTATGGTTACCTTATACCTGTTACTTCTGAAGATCCTTGTATTGTAGCAATAGAGAGTCGAACAGAAGAATGGGGTATCCACATTTATTGTGGTAAAGATTACATAGGTAGTGTTGATAAAACCAACTATCTATCTGTTCATCCAAGCATTAGAACTATAGCAGTTGAACCAGAGTATGTTCATCCTAGCTTATCTGTCCGTAGTATTGGCTCTTATATTGAAGAGTACAAGACATGGATTAAAGTTGGCTTGGTTAAGTAGTATATGGGGAGTCTAGTGCTCCCTTTTATCTAATGCATCATTCTATCTTCCCAAGGGATAGCAATTGTATTATCTGAACACGGCAACGATACTAACCTTCACCCATTAATACTGGACTAGGGACCGAACGTACGAGCTATGTTACAATTGAGTTGCAGAGGGGATAAATCTCGAGTCTGATGAATGATGAATATTTCATCACAGTCATTCATTAGCGACAACCAGCCACTGTAAGGGTACGCTCTGGCGTGGAGATGAAATCGTCAACCGGGCAAACGGTACAGAGAGGGTAATCAGTCCTCTTTTTTTTCACAACTAACTTTAATTACTTATGTCACTAAACAGATTCCAGAAGTTCTTACTTCAACCAGAAGCATCTCTTGTTATAGCTGATGTTATAAAGCATTTTCATCCTGGTTATACACCAACTACTGCGCTAAATAAAGTAAAGAAACTTGTAGTATATCCTAAGTATGACTGGATCATAATTGAGCAAGGTGATGTTAACATAGGTATCAGTTATCGTGTAGCTGTTAATGGACAACTGCTTATGGGGCCTAAGCAAACAATTAATGAGTTTATTAAAGCTTATGATACTAGCTATTTCCAAGCTTGGAGATTTATTAATGATAGATCTTATGAACCAAGTGGAGATAATAATCATAATATGAGTGCATTATTCATTCAGCATGGTGTACCAAAACCAACTGCTCAAGAGATGTATGAATATTATTATAAAGAATAATATAAGTAACGAACAACAGGCGGGGAAGGCACACGCACTGAAAGTATGTAATAAATCGATCCAGGATGAGCTGTCGCATACTACTGAAGGCTCACAAATCATAGGTTCGAATCCTATGTTGTTCACAATCCAGGCCACGCGACCTGGCATCACAGGCAGGTGTGGTGTTAAATAGTCATTGAGATCCTACTTATCTCATTGTTTCACCTAGCAGAGTGACGGTAGCCCGTTTGGTGGCTACCAAATCTGCTTTAATCTTTTATCAAATGATTGTATTCAATACGCTTAAAAAAGCTCAGCATTATGTCAAACATAAGCAAGCTAAGTACAAATCTTATGTAAATAATTCTTCTTCTTATTACTATAATGATGAGGAGTTTATGTACTATGAGATCAGTAAGAACATGGTCCTACAGGTGTGGGGCTGGCAATGTGGCTGCGGTTGTGACCGTGGTAGTACAAGTGCTACTGTTATTGGTAGAATCAAATCAGTTTAATAACCAATCCAACACACGCATGAAAACAAACCAACCAACCAACATTAAAGACTGTATATTAAAAGGTCTTAGTCATTCGTTAGTTAAAGATAAAACCATTCTATGTATGACAACCTCAATAGGTTCAAACTCAGAAAGAAAATATGATCTAAAAAGAGGATATACTACTGAAGAGTTTGATAAATATCTTCAAGATGTAAACTTTACTATATATCCTAGCTCTTTAACTGGTATCATTATTTGGTACCAAGATGGTTCTTATTCTTGGGCTGGTGATGAAGAAGACCGTATTACATGGGACCATCACCGTAGACCTAATCCAGATTCATTTAATCTTTAATCTTTTATACACAGAAACTCTATTGTATTACTAAAGATGATAAAAGAAAAACAGCTAAGTGAAATAAATAACAAAGACCAAGCTTACAAGCAGTGGTTGCTAAAAGAATATAATTAATAATCCATAACTCTTATTAACATGATTACTCCAGAATTAATCAAGAAAGCTCAAGAAGAGCGTAAGCAAGCACTAAAAAGAGGTGCTATCATTATCATGGCTTTAGGTACAGCTGTGTCATTGTTTGGATTCGTTAGAATTTTTACTGTTGGTAATCTTGCCGACCATGTAGTGTTCCTGTTTGGTGGTGTTGTTACCTGTATTGGTATATACTTTGAAACTTTAAACAATCGCTAACATGTTGACATTCAAAGACTTAGAGTTTGAAGGTATTAGCTACGACCTATCAGGTAGTGGTGTTAGAGCATGCATGCAGTTTGACAATGGGTATTATATATCTGTTGTCAAAGGTGCATTTACTTATGGTGGTCCAGAAGGATTATATGAAGCAGCTGTCCTAGACAGAAATGGTAATATAACCTATGATACACCAGTAACTGATGACGTTATCGGTCATTTGACTCCAGAGGAAGTAACTGATGTTATGCGTCAGATCCAAGAGTTAGAACCTGCCGAGTAGAAACATATCCTAAGCATGATATAAAAAGGCTTTTTAGATTACTTAACCCTTTAATCATTACGACAATGTCAAAACGTAAACAACTCTTCGCGATATTAACCATAGTGTTTATATCATACGCTATCATTTCAATGACATACACAATCGTATCATACAATCACATTCCTGGTATTCAAGAAGGTGAGCTTACGGATGACCAGTTTGGTTATGTCTTTGTGTCAGCAATAGTATCTATGCTTATTGGTAAAATCTTATACTACAAATACGATGATATATATTGATAAGCTAGTGATTGGCACACCAAAACGAGGTGCTTTTTATCGTGTTGTATGGACAGCAAATAAAAAGACAATAGCTCGTGTAACAAACGTCTATCCTGATGGATTAGTCGCTGTTGCAAATCCAAAGACAGGCGTCTTATGGAATACTTTAGTTAAATGGTCAGACTTAAGATTAGTATAATGGAAAATCAAGTTATAATCCTTGAAACAGTACCTCAAGTAGTTCATGACTTTGTGAGCAAGCCAAATGGTATTGCAAAAACTCTTGAGTACAAACGTAATAGTGAGTTTCAAACTCGTGTGTATTATCATACGAGCCTAAAGATTGAAGATGGTATTGCATACTTTTCTCAACTTGCTTACAAAGTACAAAAGCGTAAGAATAATGTGTATTACCTTGCAAGACACTCAAAAGATGCAAAAGGCTTTACAGTTAATAAACGTGGTACTATACAAGTATGGTGGAATGGTAACTTTAGTTCTTTTTCAAACAACATACTTAGTAGAATACTCACTGCTATAAAAGCTGATTGGTTGTATAACGACCGTGCATTAACCTGTTACTTGTCAAAGAGTAACTTTGGTAAGGTGCTAGTTGGTAAGATTACAAACCCAACTGACTTTATCAAGTGCGTCATTAAGTCTAATAAGATTGATGTATCACCAGCAATGTTTAGAAAGTTTATTGATATCATGCGTTGTGACAGTTCATCTTTGTACAAGAACAATGCTAGTACAGTAATGTCTTTACTAAAAACTGCTGTAAACGCAAATGCATTCATTGAGAAGTTATATAACTATCACAAAATCAAGGAGATAGAGTATACTGAAGCAATGGTACCAACAGGAAGTCATACGTCAATACGATATGCCGTTGATGATAGGCAAGCAGTACAAACTGATTATAACTATAGTCGTACTTATTGTGCTCCTGCCTATAGAGAACGTACTAGTTATAAACCACTTGGCTTTCTTGAAGAAGGTGAAGGCTTTGCTCATATCTTACATGATATGCTTGAGCAGGCTGACATACTTGGTAGAAAGATTGACTTACTATGGTCAGAAAAGCGAATGAATGAAGAGCATAACAAGTGGTCGGAAGAACTACTTGAGTATGAGATTCAAGACAAAGATGACCAGAACGAGTATATGTATCAGTTTGCTTCTTTCTTTAAAGACTTTGAAGATGAGTTTACAAATATTGTGAACACTGAACGTAAAGGTTTTGAAGAAGGTAAAAAGATGCATCATTGCTTCTATACTAGTTACTGGGATAGAGTAAAGAAAGGTAACTATCTTACCTATCATACTACTTATGGAGGTGTTCAAGGTACATTAAGTATTAGGTTTACTTATAGATCTGAACATACTGTTGGTGGTAGTAAGGTTAATCTTAATGATAACCTTCAAAGCTTTCAGACTGGTGTAGCACCTTTCGTTATTGATCAGTTCTATGGTATTAGAAACGCAAAGATTAATGATGATATATATCTTTATTACCATAGTAAAGTAGAAGAAGTATCTAGAGCTTTTTGTGATAAACTACAAAAAGACAAAGTAATAACATGTGATAAAACAGTCAAAGAGCTTGAAGAAGCCTTTGAGTGGTAACCTTTTAATCCAACTCAAGATGAAAAACGAAAAACGTATAGATTTAATCTTTAATCTATTAGTATTAGTATTAGCTGTTTGTGCTGCTATACAATATGCTTACACTGAACATCCTTACATGGCAGGAATAGCTGCTATTATTGCTTTTTTATTGCTTGGTGTAATCACTATTAGATACGGTAAAGAGTAAACAAATGAATAAGCTAGATTATCTAATGAAAGCTTTTTATACACTAGGTGTTGAAGTTTTTAAAGTATTAGCTGAGTATTTGGGTGTATCGTACATGGCCTTAAACATAACAGTTTTCTGTATTATAGGTCCTGCAATCTTTTTAGTAATGGCTGGTATTATTATACACATGCATTACAAGTTAAAGTATTTAAAATCATAGTTGAATAAGTAGAGGGTTTAGTAGCAAAGGAGCTGGTTATGCTGGCTTCTTTCTTTATCTTCTACACAATGTATCGTAAAATAATTAATAACTAATAAATCTCACACAAGATGAAAAACTCAAAGCGTAACAGAATGTCTTTACAGACAAGAGAAAGAATTACAGAGTGGCATAAAAAAGGTATGCCGATTAAAGTCATTGCAAAAGGCATGTCTTTGCCTTATAGTAATGTTTACAACCATGTAAAAAAGTTAGAGTCTGTAATGGACGAGCAAGCATATAAAGAGGCTGCAAAAGCGGAACTTCTAGAAAACGCAGTATTAATTACTGAAGAGCTTGTTGATCTACCGGTAAAAGTAAACTTCCAGATGAAGATTTACGGTATTAGCATTAAAGTAACACGTATCCCATCAGAAGTAATCTTTGACGAAGACTATCTTGAAATCAACTAAACCATGGAAATGTCAGAACACAAAGTATTTACCTTCTACAAGGACGAGAACAACGACAAGGTTAACTTTATAGTTAAACAAGGTCAGTATGAAGACGGATCTGCAAAGTTAGAGATCTACAACTTAAGAAACTCATTAATAATTGAAGCCACGACCTGTTGTAACAAGACAGGTCTTGATTCAAACGATGCTATCATCAACTCTGAAGAGAAGATGCCTGGCTTAATCAAGTTTCTTGAGTCACACAACATTGTTAAACAACAGGATGAATACATTAATATTGGTAATGATATGTTTCCTGTTGTTAAACTCTTACCAGAGACTGAGTGGACAACAGATGACGAGAGCCGTAAGATGTATCTTATAAACGGTTACTCTATTCTTGCACAAGACACTCATCAAGCTTTCCAACTTTACCTTTTTGCTTTACAGGCAGAGGGTGAAACAATCGAATACTAACATGGAATACAAGTTCAAACATGATTCAAATGAGATGCATGATGCATTTTGTTTGACCGAAGATGTTACACAAAACATCATATGTCGTATTATTTTTGAGTCTACAAAGGCTAATCTTTTAGAGAAAGACTTTAAAGATGCTGGCGAAGAAGTCCCTAGTGAACTAATGAAGAAGACGTCTGTTCTTGAGACTATCATAAAGACAGTCGATAACAAGCAAGAAGAGATCTTTGCTATCTTTAGCTTCTTGATTTGGCACGAGAAAGCCAACTATGTGTGGCAGAAACGTGTGCAAACTTATGAAAAGCTTGGTGATAATCGTATCATGGACAAGCTAAAAGAAGGAGCACTAGATTCGTTCCCAGGTCTTGACTTAAGTGTACTTCAAGATAAGCTTCAAGGCTTTGTAAAAGAAAAGATGGCTGAGTTCAAACGCTTTGATCGATTAACAAAACAGATCGTTAACTCAAACTACGATTTCGTATTATTCAAAGCAATCATTGATGGTGAGTGTGACTACGTTATTGACGTGATTAACGACACCATGGCTGATGTGTAAGATTTGTGTGTGAGAAAGGTAAGGGTTAGGTGGTAGCAATATCGTCTAACCCTTTTAACCTACTGTATTATGACCAAAGCAAAAGGATTCGGTATGTATCCACGATATGTAGCTGATGATCCAACAATCAATCATCTTGATAAAGCAATGGTTGGTCTAATATCAGCTTACATAAATAAACAACTAGGATATTCGTGGATGTCCGTAAAAGAGATGGCGTTGCGTCTTAGTATTTCAGTATCAACAGCACAACGATCATTAAAAAGATTAGAAAATAAAGGCATCATAAGTCGTGATGGCTATCATTTAACCAGTTCGGGATCCTCAAGGATAACGCGCTTAAACCTTTAATATCATGGCAAAAAGACCATATAACAAGAAACCAAAAGCAGAAACTTTAAAAGAAGAGTCAAGAGCAGTACATGTACCATGTGTACCTTTAGACAAGATCCAAGAGTTAACTGAAAAGCATCAGAAAGAATCTGAAGGACGCATCAAGTTTCACTTGCAAAAAGTAAAAGAGAACACAGGTGAAGTATTACCTGAAGATACAGCTTACATCATGAACTTATCAGCTCGTGAGTTTTGGTATAAACTAAAACAAGAAGCTATTTAAAGTTATTAATGCTAGGCAAACTAATAAGAAACCTTAGTATTAGAGAGAAGTTAGTATAAGGGTATTACAGAGTACAGAACTGATTAACGAGAGATGATTCAGTTTTGTAACCAGAAACACGTTCGATTCGTGTACTTCTCGCAATGAGTTATCTCATATTATCTTATCAACTTAAACCATATGAATCATGGCTAAAACAGAAACAGAAATACTTGCTGAGATCAGCGGTAATTACCCAGTGGGTACAACATTCATACCACTTCATATGGATGGCAAATCTTATGGAAAAGATAGTAGGTATACAGTTAAAGAAGACTGGAGACTCCGTCATTCAGGTGATACTGTAAGACTTGTATGGTTTGCAAGACCTGATGGAAGTGCTGCACATCCAGGATATGTCCAAGTAAAAAGTAAATCTGGAAAAGATGTGGACTATGCTGATAGAATAGTAAATCCACCTAGTTCAACTACGAGTACTCGAAAACTACAAGTTGGAGATATCGTTAAGTTTCCTATACTTGATAACAAGTTTCTTGAGTATCAAGTATATCCTGATCATTTGCACAATAATGAATATGTATTAGGGAACGATGCTATCTTTAAATATCTTGAGATCGCGGACAAAACTATATTTGCAAGCAGTGTTTATGGATATTTTGCAGGTGATGGTGACTTTCCACCCTATCATAAAGGTGATTTAGTAGCAGCAACTTTAATAGTGAACAAACTAACAAAGATGTGTGAAGAAAAGATTATTGCTCATACCGCAGAACCTAACGAGTTGCACTATACAGAGCTATCATTAGGAGATTTAGTTACCTTTACTTTAGCAGGTAGAAAGTTAGGCTACACTGTTCACGACAGCTATCTTTCTGGTGTAGGGTATCTTGATAATGATGCAATCTTTAAGTTGTTAAAGCTTGATAAAGTTGATATAGCTTCTCACAACTACGGTTATAAACCTGGTATTGGTGACTGGCCAACTTTTAAGAAAGGCGATTTCAAAGCAGCAACAAGATTAGTTAATAGACTAAAAGAGATATGTGCTCAAATATCTTATTCTGGTGATACTATTACAGATATCTCAGATATTCCCACTAGTGGTGCCATTTCTGTTAAAGCAGATGCATTAGAATTGGCGTTGATGCTACATAAGTTAAGTGAAGATCGTATTCAAAATGAACAGCCTAGTGATCCATCAAAAGCATATAAGTATCTTGCTTGGAACTCAAGTCATTACTGGTACTGTCATGAAACATCAAAGAAAGTATATAAGTTAAAACTCAGTAAAAATAAACAATCAAATGAAAAACAACACACAAGCAGCGAAAGCGCAAAACCAAGAGCACTTATCTTACAGAGCTCTAATCTCCAAATCGGACAAGGATGTATTAGCAGAGGAGTTGGACTTAAAGGTTCAGTCAGCAAAATCAGACTTGGAAATCACAGTAGCAACTACCAAGAGAGACTTGGCCGTAGCTAAGCAGAAGTTAACACAGGCAATGTCAGCATCACCGTACAGCGTACATGATGAAATGAAAGCTTGGGTTGCTGTAAAAGAGTTACAAGAAGGCTTAGAGTTCGCTCAAGCTGTACTAAACGAACGTTTCTAATGGAACGTGTGTTTCTTAATGTATTAGGAGCCTTTGCAGCAGTATTTGCTGTTGCTTGGGCTTTTAATCATATTAATGCCTGGGTAGGTATTGGTATGGCAGTAGTAATCATTTATTTATTAATCCGTTTCTTTAAAAAACTAATATGAAAAAACAGTTCTATTTACTATTAATCGTAACTCCGTTATTGTTTTTAGCAACCAGTTGTGAGCGTGTAGCTCCAAACTACTATGGTGTCCTAATGGAAAACTATGGCAAGAGTGGTAAGTCAGATTACTCAAAACAACAAGGTCAAGTATGGATGATGTCACCTGGAACAGAGTTATTTCAAGTACCAGCATTTGAGCAACGTGCTTCGTTTACAAATGAAGAAGGTCAACCAACGACACTAAAGTTAAAAGCATCTGATAACACTGAGTTTACAGCTAAACCTTTGTATACTTACAAAGTAATGCCAGAGAGTGTTGTTGATGTAGTGTTCCAGAATGCTCGTTTAGGTGCTGGTGATGACTTCATGAGATCTTTAGAAGATAATATCTTAGAGCCTTTAATCTATGACCTTATAAAAGAGGAATCACGTAGGTACTCAACAGATACTTTAATGGCTCAAGGTGGTAACTTAAACTTTGAAACAAAGGTACAAGAGCTAGTAAAGAAAGCTTTTGCTGACAAAGGTTTGCAGATGATTAACTTTTCTGCTAACTTAGACTTCTCAGTTAAGGTAAAAGCAAAGATTGAGAGTCGTAATGAGGTTAATACAAACGTTTCAGTTATTGACCAGCAGATTATTGAGCAAAGAAAACGTAATCAGTTAGCTGAGTTACGTGCAGAAGAAAATATCATCTTATCAAGAGGTTTAACACCTCAGATTTTAGAGAAGATGCGTATTGAGACTTGGGGTAGATATGGTGCAAAGGTTCCTCAGACAATGTTGTCTAGTGGTGCTATTGCAATCCCAACAATCAAGTAGTAAAATATTAAGAGAGACTGAGTGAAGCTGTGTTTGGACTCTAGATAATAGGCAAAGGTTAGCCTCTAGTATAGCAGTAACCTTGAAAGACCCGAAGGTCTCTCTTATAATCTTCCCGTATCGGCTGACTTTAGCGTTTACGGTGGTGTTGGTCAAGTGGCGTAATGCGGGATGGTCCCCAAATCCTCAACAGGTTGCATACTGGTTCGACTCCAGCCTTGACTGCAAAACAAGTGACGACTGTGGTGGAATCCCACGGTATATGAAACCCAAAAAGGTCCTGTTGAATCCGGAATAGTCATACAGGTTAGGAGAGAGTTACATATAAGTAGGGAGTAATTAACCCAATGCGAAAATGTAATCACTAGAGTAATCTAGTCATGGTGTGCAATGAGCACAATAAACTTGTTTTATTTTTAGTGCAATGGCGGAATGGTAGACGCTAGGGGCGTACCCTCAAGTGACCATAATTTGTTTGGTACATTACAGGTTCGAATCCTGTTTGCACTGCAGAATCTGTCTAAGCGCATAAAACGTATGCAAGCAGTTGATTACTCTTTCAAGAAAGAGGATGTTTAATCAGACAGTGCATAAAACTGATTAGTAGAGGTTAGCCGAGTGGGACTCGGGTGAAACTCAGTATGACTATCTATAATATAAGTGCATTTATAATTAGAAAAAGCAATACACTGTAATAGGGTTCGATGCCCTTCCTCCACTCTATTTATTGGACTTGTAGCTCATTTGGTTAGAGCAACTGACTCATAATCAGTAGGTAATAGGTTCGATCCCTATCTGGTCCACAATAGTTTTATTCAAGATACAAGCTAGTCAATGTAAAACGCTTGTAAAACGAGAGATGAAAAACATAGTTTAATCCTGTCATGAGATGCGTCAACACTGAACTTGATTGCTAATTGAATACTTGAACTCTCAACTATTACTCTACCTGTATAAATAATACAGGTTTTTTTGTTTATTTCTCACACTTAAACAGTTTAAAACTATGACTGAAGACAAACCCAGAAACCCTTTTGGGATCTCGTACAATGAATGGATAGCCAGGATTAACGAGCAGGTTGTAAAAGACCAAACCAAGTTGGCAGCAAAAAAGGATTACATCCCACTGTCACAAAAGAATACTCATTCACACTTAAAACTATCAAGAAAGCATGTCAGAGAAGTTATTACCCCGAAAGCACCCAAAGTATAGTCTATTAGTATATATTGCTTTAACAGGCATGATGACTAACTTCATTGAAGAACATGTCATTCCAGACAAGTCAATGAACAAACAGAAGATTAAGCTTCTAACTAGGCAGTTACATACTGAGTTACTTAAAGTTGTTGATAACTTCTTCTTAAGAATCAAAAACGACGATGATTATGACAAGTTAGAGATTACTGAGCAGTTTCATATAGCAACTATTGCTATGGAACACTTTTTTCGTTTAAGCTTGCAGATTGAAGATCTTGATGACACAAGAAAGCAAGGTTTAGTCACACAACTAAACATCTTATTAGTATCATATGGCTTAGAAACCATTGACATCCCTGTTGGCATATGAAAAAGTTACATCTAACTGATACATACAATAGTAAAGTATGGTTTACATCAGATACACATTACATGCATAAGAACATATGCAGAGGGACATCTAACTGGGAAGATCTTGACTCAACAAGACCGTTTAAAACTCTCCATCAGATGAATCAACAGATTGTTGAAGGTATAAACGCATTAGTTGGTGAAGACGATACCTTAGTACATCTAGGAGATTGGTCTTTTGGTGGTTATGAGATGGTAAAAGAGTTTAGAAACTTGATTGTATGCAAAAACATACACCTAGTTTTAGGCAATCACGATCATCATATTGATATGAACAGAGACAATCTACAAGATTTGTTCTCATCTGTTAGTCATATGCTTGAAATCAGTATTGATCAGTATGCTACTATAGATGGTGGTCCTCTTAGTGTTGAAGTTCAAGCTTGTCATTATCCAATGATGTCATGGAAAGATATGAATAAAGGTGCTATGCATCTTCATGGTCACTGCCATCTTCCACCTGATAAAGTACATGCTGGTAAAGGTCGTATAATGGATGTTGGAATGGATGGTAATGGTATGCTACCAATAGCTTTTAGAAGAATATCAAGTATACTAATGCCAAGATTCCCAGTATCCTCATTACCTTTTGAAGATCATCACTCAAAGAAAACAAGATGAAAATAAGATACAGTAATCACTTAAAAGTTTATCTTATAGGCATGTTCTGTGTTGTTATCGGTATAATCTTTATGGCTGCTACACATAGTAGTATCACTAAGTATAAATACCAGATACGACTAATGGATGGGCATGTTTATTCGACAAACTCCTTTAGAATGTATGGTAATAATCTTATCTTTGACACTGAAGATGAGCAGGTTATCATAAACGCTCAGTATGTTATTACATCTGAGCTTGAAAAAGTACCGGACTAATCATAGTGGTTAGTCCTTTTTTAACTTAAAAACATATAACATGATAATGGGTATTATAATGGATGTTATTATTACTATACTTGCAGCTATAGTTTTCTACTATGTTGCAGTTTCAGTAGTCACAAGTATTGTATATTTCAAGACAATACAGCTTCTTGGACCAACCTATAAAGCACTACGAGATAATCGTTTTGTCTTACAAGAAAACTTTATGGGTACTTTGTACTTTGTACATAAAAACGAAAAAAATTGGTGGAGCCATAGAGGTGTAAATCAAATAATCATCTTTGATGACGGAGCTATAAGGCTTTTAGATGATAATGGATATAGTAGAGAGTACTTACATGCAGGATTTCTTGCTTATCAAAACCCTTTTATGGCGTACTGGCGTATTAGATTTGATCGTTTACTAAAAAATCGTGGTTATGATAAAGTATAATAGAAAGTTTGTTGAGATACTAATCATCTTCTTGTTTGCTTTAACATGTGTTGTAACACCTATATGGTGGGCATCAATGAAAAAACCACATGATACTGTACAAGAGAAAGCACCAATTGATAGTACGTATAATAAAATAGATACCATTACTTTAGCTCCTGTAACTATTGAGATAGAACGGGGAGCTAGAGCTAATGAGCATCTATTAGAGCTTATTGGTAAGTATGAGGTAGCTCTTGAGCAGTTAAGAACGCATGACTTTGAAGCATACAAGTATTTTGTTAAGTCAGCTCAGTTCAAAGAAGAGTACAATGAGTTAGTGAACTACGAGTTTCACGGAGAGAATAAGTACATAAAAGAAAAAGCTAACAGTTATAAGTAATGCGAAGAATAATTATCTATGCAATCTGTACTCTAGGAGTATTAGGTTGTGTGTTTCCAAAGTATAAGATTCGTGTAGCTAGTACGACTCCTGATACAAAGGTGTATACACCAATGCAAAAGAAGAAGCTAGCTAAAGACTGGCAAGAAGGTACACCTGTATTCAGTATATCTGAAGCACAGTATCAAGTACGTGATTGGCAGAAAGCTAATGAGTTTGAAAGACGTGCACAAAGAGCTGCATATATCAAAGTTAAACGTATAAAGCCATGACAGTAGTAGTTTTTATACTTGGTGTTATTGCTGGTATGCGTATTCATTCACTATTAAATAATAAGTAAGATGAAGATACTTCATATATCAGACACACACAGTTAGTTTACTTGTTTATATTAAAGGAATATCTTATATTTGTATATAAGATAGACTCATATATGACAAATAAACAAAAAAGACTGGATTTTTTACAAAAAATATCTGAGAAGTATCCTGATTATGAGGTAGTTATGTTTTCTACTGTTACTGCTCCTATGATGTTAAAAGATAAAGAAGGTACAGTCTATTATAAAAAAGATGCACATCGATTTTTGACTCATAACATTAGATTTGACGCAGTATTACATAAAGAAAAGTATATACAAAAAAAGCTAGACTCTTTAGATACAGGACTAACATTACTTAAATACAGTGGGATGAAAGAAAAAATAGTAGTCCAAGATCTAAATGGTTTTACTTATTCACCACAATGTTATGATATACTTCAAGGACATCCTGTTACAATACAGTCTTGCAATGAAAAAGAAGCTCTTTTTAAATATAAAGCTAGTTTAGTACATAATAGTAAGTATATGTATAATGAGTTTAAGTATATAAATGGTAAGCAAAAAATACCAGTAATATGTTCAACACATGGTACATTTAATATAGTTGCAGAAAGCCATTTATTAGGCAGAGGATGCCCAACATGTAAAAAAGATGCGGCAAGCTTTAGTAAATCAAAGTGGATAAAAAAATATGAAACCACAAGCTGTATTTTTTATATTATAGAGTGCTATAATCAGGATGAGTCTTTTATAAAAGTAGGAGTAACTTCACGTAGTATAACTAAAAGGTATGGTAATAGAATTAACTATAACTATACAGTATTGTTAGAGATAACAGGACCATCTGATTTTATATCTCATCTTGAAAAAAAAGCTCTAAACATATATAAAAACTATAAGTATTATCCTAAACAAAGATTTGAAGGAAGAACAGAGTGTTTTTCTACAAGTATAAAAAATAATATATATGAACAATTCAAAACAGAAGCTCCGAGAGAGTAGGATGAAAATCTTACACCTCTCGGATACGTAACCCATAGTTTTCATGAAATGATGCCTGAAGATAGATTCTTAGGTATTGACGTAGTTATACATAGCGGAGATTGTTCTAATCCAAAGAACCCTTATAC